CTAATTTCCAGAATTATGTAATTTTTTCTGTTTGTTCCATGATCGCATTTCACTTTTTGCTTGATGAGATTTTCCAGACAAACACATCGTCAATAAGAGGGTACATTCCTCGATCGAGTATTTGTGAGATGGGAGAGTGTCTTTTCGGATAGTGTCGCAAAACAACTGGACCGCACCTTCTTCATCCATTGATGAGTTCATGAGACAATATCTCATGATAAACGTCAGTATTTTGCTGATAAACGGACGTTTTGATATGCCACTCAAATTGAAATAGAATACGAGCATGAGCGATTTCAAACAGTCGATATATTTCCGTTCATGAAGAAAGATAACGGCCATTTGCTCCACAACATCGATATACAATTTTAAGTTGCCGCATCGAAGATGCTCATGGCTTTGAAGTGACAATTCCAGAAATCTGCACTTGTTTTCAACCATTACTTTTCTCCTATCGCATATTACTTTGTTGTCGACTCTATAGCTTTCTATAAGTTGCTTTTTGACTGGCTGTTTCTTCCTGTATGCCTTGTTTCAGGGTCTGGTATAGATGGGTGTTGTCCAAGGTTTTTCTGCCTCTGGTGTTGATTGAGGGCTTTTGCAAAGTGCCTTATGACTTCAATCACCGCAGGTTTGTATCGAAACGAAGCTGAATGGTCATCAAACACAACATCAAGCCGCCCTATGTTTCGCCATTTGTACAGTTTTCTTTTCTTCATTCATTCTTCGTCGCTCTACAGCCCTCGACGTAATCCTTCGGAAGCGGATCAGGCGATAATAGACCATTTGCTTCCGGGGTGTCCTCCAGCTCCAGTACGGTAAGAATAGCATAGTTCGCCAAATCAATAAGGGTGTCAATGATAGTTTCGTCTGCGACCATAGCTTTCTGACTCTTGCTGAGGGTCTTGAAGCGTTCTAGCTTGTCGCTGAGACGGATGCGACACATTGCAAGCCCCTCTTCAAGATAGGTTTTGTGGAAGCTATCTCCGTAGTCAGCATTTTTCTTTTTATACAGTTCGTTGAGATCCAGACAGTGTTTAAGGTGTCTATCGACTTTGTCCATTTTTATCCCTCCTTATGAATTGGACGGTAGTCACTGCTACAAGCCTTTCTGGTCCGTGTTACAACTAACGGTCTGTTCGGAGGGCCAAAAGCACTGTTGATAAAGGGTCTAGCAGAACACGATCCGTGGCAAGTAGTCCCTTCTCTTTTGAAGTTCGCACATGTTCCACATGTTCCGTCTGCTGTAGCAGGACGAATCACAAGGCGGCCGTCTCTCTGTGCTTTCATCAGATCTGAAAGGTCTTCGATTGAACAAATATCCTCGTATGCGGCGAGTTTATTGATTGCTGTACTGATCGGACACGTTTCGCAGCCATCTACAGATGCACAAACTTCGGAGCAAACTTTATTGCCAGTCTCGCGAAGCTCCCAGCATCCTTCATTGAAGTAAGTAAGCCTTTCCATTATATTTCTCCTTATTTACCAGTGCTTCCAAATCCGTTGTTGCCTCTTTCGGTTTCGGGAAGTTCGTCTACAACTTCGAGAGAAGGGGTAATACAGGGAACTATGACCATTTGGGTGATTTTCTCTCCCGCTTTGACCTGGACCATTTGCCCTCCGTGATTGAAAATGATTGCTTTAACAGATCCTGTGTAGCCGGGATCGATCGTCCCTCTGCAGGTGACACCATTGTAACGCATCAGCCCACTTTTTGATGTGAGAAGTCCTACATATCCCTCTGGGATTTCGATGTGAATACCTGTTTCTACTGTGTCAAAACTGTTTGCAAAAATTACTTTGTCTTCGGCTGCGTACAGATCGAGGCCGGCGTCATTGTCATGTGCTCTGGTCGGTTTTTTTGCTCCTTCGTCAATGGCAATTCTGATAGTAGGTACGTTATTGTTCATTCTTTTTCTCCTCGCAGTTAAATTTTTGATGAAGCTGCACTGCTGTAGACAGCCCAGTTCCGCATTAGAATGTTGACTACTCCGTCGTAGCCAAGAAATACAACATTCATTATTTCACTCCTCCCATTTCGGATCATCTTTCCCCAGAACAGGGTAGTCTACTTCCCCACCCTTCTTAATGACTGCTCTGTACTTTTTATTGATACCACGTCTTGATCTGTTGGCTAGTGCGTAAAATCCATCGATGCTAGAGCACCCTAAGATCTTTTTGCATTCTCTAGCATTTCCTTTCGCAATTAGCACCCCAGTTTTGGCATCGAAGATTTCATAATAATTCATACTGTTTCCTCCGAAACTGAAATAGCACTTTGATTTTCGAAAGAAGTTTACCGATCGGTATGGATTTGATAAACAGCAGCCGCCTTATTAGGCGGAATAATTGCATTATATGTAGATAGAATTCAAACTACACTTATATTCCTATGCAAAAATAAACTAACCACACTTCGATAAACAGATCTGTGCCATTCATGTTGTGGGTGGATGTTTTGACTCAATCATATCAACCAGTTCACACAGATCGTAGAAACACTTCGGATTCAGTCCGCTGTGCTTTGTTATCGTTCGAAGTCTGCATCTCAACGCATTTCTGTTGATTCCTAGACTTGCGGCAGCTCGCCGCTCTTTCATGTCGCATTGCGAGAAAACTGAGATTGTTTCGAGGTGTTTCTGAGTAAGTGATTTCTTTTTCATATTCAATCTGTTTCGTTATAGTGTATAGCTTCTTCTTTGGTTATTACTTCAAACTCGATAACCCACACCCACGGATTTGCTGTCCATCCGTGAAAGTCTAGGTCGGCCTGCGTAATCGTACTGTCCCACAGGTGGCCGAAGCGATCTGCTGCGTTCTTGCAGTGCGGACAATCAATGCTCATATGACCCAGAGTCTTCGTATGGAAATAGCCTACAATACCCTCGCCTTTGCAGACAGGACAATACACCTCATTCATGGGCCATTCATCAGGAACTCCTTCTTGGAGCGCCTGCTCATTTGTGATCTCTTGGAGCTGTTCTGCCCTGATGCTTTTAACTCTTAGGAAAAGCCTTGCTGCCTCTTTTGGCATGTGGATAGAAGGTCTCCATCGGTCTAAGCTATCCCAGCCCTCAGGCTCCTCGTCATCTGCTTTATAAACGAAACCATAGGGCATTTCCGCCCATGTTTCCCGAACATATAGAATGTCTCCGCGATTATATGGTTCTCGCATGTATCGGGTTTCACAGTCATGCTCATCTAGATATTCTATTCGGACGTACTTTCCACTGTGTTTTTCGAAAACAACGGCAAACGATGCTTCTCCATCACGGTATCTAGGCTTCACTAGCCGTCTGGTAACAGTTTTCCGGCCTCTCTTGATGGCAAGAACCATTTCTGAATTAAACAGTATCGGTTTCATCTATATGCACCTCCTTCAGCCTGCTGTATATCTCCTCGACTGATTTTTCTCCTAGCCCCCTGATTGAAAAAATATATTCCACAGGGGCATTGAGCAATTCCTCTATTGTATCGATTCCTGCACGTTTGAGGCCGTTGTATGCTCTAAGTGAGAGGTTAAGATTTTCAATCATCACTTTGATCTCCTATTCCATGTGTCCATTGCTACATTTCTTTCGTCTTTTACAAAAGCAACACTACCATCACTTTTAAGCTCCATGATTATTTCATAATTCTTGGTGGCGACATGCGGACATTCGTGGCATTCAATCCTAAACCTGCATCCAAAACCGAATCCACTTGTTTGGTTGGATAGTGTTCTAACTCTGCCGGGTTTTCCGCAAAAAGGACAATTATCTAGGCCCATTAAAGTTCCTCCTCAAGATATTCTTCTCGAATGTAGTCGTCATCATATGGGGAGATTTCTTCATGATCGTCATCCGGATCAAACAAGTCACTTTCAATCCACCTTCCCCCACCTAAGGTAATTGCCATTATTCCTTTCCTCCATTTTCTCGGTGCATGTGGGTGCCACAGTTCCAGCAGAAAGGAATGTGCGTGATTTCTCTAACAGGATGGCTGACGTCGAATCCGCACATGGAACATGCAAGTCTAACGCGGGAAGGATCTTCGCTTTCGATCTTAACCCATTTCCCATTGGGCTTGTCTGGAGGAGTTGCGATTGTTGGATGTTCTCTAATGGCAGTAACACATTCACGGACCAAGTTCAGCAGCCTCCCATCTGGTCTCCCTGCTCTTTTCTATGTCTTTTCAGAATGGTCCACAAGTTTTGTTCCGCAGCAATTGCATCAATATATCTGACATTGTTCACATTCGTAGCCATTTGTTGTCCTCAACTTTCTTGCAGATTGGGCAGGTGTCTTCAAATTCATCACCGTTCCTTACGATAGTCCAACCTTCTGCCTTTGCTTTGTCAAGTGCGTCGTTGTGAGAATTTGCATAAGGACTGTGCCGTCCACATTTATTGCAAACGCGGTAGTGCTTACGTTCTGTTTTTGTACTTTGGAGAAACAGGGCAGAGAACAATGCGATCCACCATTTCCCAAAGTAGATAGCCAAAAAGATCCAAGCAAAAGTGATTACTACGTTCGCTACTATTGTCATTAAGAATCCGTTTTTCATTCGTTCTCCTTCTCCCGGTATCCGGGGCAACAATACGGTTCAACAAACATTCTTATGATAGGGATTGATCCGAGAAATTCCCGCCAATAGTGGGATAAGTGGTGTAAATTGCATGAAATCAGATCCTTAGCGTAAGTATCATTTTCACATTTTTTTCGAAACGGAGCGATGTTACACACGGTCATTCCTCCTTCGGTGCTTCCGGCAGCGGCATCCAGTGGGTAATCTTCCAATAGCTTCTTGCCCCTGTGCGTTCCCACAGTTTGTTCCGTTTTTGCCATTTTACAAATGTCACCCGCTTTGCGTGTCCATCATAAGCAGTGACAATGTACATTCCGCTTTCTTTTGGCAACCTCTCCGTTACGGGCACCCACTTGCTAGGGACATTCGTGTCCTTCGCAAAGGTCACGCCGTTGGCAATGAGCAGCTCGGCGAATATCTCCGCTTCAAACTTCAGCAGAAAATACTTGTCCATCCCATACTGAAGCACCTCAATCAGTTTTTCTTTGTCGCTATTCACGCATTCTTCCTCCTATCAGCCCATGCCTTTTTCGTGTTATCACTTCTTGTTAGCCACTGACAGTTAGTCGGCTCGTAATTCCCATTCGGATCAATGCGGTCTATGGTCAAACCATCTTGATAACCGTTTTTGATAGCCCAATCCCGAAACGCAGAAAAATCAAACCTCCAGTCATCGCAAACAGCAATTCCCCGACCACCATAATCTGCAAAATATTTGTGCTTTTCACGATAGCACCTTTCCTTCATGCTCTGCCAGATTTTGAACAATCTAGTGCCGGTTGCTCCGTGTTTATATCGGTAATGCTTTTCACCTGCATTTGAACCTTTTATTCCAGACACTATTCCACCTCCACCATTCGACATCCACAATTGGGGCAGTAATCTGACAACAATTCGCATCCGCCTCCATCTTGGAGGATTTCTGCTTCTTTACCACAAGCTGTGCAATATGTTTCTTCACCAACATTCGTCTGTCGCTTCGCCCACCGTCCCTGCGGTCTCAGGCTTTCGGGGCCGATGGTTGGAGCATTAGCAATCGCATTTCTAAAGAGCTTCTTTACATCGCTCAGAAGCACTGCACTCTTGGTATCCTCGTCAGCGTCAGGGCGAATCGTGGCAAGCATCGCATCCGCATCTATAAGTCTCATGCTCCTACCCCTTTCTTTTTGCCACAACGAGAATACAAGAGTTCTTTTGAAAAAATGTCGTCCAGAGATTGTCCGTGATAGTATCTGTTGCTGAGTGTGCTTCTCTTGATACCAAGCAACTCCGCCCACTCGCTGATCGTGTGACTTTCGCCGTTGTATTCAATGAACACTGTATTTCTGCGATTATTTGCTTGCTGTTTTGGTGTTGCCCAGATGCAGTTTTCCGGGCAATAGTCACCATTCACATCCTTGCGTTCTAAAGTCATTCCTTTAGAAAAGTCGCTTTTCTGCACCCACTCGGAGAAGTTTTCCACGCTATGCCATTCCTCGCAGACCTTAATACCACGACCTCCGTATGATGGATAGTTTTTTGCTTTTTTACGATAACAACGATCCATCATAGAACGATAGCTACCATGCCAAGGTTCAAGGTAGAAAGGGCGATGTTCAATCAGCCTTACTTCTGCCATCGTCAAGCCTCCATCTTCTCAAAGTAAAACACAATCGGTTTCTCGTTTTCGATTATGTTTCCATATGCAACGCCGACCTTGTAGATATAGTTCTCTCGCAGTTTTCGTGGAATTTCTGCAATATACTGTCTGAACACCTCAAGAGTGTGTGCCCTCTTGTAATGGTTGCACATCCGACAGGCTGGCATGAGGTTGGAAATGTCATCGCTTCCGCTATCGTTCCATCCTCGCTTTGCTACAAAATGGTCTACTTGCATATCTTTGTATGCAATTTTTCTTCCGCAGTAAGCGCAATGACCGTTGTACTTAGCATAGACGGCTTCACGGACTTTCTTTGAAAATGCCATCGTGTGCCCTCCTACATATCGAACGGGACAGCCACATACTGCCCCGGAACATCCGTCTTGAAGTACAGCGTTCCGTAAAAGTAATCCTCACAATAGCCTGTGTGCTGGTCACAGTAGTACAGATTGTCGACCAAACCGCAATTGTCAAGCCTGCCGTCGTCTTGGTACAAGTGCTTTCCATCTGTTGTGCATCCGGAAATCAGACGAGCATTTTCGAGATACAATCCATCCGCATCGATCTTTTCGCCAACAGTTTTCGCCAGTCGCCTGATTTTGTCGTTAAGTTCGGCGATTTTTTTGAGTTCAGGAAATATTACCATCGTCCGCCCTCCTTACCGTGAAAATATCCGCTTTCCTTTTGTCGGCATACACATAGAAACCATCACTGAACTTTGTCACATAACAATAGCAAGTGCCGTTCCCTGCCACCCTGCCGTCACGAATAACTGTTTGCACATGGAGCAAGGCATCATAATCCGAAATGTCATCTTGCTTGTGAATGATAATGTCAGCCATCGTCATCCCTCCTGGCATTATTCGGAACGCCACCATCGTAAGCAATGGCACATACACGGATCAGATAACCTCTATTTTTGGGGTCTGGAACGAGTTTCCATGCGGCACAATCTTCTTTGAAGCATTCCTTGAAGTCGTTATACGGACACTTCATTGTCAGCCCTCCGTTCCTTTTTCGGTTTTATTGTCGTCCTCACACCACACATATTTCCACGCTTTCCCTCTCTCTTTTACCAGCGTTTCTACGTCTTCCGGGCTTAAAATCCGCACAATTCCTTTGTGATCCACAACGGGCGAAAAGCCAGAAAGTTCGTACCGCATACAATCCTCGCAAATCATAATGGAATGGATGCGGAAAATTTGTCTGTGTCCAACCCCGTCGTCCCATTCCAGATAACCGCCCGGTCTACCAATCGGAAGCACTACAGCATCAACGGCAGGGGCGTTTTCAATGACTGCAATGGCAGAATTCCAGCCGTCAGCATACGCCTTATTTTCAAACACTTCTGGCTTGCATTTGCCAATCCCAAGCGCACTTCGGGAAATCAGGTCGTTTTGCATTACAATTCACCTGCCTTTATTTTTCGGTTTGCCTCTTCTTCCATGTCCTTGTCTAGAAGAATTGTAATGCACATATAGCGGCTGTCTTTTGCAATTCTTTCGATTGTCGAATTATCAGAACAGATTTCGATGTTCTCAAGGATGAACTTTTGAAGGAAATCGGGATCAATTTCGTCAAAATCCTTGAAGAAATCCCTGCATATCTCCCGTACTTTTTCTGCATGTTTGGCATAACCGCAGGGATAAACAATGTCATCCGGCTTGAAATACACCCAGTAGACATTATCAAATTTGGTGTATCGGTTTCTAATCTGTCTGGTCTTATCGTCTTTCATGAGAAACCGCATAGCGCAATTGACAATAGTGTCAACATCTTCTGGCTCAATTGTCTTGCCTTCCGGGTAAAGATCAGCAAGGAACTGTTCAAAAAGGTCATCCCCGTCTTCGTCATCAAATCGCTCGTGCCAAATCGCTATTTCTCTCGCAGTATGGCTTTTTTCGAACCTTATTGTCGAAATCAACCGAACGAAATTCCCAATTGACTTGTAGCCAAAACTTACAGTTCTACTCTCCATTAAAAGTCCATCTCCTAAGTAAGATTCTTGCATCCGTCAGCGTCTGCGGAGCTTCTTGAAAATTGCTGGAGTTTCTGCATGTGCAGCACCTGTCCATGTTTTTCACCATTGAGTTTGTGATTTGAAGCTTTGGTGACTGCGTGTTTCGTTCCTGCTCTCTTCTTAAAAGATCTGCCAGAATCCAATGAAAACATTTTTTGCAAGTGCGAAGATCATCTGATCTGCAATTTTCTTTCTTCATCGCGCCTCCTAACGGTCGTGTCTGCCCACAACGGCCCTGCTTGTGAAATTGGATTAACTCTTTTTTTAGTCTCATATCATCATCTAGATTTGTAGAGAGTTGTTTTAGCTATTTCGACAAGGGTTCGCAAGTCTTCGAATTTTCTCGGATCAAGACTTGTTGCATCTCGTATGGAATCAAGAATGTAATATATTCGTTTCCCTTGCAACTTCAGTGCGTTCGATGTTCTCGCACCGTTCATGTCGTTTTCGGCAAATTCTAATACGACTTCTGCATGGTATAATTCCATTGTCTTGTCGGAAAAGTTCCTAGGAGTTTTGGGGTCTTCTTTACTTGCTTTCATGCGTTTACCTGCTTATCAACATAGTCAAGAGTCAGAGTTCTTCGCCCGTAAATCTCTCCGTGTTTTGTTTTGCAAATTCCATCTGGCTCACGTCTATACGCAAGCCAGCCAATGTCTAGATGCTTTTGAGGCATTCCAAATTCTTTTGTTTTCATGAACAGTTGCTGACCATTACTTTTTGAAAATACAACGAACTGTTCCGGATCGAGATGCTTCAGAGTGCAAGCATAGTCTCCATCAACGATGGCCCAACCACCGTAAGTCTCAATTCTGTCTGAATGCCGTAAGTAATGTTCTAGCCACACTGGTTCCCACTTCATGCTTTTGAGGACGCTCAGTTCGATGGGAAGGTTTTTATCACTTTCGCTTTTCTCTGAAACGGCTTCAATCGCAAAATCCAAGGCTTTTTCTCGTCGATGAAGCATATGGATCCCGTGGTTGTTAGGATATGGAGTTTCATACATAGCACCAATTTCTTTTTTTATGATTTGCAGAATGAATGCTACTTCTTCCGTAGTCATTTTGTACCGAACCTCACTTTCTCAGCAATTTTCATGACAGTAATGTGTCCGATGCCCCCTATTTTAAGAAGATCTTCAGCAGCTTCAATTGTATGAAGCCAGTGCTTTCTGGCTCTGACAATCTGCAAACTCTTAGTAGGTCCAATTCCTGTAACTGAATTTATTTCTTCAGCGGTCATCTTGTTGATGTTGGGTTTCTCTTCATCTCCATTCTCCGTCTTATTCTCACAGCAAAGCAATTTGACTTCGGGAAGATGTCTGTAGCTGAACGGTTCTCTCTGGTCCCCTTTTTTATATCTTAGGACTTGATGGATATCAAAGGCTATGTCAGCATCTTCAAATTTTCCAATTCCATAGGAGTGACCTCTCCCAAAAAGGTCAGGATAGATATGTTTACGGGCTTCATACAACAGTCGTTCAGCTTCATCTCGTCTCTTGCAATACTCTTCAGTTGGTGTCTTGATATCAAGTAAGCACCAAATTATTTCTGAGAACTGCCCCATCCTGACTCTGGCATACATCTCGCAGGCTTTTTGCAAAATGTCTGCTTGCTCCTTAGTGAGGGTCAATTGACAATATGCCTGTTCTTGTACTCTTTTATTGGTCATATCGAATATTCTCCTCTTGTGTTTCGTTTATTGTGTTGAACTGCATTCTCGGGCAAGATTGACACATCCCATCACAAAATACAAATGCACCCCCACAAAGCCGGAAGATTGCGCCTGTCATGGTTTTTTCCTCTGAGACTGTCTGATTGCTCTGTCAGCTGTAGGGTCGGATTTGCTGCGGTTGGACATAATATTGTTGAAATCGCCGTAGAGTTCCTGCATGCGATCAGAAGCTTTTCTCTGATTTTCTGCAGCGTGTGATCTTGCAATATTATTCAGCTCGTCTAACTTTTCTTGTGTAATAAGGTGATTGTCAAGCAGGTAATGGACGATAACTTTGAGTTCGTTCGCCAGCCTCGACCGTTCTTCATCCAGCTGTGCTGAAAGATGAATGGTCTGTGATAGAATTTTCCGGATTGTTTTCGCTTCCGACAAATAAGCTGCAGCGTTTTTCTTGTCCTTTCTGGCAAGCTCTGACAAACGGCTAACTTCTGCAAACATTTGCTGCTGCAGGTTGTCCTCGGTTGTTACAAAAGATTTGCACTTCGGGCATTTTATTAGTCTCATATTACGCCTTTATCTACCTTTCCCGTTCCGGAACATCTCGTTATAGGCTTCGTATCGTTTCCGAAGATCAGAAGAAGCACAATCCGGGTTCATTCTAAGAAGCTTTTGATAATAACCGCAGCAGGTGAGTTCGGGACAGCCTCCTCGATAAACGCAATTCGGGACTAATACATCAGAAATCTCAGGTTCGAGATCGTGGAGAGCTTCTTTGAAATCCTCTGCATACTTGCGGGTTTCCTCGGACGCTTGATAGCAGAGACGCTTGCGCCATGTGTCGATTAGCTGCTGCACATTCGCTTCACCTGTGAAGGTCACAGGGTTGTCCTGAGTGAGCTGATCCCGATTAACTCCAGTTCTGTCTGTTCTTTGAGTCGAAATGAAGCATTCCCACTTATGTCTGCTCCAGTGTGTTGCAATCCAAGATTTGATGCCGTTCCAGATCCAGTGAACGGAGATGCAACGGATAGGCGAATGTTCGGAGAGCAGGATTTTTCTCTTGAAGTCTTCACTCGGTTCTTTACCGAGCGGAGGCTTTGATACAGTTGCGCGGCAGTTGTCAACGACCTCCTGCCAACCACCCTTAATGCCCAGAATTTTTGTCTTCAATTTTCAGTTCCTCCAGTCTATTTTTTGCATCGTCTTTGCTTGCAAAGACAACGGTGTTTAATTCGCCACCGAACACGATCTTGAAAAGATTGTGCTGGTTGAACGTAATGGGCTGGACAAAATACGTTCTTTTGCATCCGCGCCTACTTTCCTGAGACCGCACTCTCCATAGGGTTCCTCCGATGGGACACGGAAGCTTGTACAACTCTCCAGCCTTGTGTGCTGCGATCATTTCCATGAGACCCGCAAATGTCAGCCCCGATTTCCTGAGTTCCTTGTTGAGGCGACCGTACTTCTGGCATAGATCCGGCTGCATGTCCGATTCTTCATAAGCATTTAGCTGAGCATAAATATCGTAGCTGCACTTTGCGCGATCGGCGCAGTTATAGCACGGGACATTGCTGTATTCTTGGTTTGCCGGATAATGGCATACCCTGTGGAAACCATTTTCATCTCTCCGGATCTTGCGCCAGTCCTCAGCAAGAGTAAAATCGCTTCGTTTTGCCCAGAACGTGCTTTCTTCTCCATCGTCTTCAAGCAAGACAAGGTAAAGGATCTCGGAGTAGTCCTTTGCATTTTTGTGACTGCATTTGACGATCTCGCCATAATGATTGGGCGAGATTTTGACGTATGTCCCGGTGGGGACTACATAGTCGTCAATGTCGATTTCCGCCAAACAGCCGCAATCAGGACAACTTGCATACCATCTGCCCTTTCTTCTTTCGGCTTTCTTCATCTCGAAGTAGGCGTCACACGTTAGGCAGTTGCAATATTTCAATCTTCTCCCTCCTTTACTAGGGTGATTTTTCTTCCGCAGTACGTCTCGTCAAACCAAAGGCGTTCTACGCCAAGGTGGTTTCCGGTTTCGATATTCTTGAGGATGATGTATTGGCACTTGCAGTTGTTGAACGGAGAGAATCCAACGAATTCAAATTCCGTTTCGGGACGTCCTTTGGATTTTGCAACGAAACGATCTCCTGTTTTTAGAACCGGTGCATACTTTTCTTCGGTGATGACGATTTTCTTTCGTTCCATTTAACCTCTTCCTTTCAGTGCAGCCTGGATGATGATGTCCATGTTGTTCTCGACCAGGAACCACATATCCTCCAGCCTTCCTTCGAGCATATCCTTCAGGTTCTCCCTGACCGTTTTCGGGTTTACGACACTCGTGTGTCTGGTTGCCAAAATCAGATCATCAAAGGTAAGGCCGTCGAGAATGTTGTCGCTCGGAAGAAGGTCGTCTCCAAGTCTCCAGTTTCTTTCCATGTGTTCTCCTCCCATTTTTACCGATCGGTAAAATTTGATCGAAAAATTATTCATAGATCCCATAATCTTCATATCCCAAAAGATCAAAGGTGAGATTATCTTTCAAATCTATGATTTCATAACAAAGATACATTCTTTTGGAAATACGATGTCTCGCCCTTTGGCAAGAGAGTGCTGCCGGCACACCTAGCATTTCAAAAGTCTGGATGATGCTCTTCTCCATATAGTCGGATTCCGGATACAGCCAGTTATCCGAATATCCAGTGAAACCATGATGCTTAGCATCGTCCATCATAGTTTTCTTCCATGCCTCGTAACTCAGCAGGTTCAAGCCGAGTTCTTTTTTTAGGCGATTGGCATGATTAGCAATTTCCTCGCTCATTGAATTGCCTTTTTTCACTGCTGCTTTCCCGGCAAACACTCCATCAATGTTTTCGACCGTTTCTTCGAAAAGCACATTGCGCTTCCTATCAATCACTCGCATTGTGATACCACATTTGATGGGGCAGTTTGCTTCATATCCTCCAGACCATTTGCTGGTGGTCAACCATCGGACAAGCCCGACCGGGTTGGAAGTGTTCAGTGTCTGTCTGATATACACACGCCCGTTGTCGATGCATCGATACAGGTCTTCGCAATTATGAGTTCCAATATAGCGGACTGTCCTTACGTTGCTTTTTTCTTCCACCGAGTTTTCACCCCTTTAGACTGCATAGAGTGGAGTAGGCAAATGCGGGTATTTCTGCATGAACTTCTCGCAGGCTTCGATATGGTTTCTTGCACGAACCAGCTTATATTGAAATTTCCCTTCTTTGCGGGAACGATCAGTTCGATAAAATACTTTGAATGCAAATCGCATCAATCTTCCTCCGCTTCTGTTTCGTATCCTTCAGCTTTCAGAATGTCTGTAGTGGCTTTTCTCAAAGCTTCTTTCATGACAGGATTCGATTCAATGTCCTCTCTGGATAAGCCGAGAGCACATAAGGTGTCTTCTGTGCTGAGGGTATATCCATATTCGTGATTGACCAGTTCCGTGTAGAACATATCGTACAAGTAGGTCGCGCCATTCTCATCATCTGCCATTGCTTCGAGTCGTTCCTTGGCGTGTCTCTCGCACATCTCTGCATATCTGGGAAAATCCTCTTTCAGAACGAAACCTCCTGCACCAATGGATACGATCTGCTGCGCTCTTTTCCCGGGATCCTTGCTGAGATGAAGTTCCTCGATCTTTCTGTCAATCTGCTCTTGACCGAATGCAAAATGGATAGGAAATTCATTGAATTCTTTTTGATGTCTCCGCATCAGTTTCTGATATCCGTTCATTTTCGTCCTCCTTGTTTCAAAACCAATGTAAATAAATTCCTCCTGCACGTTCTACCAGATTAAGGAGATGTTCAGGACGAACTGTGTTCTTCTCGTTTAATCCATTCCATGCTTTGATCGCCATCTCAAGTTTTTCATCCTTTTTCGGTACTATGAAAGAACAACCAAAGTTCAAAACCGTGTCTCCTTCGTATTTTCTGTACACAGACATGCCGTTGTTTCGAACATCATCTCGTTCTTCTTTGGTGAGATTAAAGCTGCCTATCCAAGTTTCTCCCTTTGCCATTGCAAACGAAGCAATCAAATCCCGATTATAATCGTTATATCGCTCGTCTGCTTCAAAAATCTGTGCGAACCCTCCGCAGGAAATAACATAATCTTTCTGCAGCTTCTTTGTCAGGGCAAGCCATACCGCTCCGTAAATCCGCTTGGCCCATTCATGTCCTCTGAGATCGAACATTCCGAAATTCGCAAAGTCGAGATCGTGTCTTCCGTTGATGTCCGTATTCTCAAAGAACCAGAAATGGTCTCGGTAGATATATTTTTCGTCGATGAAATACGGCAGGTCTGCAGCCTGAGAAGGGCTATAAGTTGTGGGTTGCCTGTCTACATGACAATTGTGAGCGTGATCCTCCTTGGTGTAAAACAAGACGGTGTTTGCATCGCCTTTCTTTGCGTGATAGTTCGGTCTGAAGCAGACAACCCCCAGTTTGGTAGCGATATTGTCGAGAACCTGCTGCTGCAAGATATAAGTGTGCAAATAGGTTCTGTCCTGTGCTGCATCAATCATTTTTTGACTTCCTCCTTTTGGGTAAACAACTTTTCCTTTGTGCATTTGGTTTTAGTCCATATCAGCATAAGCCATAGCTTCTAGAATTTCATCTCTCACCATCTGAAAGCGAAATTCGGCATAGTCTTCGCTGCATTCACCCCTACGAACCATCTCATCGCACTCATCTCGCAAGTTTCTCTCTGCTTCGAGATACGCCTGTGCAAACTTACTAAGAGCCATCTTGGCACCTCCTTTCTCTGTATCTGCAATCTGTCTCCATTTATGCAATATATCCGAAAAGGTCTTCCAGCTCCTCGCGAGTCTTGTCGTGCCAATTTGCTCGGTAACTCTGGAACTCTGCACTGGGCAGCAGGTTGTAGCCGCTTTCGCTGGTGTCGATCTGCTTTCCATTTACGAAGAAGTCGTACAGGAGAACCGAGCAACCATTGATCTGACGGTTCAGCTTCAGCTCGAAGATATTTCCGCAAGGAGTGCGGTGAGAATAACCCATGCCGGAAACGGTTCCTTCCTTTTCTGCCATTGCACGAATGAAAGCAGCGGCGGAGATGATATTATTCTTTACCCATTCGATTTCGGCCTTTCGAGCTTTGCGCTGACGAGCCTCGAACTGCTTAACGGTTTCAACCTTTGCCATCCGGTATGCATCCTCTTTAGAGCAATGATCGGACTCCATGTAGATCCGCTCGACTCGCCGGTACTCTTTATAGGATGCAACATTGTCTACTGCGCCTGTTCCAAGAAGGAATTCACTGTAAAGCATTCTTTTTCTCCCTTTCTATCCGCCGTGTACAACTGTTTTACCGATCGGTAAAGTTTTTTGTGACTATATCGTAGCACACCTATCGGTAAAGTCAATAGTGAAATCGATGTTTCTAGAAATATTTTCTGTTATCTAAATATTTGCCAAAAAGAAAAATGCTCCTCGTTACAGAGGAGCATTTTCATCATTATGCTTTTTCATCAAAGTGGTACCGTGTTTTGCGATGTATGCGGCGGCACGTTCGCCGGACACCGGTTCGATACGGTCTTTTTCGCCTTCCCAAGAAGTATATTCGGCCAGAAAGTATCTACCGGATCTATCCATGTACAGTTCTGATGCCTTGCCATCGTCGTTGAACTCGTTTACGCCGTCTGCAAAAAAGCTGTTAGACAGAGCATCTGCTGCTGCAGTGTCGTAGATAACCCGATCAACCATGCGGCGCACTCTTCGTCCGTATCCGACAATATACGGCTTGATAATTTCGCCTGTTTCTCGCACCGTAAGCGTGATGTCGATGCCGGCTACATCTAAAATCTGAAGCAGATCATCAACTCTCAGGGTTCCTCGGGTCATTCTGGTATTAAGCCACTGTACAGGTTTGCCTGCCTTTCTCGATAGTTCATTCTGGCTTGTGTGGGTGATTTTCGATACAGCCTCGATGATATCTTTTGCCGTCATCAGACAACCTCCTATCTCTAAATTATTTGTATCATACACCGAAACGAATACAAAATCAATTATTTTTGCTTGATGAAGAAAACAGATGTTGGCACATTTCCGAATTTTCGGTCATATCAAACACGGTCTCCGGGGAGCGGTGGAACGGTTCCGTGGTAAATTCCCGCTACCTTTAGGCTTCTGAGCTTTAACGCCTGTGCTCTCGAAATTTCGTAAGCGTGGTAAAAATCATTCCACACAGCAATGCAGCCTGTTATTTTTGATAGCCAGACCATATAGTCTCCATGATATTCCTGTGGGCAAAGCCCCGGGATAGTTTCTTCCGGAACTCCCAATTTTCTCGCTGCGAGTTGTATCAGTTTCTTTTGATGCGAGGGAACGGCATATTCAACGAGTCCGTCTGAGTGAATGATAACCTCCAAGTAATGAACAAAGGTTTCTTTGTGTTTGGCGATGTCGAATTGACTATATACGCCGTAGTTGTCAGGCCCGTTCACCATTAAAATATCCTCCCCTCTCCTCTATGGTTGCCCTACTCGGTAATCCTCGTTTTACTCTATTCCGTTTCAATCCTTGGTATCTCCTCTCTTTCTTGCGTGGAAAGTGATACCTCCGCCGAGGTGGTCGATCTTGAAGACCTCATACTTGAGCCAGGGCGGCGAGCCCTTATAGAGGCGAGCATCAAAACTGCCGCGTCTTCCGCCGGTCATTCGGCCGTTCTTCTGGTATTCGGGTTTCATATATCCGAAGCTCGGGATCTTTTCGCCGATGGTCCATCCGTGCTCGTCTACAACCTTGTAGCGCGGGCACATAGAGTCGAGGTCGGAAACAAGCACGGTCTTTTTCTCCTCGACCTTGTCGTGCAGAACGGAGATCGTCCCCTGCGCCAGAAGCATCGTTCGAGCAGCCGAGGGAAAAACGCTCCATGCCGCACCGGCACAAGCGTTCAGCGAATTACAAAGCCTGCCAATGCTTTCCGCATCCAGTCGGATCTTACTTCTCGCCTTCATCATTTCCCTCCTTTATCGCATACTGAAGCTCACCTAACTTGATCCTGGCCGCACACCACGAGAGCTGCCACGAACCGAACCATCCTCTGTGGTAGACCTTATCGTGAAAGAAAATGAACTCCTGTCTCGCAAGCTCGTCGAGGCTTTGAATTTTGTCTCCTTTTCGGTATTTGGGCCGTTTCTTTCGAGCACTCTTTTGTTGAGTAACACGCTGGTCGAGAATACGAGAAACGGCGGCAATGAGATCATCCCTACCGGCGGACGCAGTGGTTTCGGCACGCACCCAATTATCATTCTCTACGAGCGTAATCAGATACCGCTTGACTCTTTTATTCTCGTTGCCAAGTACGACAATTTTCCCTCCGGTTGCAACGAAGGCCGGAAGAGGGATATTAACAAGCAGAGAAATCCAATCATCGAGACACTTCCCTTTATTGATTTCTGCGAAAACAGTGTCAGCTACTGTCTCCGTAAAGGCATCATATTTTCCTTTTATATCACTTCACCCTTTCCGATCTAAGCCATTCTAGAAAGTTGTCGGCGCAAGCATTCTTGTTATTGCAGGTGTGTCGAATGAAACAATCCCAACAGCTGCGGATGATGTTAGAAAGCCACAACGCCATTTCTTCGTCGCTCATGCCGCAGATGTGATCGTGTTCGGTGATCTGTTTGAAGTCCCGGCAATCATGAACAAGCTCCGGGTCGGGGGAGTCGATCTTCTTGTCGCACCATGCAGCTTTAAGTTGAGTACAGTTTTTGCATTGGATATCTTTCATCGTCAGTCCTCCTCGAAGTAGGCTCGGACGAACTCCGCATACCCGAGTTCCTCCAACTCCTCACGGTTGAAAATGTCGGTCAAGGCGTCGATGATCTTGCTGTCGTCATAGCTATTATCCTGAGCGAGTTCGATGTACGCCTCAATGAGCGCAACAATCTTTCCGCTGTTCTTCATCTTCATCATCCTTCCTTAAAATAGATTGCATTTCGAATTATTCTCTCCGCAACCGTAGGATTGACAATACTTTCCACGCCTCCGTGAGTATTGGCAGTGTCGATTTCGTCCCCAATTCCATGGTCGTCTAGCCAGTGAGACACAATCCAGTCATATTTGTTAAAGGCTTGAGCTGCTTTTGTCCGCTTTCTCAGAGCATCATCAATATATTTCGGAATTCTCATGTTTTACTCTCCTTAGGTTGTGATAATACGGAAGCTCCAGTTGTCGGCACGTTCGCACAAGTGTCCGTAAAAGTAATCACAACAAATCCTCCTTTACCAGTGTGATCTCGGTGCTTTGGCATTTAACGCAGCGCCCTGATTCGATGATAGGGGCAAACACATGGCCACAATTCAGGCACCGGTATTGATTGCCTTTTTCGTTCGCTTGGATGCCGAAAAGCTTCTGAACCGTGCATCGTTCAAAACGCCCGTCTTTCCCTCTGTACGAATGTCGTGCCATTGTCAGCCCTCCTTCCGGATCTCCATGTAGCATCCGTTCATGTTCTTGCAGTATTGTCTGGCATCATAAAGCCAGCTAAAGGGGATTCTGACAACGCCTTTTGCCTTCAGCTCGTCAAGCACTTTGCCAATGCTGAAGTAGCCCTGGGTAAAGCCATATCCGGTGACATTCTGGGTTCTCTCAAATCCACAAAGCCGGTCGAGGTAAGTGACCTTGTTGCACTTCTTGGATTCCCAGCGCTGGTATCTGTCCGAGTAATCCCCTTTTTCTTCGTCCCACTCAGAGACAGGACGGCAAGAGCCCTGGAACATCATAAGACGCCATTCGACCTCTTTCAGGCTGCGCTCGGTAGTGTGCCAGCCATTGATGGCGGCCATGTAGTCGTTCATGGTGCCAGGCTCCCAGTTGGTCTTGCTGCAGCGACGAGGCTTGTATTCTTCCGTGTTGATGGTCACTTTGTAACTCATGGTGCTATCCTTTCTGCCCGGTGGGCGATTACGTTATTCCTGTCTTCTTCGTTCCCAGCACGATTCGCACATGCATTCGTTGGCTACAATCATTTCAAGCTCGTCATCCTTGTTGCAGACAAACCTGTCGATGTTATAGACCCAACCGTGGCTTCTCACTATCCGATCATTCTTGCCCCAGTAGCCCCTGTCCTTCATGCCCCTTACGCTCCCCGAGGTGCTGATGTTGGGATGGACACTAATCCCAAGGCCGGACCGCCCGTCTTCGATCCAGGCGATTCCATTTTTGACATCTCGATACAGCTTAACATGCGGCTGGATCTCCCTTACAAACTTCGTCACTATGATCTCTCCTTTTGTTTTTCAATCGTCGTCATCCATCGGGTGCCAGTGGAAGTAACAGTCGGGATTTTCGCACTTGCCATTCCACATTGTTTCACCGCAGATCGGGCATGTTGTTGCCTCGTACATTCCACCGCCGATGTAGCTCATCAGTTTTCCTCCGTATAGTCATAGTCAACACAGCCGTCGATGTCGTTGATTTCAGGCTTCCTCTCGTGTACCAAGGCGAAGCGGCACTCACCGTCGTGATTGTAGGTGCATCCACGGCCTTCGCACTCCTGGCAGAGCTGCTTCAGCTTCACAAAAGTCTCATAATCCATTTTGGCATCCCTCCTCATAGTTCGTTGCGAATATATAGCCATCTACATCCTTGTCAGTGTCGACGGCTCTCCTCACTTTGTCATAGCTCAGCTCATACGCTGTTGCCGCATCTATGAGTGATCCATACAGTTTTCCGTCATTTACGCACAGGACAGGCTTTCGGTGTCCTCCTCTGCGTTTATCTACTGGTATATTCAGCGCTGCCTCGATGCTCCAGCCACGTTTTATTCTCCCAGAAACAGTAGTTGCGAGAATACCTGCGTTTTCGGAGAGTTCTGTGATTGTTTTGTCACCTTCGCTCGTCTGAAGCAGTCGGTTGTTTCTCTTGTTTCTGCCCTGCGTCTTCATGTTAGCCCAGAAACAGTTTTCGGGGCAGTAATTGCCATTTACATCTCTGCGCTCAATCGTACATTCGCCCCTCTTTGCGGAGGGGGCGAAGCCATTGCTATATGCCCATTTAGCAAATGTTCTGAGATCGTGCCATTCCTCGCAAACAGCTATTCCTCTGCCTCCGTAGTCGTGGTAGTGTTCATTTTTCGGGTTTTCGCATCTGCGGAGGATGGCTTGCCATACAGGATAAATTCGGTCGCGGGATAACCCGTGTGTCGTCTTTCTTTTCTCTGAACAAGATTTGCACATCTTGGTTCTTCCGTTTTTTAGGTTTGATGCAAAAATGGCCGTTTCGCTTCCGCAAAGCTCGCATCTGCATATCCACCTAGCGCAGCCGGTTCGGCTGCTTTCTGCTTGTTTGATGACCAGAAGGTTGGAGAACTTCATACCCAATAAGTCATCATATCTTTTTCTTCCCATCGCACTCAACCCCTCAACAATAGACGAGCTTGCCAAACAAAGCATACTGCACAATCATGTCAGCCTCGATCGCATCAATCAAACAGCAGTCAACCTTTCCGCCGCTCACTGCGCCACTTTCGTATCCGCCGTTTTCGAACCATTTTTGGAAGCCAGCAATGAACTTGGTTCTGGTAAGCTCGTACACTTCATCTTCATATCTATCGTGGAGCATCAAGACTCCACCTCTGGCGATCTGCTCGTGTCCCCATGCCGCAACCCGTTTCTCTTCGATCACTTCAGCTTCCTTGCACCAGTAATTGATTCCACCTTCAAGTGCTCCGACCATAATGTCATCAATGTCCTCAACAGTGAGTACAACTTTCTGCGAAACGGTAATATTGAATTCCTGAATCTTGGAAGGCCGGCCTTGAAATAGCTGCTCTCCATCAAAATGATCGACGATGCAGTAAATGTCGTTGACGTCGACAGGTCCGGAACAGAAGATCTCGCCATTGTCAATAATCCAGTACCACATCCCATCGGGTTTTTGGACAAGAACCTTCCAAGAATCCAGAAACTCCTTGGGGGTTTCAAACGCTTCAAAATCCCGAGAACGAGTGTCTGCGAGAAGGTCATCGGTGAAGTGTTCGCCAGTTTCATCGAAATCAAAAACCATGATGATCCGGCGGGGCAGTTCCTCCATGGTGACAGAAGTTCCACACTCAGGGCATGCGATATGCCAGCCTTCTTCGTTTCTTAAACCAGAAAGAGTGCCGACAATTTGGTGGCTACAGTTGCCGCAGTTCACATTCATTCTTATATCTCCTTTTTCAAGTTTTACCGATCGGTAAAGTCGATCGAAATTATTATCGGCCTATGCCGATGACTCCCATTTGCGTTATTAACCTGCATTTGCAAGCAGGTGACGGAGCATTCTAATCTGATCAGAAATCTCAGAAATCTTCTGACGTTCATATGCGATGTCTTTGATCTTGCCGGGAAGGAATGTCACAACCTGATAATCAGTATACGTTTGGATATCTCCTTTCAGTTCAGAAACAAGTCTGTCTCTTCGCTGCTGATGGTCGTCCAGCTCCATTTCGAGATAAGCAATTTCCTTTTTGATCCGTTCTTCCATTTTATATCCTCGGCTTTCTATGTTTTCTGTGACTTTATCGTAGCTTACCTACCTACCGTGTCAAGTGGAATATCTTCCTATGCGAAGTTTTTTCTTCCTATTGGCGTCTGATCGTTCCGCTTGTCCATGCGCCTGCATAGGTGCCGAGTGTCGGGAACATTTCGAACAGTCCGTCTCTGATGCCATCAAGATATGTTTGATAATGTCGCTGCTGAAGCCCGCTTAGGTCCATGTAAGGATGATCCTTCTGAATAAGCATAAAAGCCATGCTCCACTGATTGTCTGCCTCTGCGATGTAGAACAGGTTGTTTTCTAGGAGCGCATAGCGATCGTGCTCTATCCATTTTTTACAATCTACAAAGCTTTTGAAACGTTCTTTCAAGTATGCAGTAAGGTTTATCTCTGTGTCTTCAAGTTCAATTCGGCTCTGGATCTCGTCGAATTCCCAATTATCACTACAGATTTCTTCGTAATCTAGATCTCCCATAGATTTATATTCGGGTTCTCCCGGATAGGTGTCGGTCGTCCTGTAAATATGAAGATAATCATTGTCAACATAGTACAGCCCCTCAAAATCGTCGGAAACACATACGTTGCCTCTGCCCATTCGTTTTCATTCCTCCTTCAAGCTCAACACTGTATGTAACGGATAAAAATTTCGGATTTCTCCACCCCAAGCCGTTCTGCTTGTGGCGTACACTCCTTCCGGAGAAACGGTTGGACGAGTTACTACAAAATCGGCTATTGCCCATTTTCCGTATGCTGCTTTATACCACGCCCTCAGAATATACCGCTTCATACAACCTCCTCCAACTCGCAGATCTCAGGGTATGCGGAGCTTGGATGCTGCCAATCGCAGTAATAGAACAGGTATCTTGCCTTCTCCTCGTCTCCGCCGCACTCTTTGATGAAGTCATCACCGGTGTAGCAGTACGAAAGAACGACCGTGACCTGTTCCTCTGCCGTCATCGGACCCCAACCGTGTAACGCCTCATCCATCATCGAGTTATTGCGGCTCAGGTTGAGGTCGACCGGGATCTGGTTCAAGTCGATGTCAGGGATGTACAGAACTTCATCTCCGGGAACGAACCGGTCAGCCTTGAAAATCAGGCACTCCTGACCGTCGATGAAGTACAGAATGTCATCCAGTGCGCGGCCCTTCATCAGTTCCGCACGGAGTTCTGCTTTTGTCATTCTTCTGCCTCCTTTTCGCCAGCCAGCCACATCAGGCACTCAAAGAGATCTGGGAACTCCTCGAACCATGCATCTCCAGTCGAGTTGTCGATCCCGATGTATCCAGCGCCTGTATCAAGAACAAATAACCCCCGCCGGCCACGGTATTCCACGATTTCTGTTGCTTCCTTTTTGGCAACATATTTGTACCATCTGCGGTCATAAATCATAACACCGCAATGGCGACAAACCCAGAACGGCTCACCTTCGTATGTAAATTGAATTCTTGGAGCCGAAAACTTGCCGCAATGTGGGCAATTGGTTGCATCAATCATCTTCCTCTCCCTCCTCATCTTCATCTCTGAGCTCCTGTTCTACACCCATGAGTGCATAAGCCAGTTCTTTCAGCATCTCGTCGATGGCTTCTGCATCATCAATGAGATCGCGGATACTTCTGGGCACCCCCGCTACACGCCCCTGCGCTTCAATCCACATCTTACAGTGTTCATCAGGATCGAAGTATTCGTAGTATTCAAGAACCTCTTTTACGATGTCTCTGCCTCCAATATAGAACGAAAAGTCTTCTCCCAAAGGGCTATGTTTACTGAATTCCAAATCTCCATATTCGTCACGATAAATGCTCCAGCCGAGATCATCAGCTTTTTTGAAAAGCAGATCGGTCAACGATTTCTTTTTTTTCATGTTCTTTTCTATCCTTTCATAGCAACTGTAAGGTTCCACGAATTGCCAAGTTCATAATACAGGCCGTATTTGGAGAGAAGGTCTTCGAAATGTTTTTTTGCGGCAGGCCAGCAATCATAGTTGAGAACGTCGTAAAAGTCGCCTTCAAAACTCATGCTGAGGATATCACCCGCATACAAGAAGTAATCCCTCGGGTTCATGTTTTCCAGAATAAAAAGCTTGTCCGGATCGTTGTATCCGAAGTTCCCGTTTCTGTCGTCTGTGCTGATTGCCTTGCCGTTGAAATAGATAGTGACATCAACCCACATGTCACGATTCAGAAGAAAGCGTCTAATTTCTAGGGCAAGCCGCTCGATTTGTTTCTTGGTAAGTTTTCGCATGAATTCCTCCTGTGAATTTTCCGGTCGGTAAGGTTGGGCTGTATGAAGGCGCTGAATGCTTTGTATCGGCCTTTTTGTTTTGGTGTGTTGTTTTATTGGCAAGGCACGAAAGTTCAAAAGCCGCTTAAATGCGACGCTCCCTGCCAGCAGAAAACGAGGTAAGGAACCAATCCTGTCGATTACGATTTGAACTCTGCTGCCATTATGTCGGCAGTAATGCGGTCGACCCCTACTCTTTCAAGATTTCTGTATGCTTTCTCTTTTTCCTTTTCATCTCCGGCGGTGAGAAGTGCCATAACAAGTTCCATCAGCATTTTCGTTTCCTCCATTCTTGTTGTTCTGTGTGGTTTTCTTTACTTTACGTTACAACACCTACCTACCTAGTCAATAGGTCCTGTGAATATTTTTCGGAAAATCCATTTTCGTTTACACCACTAAATCCCGGATGAAATCATTCAGTTCATCCCGGCTCTCGATCTTCGTAGCGAAGCTGTCACGCTCACTCACGGTCACATATACGCCGCCTGACAGCGACTTGATGTAGATGGGGTAATCCTGTTCCCTCTCTGCTATTCGCTCAAGGGAGCAAAGCTCGTTCGCTCTTGTCTGGTCAGGCGTCCACGTCGCATCAGGCTCGTGAACTGGACCACCGCACTGCTGAGTGAAGCGATCCTTGCGGTGGTTTCGGGAGTGCCGCATAGCCTGCTCGTAGCTCATCGTTACATTGCTCCTTTCTCAAGCTCTTCGAGGATCGTTCCGAGTAGTTGGATGAGTTCGTCCTCCGAAAGGCCGATAGTTCTGATCAGCCGACAGTTGGTCATGTCCACATCGTTGATGATATGGAGCGCATAGCCCCATTCCTTCTGAGGCAACAGCGCCTTTTCTTCGATCAAGGCTACCTTGACCGTCTTCCCCATCTTCTCGCCGTATCCCTTGGCGACGCTGATGTATCTACTGGTTCTGTCGCCATTGTCAGTCGGCTCCCCGTTTCCGAGATCTGCGATCAGTCCGACAGCCTCGGACGGGTATATCAGCACGATTTTCTTTTCCATTGTAGTGTCTCCTTGCTTAAACATCAAACGAGATCATGTGATAGACCCATGTGCCTTCGGGAACTTCGTGGAACGAAATCCAACTGGTAAACGGCTTTCCAGTGCAGTCATAGGCCGTTGCAGGTGCATGAACCCAATTGTCTTCTTCGAATCTGGCTTTTTCGGCAGCTGTCATGTGTCCAGAAACAAAGCGTTTGATGAGATAGCCATCAATTCCATATTCTTTGACGAGCCTCCATTCATGATCTTTTCTGGGGAGACCAATCCCATAATCCGCATTTTTCTTATTACGGCTGTGACGCCAGTTCTCAGCATATTTCTTGCCACGAACACTTCTCAAAATACCGTAGACTTCCCAGTCTTCTCGTGTCAATCTGCTCATGTACCATTCCTCCTCAAAATGCCAGTTCCACTTGAAAGCGAACGCCCTTCTCGTAGAGGTATTGGCGGCCACCATTGTTGCGGCAAACTGTTTCTATAATTTCTTCAGCTTCCTCAGGGCAGGATGCAAAATCGATCAGATCTCGCTTTCCTGTGGGATATGCAATAACTACAGCAAACACTTGACGGCCTCCTTGATTTTTCCTACCCTTGATGGTATTATGGAGGAGCGAGTGGTGGGTAGGCACCACCGCCCCTCTTTAGTTCTGGGGGATTTGGGGTCAGGTTGCAGCTGACCCCTTTTTTACGCCTTTAGATTTCCGATTTTCTCACGAATAATCTGCGCTGCGTCTGCGCCGGTTGCTGCTTTAAGCTCTACGTTCTCTGCAAGAGTTTCCAGAAAAACAATCAGCTCAGCTACAGTCATGGCATCAGGCTCCATTTCGTTTACCTCCTACCCGGCTTATATTGAAGGTGATTACCTTCATACTTATCGTAACACACCTACCGTCTATGTCAATAGTAAATCGGTGATAGTCACAAATATTTTACAGTAAAGCGATTTCTGGTCAGAAATTACCGTTGTGTTTCCCGTGAAACATTTTGTCGTTGTGATTTTACAGGATGGAGCTTTTTTCTTGCTCCTAATGATGTATTGTTGTTTGTGATAAGCTGGAATCGCCGTATCCGCAAGGTATAATCTTTCAAATGCAGTCACCATGAGATTTTCATGGTGACTGTTTTGTTACTGGATGGTAACAGCTTTTTTCATTTCCAACAATACAATCAAAATCCTATCGATCATTCGGTTGAGTTCTTCAGCCGAATGATTGGCACATTGTTCTTTTTCTTCAATGACCAATCCTTCATGTGCTGTGCCCGGCCGACAATGAGCGTCTGTATCGATTTTGTATGTAAGCACATCTTTTATAAGCCATTTCTTCATCTCTTGGGTACAAGGTGTCGCCTCTAAGATCTTCATAGCGGTATTCTCAGAAACGAATATCATCTTAATTCCTCTCAATCCTCCATCGGTCATGAATGGATAAGTGAGTTTTTCTTCGGGGTACTTATTGGGGAATTCGTGCCTTACACGATTCATCCATCGCCCCGGATACTTGATACCACACGCTTGGAGAATATCTCTCGCTGCGAACAGTGTTTCTCCATCTTTCAGAATCGCACGGATGGAGTGAGATTTGCTTTCAATAACCGCTGTGTTCTTCTGGAGTTCTTTTACACTTTCCATTTATTATTTTCCTCCCTGTTTATTTTTGTTAATTGCAGCAATTGCATTGCAAACTTCCATATGTCCAGCTAACTCGTCCATGATGGCGGTCAAGTTGGAAAGCATTTCTCGAATAAGGTAGAATGCGTTGCATCCATTATCCCTGAGATTTATTTCTCTTTCATCCATATCCGAGTGACCTATCTCCAATACTTCAAGATAGTAGTGTTCGAATGCCTCCATAATGGCATTCAGTGCCTGAGCTTTCTGTTTTACCAGGGCTGGTGTGACCATGTTATACCTCCTTAAATAGTCGAAAAGATACGATCTTCCACAGGAATTAGGTGTTGTAGCACCCTTTTCTTGTTGTATTTCTTCGATGATATCGTAGCATACCTACCTACCTAGTCAATAGATATGACGGTAAATTTTGCTTATTTGTTTTTACCATGCGGTAAATATGCTTTATTCGGCTGTTTTTTCCCCTCAAAAGTTCAGTTTTTCTTTTGTTTGCCTTCATCTGCTACATATAATTTTTTCTAACAAAAAATCCCTCGCAAGCACCTATGCGGCTTGCGAGGGATTTCATTCTTTATGCAGAATTTTTATTTTTCTAGACCTGACCGTTTTTACAATGAATTGAGCCGAATTCTAGTCTACGCTTTTCGCTTGTATCCTCTTTCTTTTTCAATATATTCTTCAGGTCGGTCGAATGTGTAGCAGTGTCGAACGATCTGATTTCCCAGATCGAATTCTACGGTGTAGAACCTGCCCTTCGGATGAATGAAAATGACCTTTCCCATTCTCTGAATGCCGAGTTCTTCAATCTTCTCACTTACAATGTCTCCGATATTTATGGATAGCCCTCCAATCTATTATTCATCACGGTTAGCTGGTAACCGGCTAATCCATCTGTCCAGCCATTTAATTCTGGGGATAATGTAATCACTGAAGAAGACTCCTAATGAAAGAACAAGAAACGTTCGAGAGGCATAGAAAAGGATAAAAGAAATATCAGTGGGAGACACCTTCATTCTCTCCTTCCTTTCCTAACTTGTCAGATAAAGTATATTCTGGAGTCCAGAAAGATACAAGCTTTCCTTCTCGTTGATCTACAAACGCAATCTGGTTTCCTGTCACAGTGAGATCGAGTCCGCATAGGATTGATCCTGTTTGAATGATCTTAATGAGAGCTTCTACTCGTGTTTCGGTACTCATCAATTACTCCTTCTCGTCCATGAAGGTTGCTGCGAGGTCCGCCATATGCAGCATAACAGCCAGAGGGTACATCCCAAATGCTTGACCAACCGCCTGAGAACCGCCTCGGAATGTATCATCAGAAAAGCCCATGTGCCACCGGATCGCCATTGCCTCTTCCCTGCTCAACTTGATGAAGCCAGACAGGATGTAGACAGACTTTTCGCCATGCCCATAGGGCAGATTGTCCTCATGTGTGTATCCCATGACAGTTTCCCAGACAAAGTCTCCAAGAGCATCATGCTTAATGCTTTTGGGATGCGCGGCACCAACTTTTTCCGGATCATAGGTTTTCTGATTTTTTGGTTCTTGCCGATAAAGCCCGATCTTGCAGAAGTCATGGAACAGACCACAAATAGCAATCTTTTCTTCTTCATGATCTGTCAGGGCGACAAAGTCAATATTCTCCCGTTTCCGTTCATTGATGTACAGTTGCCGAAGTCGTGCATAAACATTAAGACTATGTTCCAGCAACCCGCCGGGGCGGTTCAGATGATACTTAGTAGATGCCGGTGCTTCAAAGAAATCTGTAGTCTTCAGCCACTCCAGTAATTTGTCTGCTCCATCTCGTTTAATATGAGCATTGAAAATTTTCATAAAAGCGTCTTTCATTTTATCTCCTCCTTGCCTCGATCGTAACGGAAATTTCTTCTTTCGGAATGCCGTGTTCGCAGGCAAGCAATTCGATTGTTTGTTCTCGTTCCTCACGGAACGTCCCCTGAAGCGTATATGCCAGCAGCTCTTTTTTGCCACGCTTAAAAACAACCCACTGAACCATTTTCAATCCTCCTTATGTTGTACAATCTCTAAATCACCATAGGCAATTTCGCCCTTCAGCAGTTCGGCGCAAATGATCTTTTTGTCACAGTCTGTGCTTGTTCTGGACACGGACAGGCCAGCAAAGATGCGCTTCTCGCAGCAGATGTACGTACCAGCCTTGATGCCATCGCCAGCATTGATGCCATCTCCAGCATTGATGCCATCGCCAGCATTGATGTCATCTCCAGCATTGATGCCCCAGCCAGCATTGATGCCCTCGCCAGCCTTGATGTCCCAGCCAGCATTGATGCCATCGCCAGCATCGATGCCCCAGCCAGCATTGATGCCACAGCCAGCCTTGATGCCATCTCCAGCATTGATGCCATCGCCAGCATTGATGTCATCTCCAGCATTGATGCCCCAGCCAGCATTGATGCCCTCGCCAGCCTTGATGTCCCAGCCAGCATTGATGCCATCGCCAGCATCGATGCCCCAGCCAGCATTGATGCCACAGCCAGCCTTGATGCCCCAGCCAGCATTGATGCCATAGCCAGCCTTGATGCCCCAGCCAGCATTGATGCCCCAGCCAGCATTGATGCCATAGCCAGCCTTGATGCCCCAGCCAGCATTGATGCCATCTCCAGCATTGATGCCCCAGCCAGCATCGATGCCACAGCCAGCCTTGATGCCACAGCCAGCATTGATGCCACAGCCAGCATTGATGCTATCTCCAGCATTGATGCCATCGCCAGCCTTGATGCCACAGCCAGCATTGATGCCATCGCCAGCCTTGATGCCACAACGGACAATCAGGCTCTTTTTGACATCAACCGTGCCATTGACAACCAGCGGGTCATTCAGCTCCACTTCCAAGTCTTCGTCTTCGGTGACAATCAAATCACCTTCCAGCACATAATCGCCGTTTGCAATCCGCTTCAGGCCGTTCCACATTTCATCCAGCTTCATTATCAATTCTCCTTCTTGGTCAGCCGTTTGATTTCGTCCCGATATTCCTTTGTGGTCAGGACAGAAACTCTCGGCGTTGCGGTGTCCGCATCGAGCACTCTCGTTACGGACGAAATGATGTAACCGCTCATGCTGAGGTTAGCGCAGTACCGGGCGAGCTCGCCTATCGTATCGCCCTCGTTGGGAACCTCCACCAGGAAGCCTCCGTAGGTCGTCCTGATCCGGTAGACGATACCTTCAATTCGTTTCGCTTTCAATGCAATTCTCCTTTCTGACTCGGAACACGGACTCACCAAAGAAGTCGTTGTGGCTGACTACCAAAGCGGTTTTCAACTCCGGGTGCCGGCAAAGAATCTCTCTCAAAGAAAACCCGTCAGCTGCTCTCTTTCCGAGAGTGTCGTTTTCATATTGAAGAACAAAAACAGAAACTCCTTGCGAATATACAGTTGGTTCTCGTGTAACTTCTTCTAAGGTTTTTCCGACAGGGTCGTAGCAAAGAAAGATCATACGGCTGCACCACCTTCGTTGTCAGAGATAAATTCGTCAACCGTAAATCTAATTTCATCGTGAAAACAACTTACGATTTCGATTTCATCTTCGTATACGCCTGAAAGAAGAAGGTATTTAATTTGCAATAAAACATCCTGTATGGTATGGCAGGTACGGAACTGGTGACTTCTGAAGTCTAGTACATAAAACATTTCTTTTTCTCCTCAGTGCTCTTTGCTGAAACCTTCAAACTCGACTTCCTTGGTCGCCGAATTGATGAAACGGTGGAAGTTGAACGGAGGGTGTTCCGCCGGCTCGTAGATAAGGCGGATCATGGAGCCGAAAACTGTGCCGTCGAAAACCTCGTAGTCGCAGTCGGTGCAGTCACGAAAACCAAAGAAATTGATGATCTGACCTGCAGTGTTCTCGGAGAGATCGATCTCGCCGTTTGAATGCTTTGTCTGAACTAAGTATTTCTTCATCTTTTTCTCATCCTTTCAATATCTGGTGTGTGCATAGTAGGCGATTTCCTCAATTGCATCTCTGATGCCGCTCTCGATTGTCTGCTCTGCGCCGATCTTCGGATTCGGTTTCTCAGCAACCATATAGCATTCAATGTGGTCTCCGTCAGGGAGACAAGCCCAGATCCAGTCTCCGGCTTCCTTGTTGCAATCGACAGAAAGGATGAAGCAGTTCTGTTCCTCTTCCAGATAGTCCAGATAGCCCCAGCGAATGCGCGCTTTCTTCTTCCCAATCGACTTAACCGACCACTTCCAGTTGAGGTCTTTTTCGTTTTCTTTGGCAACCATTTCACGGATGAGAGCCGAATATTTTCTGAGATCTATCATGCTGAGAACTCCTTTTCTTGATTGCGGATAAATCTCCGCGTTTATCGTTTGAAACTCCTTTTTACCAATCGGTAAACTTTTTTGTGACTATATCGTAGCATACCAATCAGTAAAGTCAAGAGGAATTTCGATATATTTGAAAAGATTTATTCAAATCGCCATTTTAGATCATAATCCTTTTGTGGGACTTTAGAATGAGTTTTGCCGTAATTATTTTTCATTGGTATAAGTGTATAAAAAGTTGCTAAAATGCCGCAGGGAACATTCTGTCAAAACAGAGCTTTCATTTTTGTATAAATTGAGCATTGATTTTTTCTGCGGAGTTGTTCCACAAAAACAAAAGCCCCCACTCCAGCAATTGCTGAAGTGGGGGGGATTTATTTCCGGTATTCGATTTTGTCGAAGAAAAGGGGGATATCTTTCTTACGAACACCGGGCGAAACGGGCCGGAGGTAAACCCGTGATCGCTTAATGTATTCAGATGGAAGGACTATTCGACTTTTCAACTCCGAAGTTATTAGCCGCTGCGGCTTCGAATGTTATCCCTCCAGATTTGTGATCTGATTTTGCCATTGTAAGGTAGAAAGAGCATACGACACCGTGGGCACTCCAAGGCAATCCAACCATAGCCGACAACCACGGCAGCGATCCGGTGTACCCTTTTATGATGCAAAGACCGGCAAGCCCTAATCCGCCGATAGTCACAACCCAAAGGAGACTCCTGATATCCGATACCAGACGTTTGCTGAAATCAGTGCTTCTGCCCTTGGTTTTTCTTTTCTTGAGATATTTTCCGCTCATTAGGCTCTACCCATAATCTTAGCGAACCGGTACAGCACGGTAACAAATTGCTCTCTCGTGAGAAAATCTTCCCACATATAATTTGGCTTTCCGTCCGCGCCATTGCCTCCGCCAGCGATTAAGCCCATTGCTACACTCCAGATACGAGCTTCCTCGCTGTACGCAGATGCATCATTGTCTCGTACCTCGCCTCTGTATTTGGCAAGGTAACTCTTGAACATTTCGTAGTTAAGATCTGTTGTTTGAGGATGCGTTTGCTGCGGCTGCAGTGGCACTTGAGGTAGTGGCTGAACAGACGGAGAAACGGTTGACACGCCGACAATCTTTGCATAGTCAGGGCAGATATAGCCTCGTATGTATCTTGCATTGACCTCAATCGATCTGGTTCCAACAACGCCGCCGCTCATGTTGCCTTCAATTACGGTTTCAAGGTTTCCATTCACTGCAGCGACGATGCCGATGTGGTCTGCCCAGCCCTGGCTGTCTCCTACGCCTGTGTCTTGCCAATCGTAGACAATCGCATCTCCGAACTGGGGAACAAATGCATCATCTTCGATCCATATGCCTTTTTCTTTTGCAACTTCAACGAACCGTTCTACGCCACACTCAGTCCCTGTGTACTCGGCGATCCCAGCCTTGATGAAGGCAGCACTTACCGTTGTAGCACAATAATCGTCATATTCTTGGACAGCGTACCCTCTCGCAATAGGATAACGGCCGTTGTACAAAGATAGGATTTCTCTATGTGCCGCACTTCCCTTGGTTGCGCCAACCCATCCAGCCATGATATCAACTACCTGTTGACGCTTTTCCAATTCAGTCATGTTTCTCACTCCTTCGCTTCTACAGCCTGAACACAAACTTTTTGCTTCCTGACTTCAGCCTCAATTCTGGTGGTGAGATATTCCTTCAGGTTGCCGTATGTGAGTTCGATGTACTCAATTGCCTGATCTCCAAGCAGCATTTTTGCTTTGTCATAGGACTTCTGAAGTGCAATCCCTTGGTTCTCCATGGTAAATGATCCGCTCTGCTTGAGTGCGTCAACATATGTCTGGCTCGTGTATGTCACTGCATCCGTGACAGCTTTTGCGATGTCGTCCAGAATATGCTTAGATTTGTCGTTCTCGATTTTTGATTTCAGATATTCTGCAAACGCCTGAAGACTCTTCTTGATGTATGTAGCAACCACAGGTATAGAGGCAATCAGTATCGCTTGGAGCAACGCAGATAAGAATTCTTTTATTTCCATTCGAAAGTATATCTCCTCTCTGGGATTTTCGGTTTGGTTACAGTCCGATTTTCGCCAAAATGAACCCTACAACAGCGGCTACAATGGTCATAATCGCTTTGCTTACGATGTCTTCCCACCTTTTTGCCGGTCTGTTGGTCAATTCTTTGACGTCATCTTTAATTTCTTTTACATCTTTCTCGACTATTTCTTCTCTGGATGCAAGAACTTTAACGGTTCCAACGAGATCGTCAAGGTTGTCCTGTCGTCGCTCCATCTCATCTAGGCGATGCTGGTTCGACTTCGACCTTTCTTCGACCTTGCTCAGTCGTTCTTCGTGTGCCAAGTCCAATGGGAACACCTCCCGTCGTTATTAGGAAGCTTCAACGTAGCCATACTTTGTTAGTATTTCAAGCACTTCATCAGTTGCGACTTTTTTGAACTGTCCATAAGGAAGCTTAGAGATAGCTTCAACGAGGGCGTGCAGATCGGAAGACTCTTCTGTTTTCTGCTTGATCTTCGTCTTCAGTGCATCAAGTTCTTTTCGTTTCATGCCAATACCTCCAGAAGTTCAGCCAAGGCTTCTTCGGCTGTAATTTTTCCCATTTTAACTGTTACGGTTCCATCCCGATTGTCGGTGATCGGTCCAGCAAGACACCAATCGCTATTATCGTAGATTGCAGGGTCGGGGGTTATTGTCTCGCCATCTTCATTGGTGTAGCTCTTTGCTTGATAGACAATCTCCCAGTCCACATCGTCTACAAAAATGGCAAGTGCATTTTCATAAGTCATCGATAAAGTGATTTCTTTGCTGTCTCGATTATTCCAATTGGGATCTCTGACAAATCCGCGTACTTTGGCAGGATATTGATCGCCGTTGATGTTAATATAGATCACTGGTGTTCTCTCCTTAATCCTCGATGTAAATTCTGTTTGGCAAAGTATTTAGATTGTATTCGAGTGTAATGGTCGCATTCTTTGTCACTCGATATTCAAATCTTTTGTCCGTTCTACCTCCAGACGTGGATACCTCGATCCCGTCAGGTTCTTCTCCGTTCAAATAGATATAAGATTTCAGGTTGACAGAATTCGTGGTTTGGAGAATCAGAACATCTCCCTGATTAACATCTATGGTGACGTCAACTGGAATTCTGACTTGTCCATTTGCAACCGGATAAGACGTGCCATCTTCTAATTCGACAAAGCAGCCGTAGTAATTATCGTAATTTTCGTCATAGCTTTTTGCTCGTCCGGCACCAGTTATTCTTATCGTCCGTTTCCACGAGACATCATAAATAGTGCCATTGACCATTGTTCTTCCCATGTCGATCTTATATCCAGTGCCATCTGCAAGGCAGATTCCTTCTGTGATTGGATAGACTGTCGCTCCAACCATCGCCGTGTGCTCTCCTGTGAGTTCTGGATCGCCTTCGGAATTATCCATTTCGACTTCAATTGATGCGCCAGAATCGACGAATGTGATACCTACATTTCCTGTAGCCTCAAACGTGTGTTCACTGTTCATGTCGCTCAATTCGCCATTCAAATAAAGATATCCACCAAAGTAAGCACATCGGACTTCTGTGCCAAGGGGTACTTCTATCTCTTCATCTCCAAAGTATTGTTCTCCGTCAATTTCGACATAGGTTACGTCCTGTATTCCATTTCCGGTAATGGAGATGATGGCTAACAATGTCTCTGCCAAATACTCACCCCCTTACGAGTAAATCCAACAGATCTCTCCTTCAACCGTAGGCTCATCATCGGTAGCAGAGAGTTTCTGATTGCGGACTAGATATTCGCCCGGAGATTGATGAAGTGAGTTTGCGGCGACTTGCCCGCCGAGTATGCCGCCACTAATTTTGTCTGCTGTGTGCGAGTGAGCACTTATATTATCCTGAGGGAAATGAGCAGATGAGCCATCGGCATAATATATCCAGAGTCCATCGTAAGTTGTGAAGTTAATTTCTTTAACAATTTTACTCGGAAGATCGGACAGGTCCTTAAACGATCCAGAGAACGATGACTTTGAATTCCATGTGTCTATCTGGGTATCGGTCACGGTTCTGTGCGTAGTGTCGCCCTTGAGGTCACTCAGCTTGCTTGGAATGGAGAAAGTTTGAACATCCGTTTCGTCTTTTGCCGTTACTGTGACGACTTCGACAGAAGATCCTGAAATATTGATTTCTGAAATGTAGGGGTATTTCTTGCTTGACGAAGCGCCAAGTCTATCCGTTGTTCCATCTGTATAAGCAATAACCCACTCGTCGTTTGTTTCGTCATATGATACAGATGTAATGCCTCTTCCGTCGTCCCCCTTGATCTGAGAAACGCCTTCATACCTTCCTGTTTCAGGATTCCATATTCTTAAAATAGGAACATCAGCCATTTGTATTATCCTCTCTATCAATTTCTTGCAGTGCTTCCTTCATGTCGTTGTATGAAACAAGCTGATCCTCATACGCACCCCACCGGTTGATACGGTTGTTGACGGCGGTCTGTACCGTCTCCCGAAGGTCTTCGGGAATATCGTCAAGGGTGATTTCACCACAGTACAGTTTCTGGGCATAGGGATAAGTAGTTTTATCCCCAAAATATGTGGTTATTTCTTCGGGGGGCAGCACTTCCCCATGGAAAATATAGTATTTCACATCTGTACCTCATGTTTTCACGTATCGTCTCCAGTATAATCATACACAAAAATATCTGCATTCTCGGAGGTTAGGCGGAACATACAAACCCTACATTGAACCATGCCTGAGACGAATTCTGTAGTACCCAAAAAGCTACAACCTTGTACCTCACACACCAATGGGGGCGCAAAAGAATCGAAGGGAGAATAAAAGGTGACAATATCCCCCACGGTCGCATCAATTTGATCGGAAGTCCAATCGTTTACGATCACTGCCTTTCCTTCTCCATCACTGTTCGCATAACAAACAGCGCAAGGATAACTTGACGAGTTATCAATATGGACTGTGCAGGCAGCCCCTGTTTCAGAACCCCCACCCGTTCCAGTCTCCGCCGTACCAGCAACCCCAAAGATAGAAACACCGGAAACAATGTTTTCTGCTTTCAGGTTTGCGTCGCCCTTGATGGTCTGTGTACCAGTGAGATACCGACCAGAGGCAATGGTCTGGTTTGTCGCACCGGGTGTCCATGTCTTAGCCGCTTGAACCGTCATCTGCTTGGTGGCGGTCTTCGTGCCAGCCGCCACTTTACCTGCCGACTGCGTAGCCCTAGCCGTGATTATACCATCAATGGTGACGGAGATAACAGGGGTGGCCTGTTCGACCTCTTCCACCTTTTCTACTGCAGCAACGACAATGTCACCGGATACATATGTTCCGCTTTCCACGGCAACCTGCTCGGTCTCGCCGGGCGTAACGGTTTTTCCTTCTTCGACAGGGATTGTGCCTGTGACAACCTCACCGTTCTGGCCGATCAACTTGTACCCTTCGAGCATCTTGTTTCCATCGCCCGGATTGTCTAGTTCAGGCAAAGAGGGTGCAGTCGGAAGAGTTTCTATATCTTCTAGTATTTGCTGCAACCTACTCGTATTGTTTTCGAGGATACTCATCCGCCACACCTCCTTACAGTATTAGCAGTGTACTTCCATCCTGAGAAGATGTAACACCGCTATTTACGATCAGTGTATTTTCGTTCTGTATAACTCCTGCTTGATCTTGCTTGTTTGGGTCGTAGGCTCGGATTTGACATTCATTGTCGGCAGGTGCTGTTATCTGTCCAAAATATCCGTTGCTTATTGGGTTGCCAGAGATTCCGGATGTTTCAAACGCAGCGGATTCGAAGTTGCAAATCTCAATATATATAGCACTGCCGCAAACCACATTGCTGAAGGTCTGCGGCACTATGCTGTTTGGGGTATATCTATTGTCTGCAATAAATGCGCCGTTTTCAAATCTGGTGACACAGATTGCTGTAACAATTCCGTTCCCATCTGAAGCTACTGTAAGGGTGCAAGTCTTGACTTGAGAAGCATTTATTTTTTTTGCGAGTTCTTCCTGTATTCTCCCAACTAATCTTTCTTGGTCGGAAACGGCGGAACGAATCCTTTCAATCTCGCTTTTTATGCTCATGTTGCGCCTCCTTCCTTGCGGGGCGATTCACGCCCCGGGGCTCAGATAGCCGCAAGAGCTTCTTCAATATCGTCTGTGAGACTCACGGTTCCTCCAGTAGTGCTTCCTGCAGGAATTTCTACACTGGTTGTTGTCAGGCCATCGATTGTTCTGGATACGTCGCCATTGACGGGAATTCCCCCTTCAATCACGGTGCCATCGGCGGCAACGATAGTCTTTCCAACAACCACATCTGCCGCTGTGGCATCAACGGGAGTGACGTCCTGATATGCATCGGGAATAGCCGCAACTGTAACCTTGGAAAGTACCTTTCCATCTGTAGGAGTGATTTCCTGTACGGCCTTGGTGGGAGTTACAGTTTTTGTTTCTACAATGATCTGGATCTTACCAGTGCCGCTGTGCATGCCCTTCGGGATTGTGTAGGTAAGAGTCGTACAGTCGAGGATCTTATCTACAGTGCCATTGTTGGGCATAGTACCTGTTACAACAGTACCATCCGCTGCAACAAAGATTTTTCCGGTAAGTGTGTCTTCTGCCGTTGCGGTAACGCTGGTAACATCTTGATATGCGTCAGGAATGGGATAGACAGTGACAGATTCCAGAGCATAGTAGCCGACATCGGGCGTTACACTCTGTTGTTTCTTTGTGGGGGTTACAACCTTTGCCTGAGTCTTGTAGGTCTCTGCGTCGCCGGCTGCGTCGGAAATAGCTTTTACGACACCAGAGCCGTTGTGGAAACCAGCCGGAATCGTATAGATTGTACCCTCTTTGATCTCGACAGATACTGCACCTTGATTGACGATATCTTCGATCGCAGCCGCAAGAGCAGTCAGCTTGTCTGTGTTCGTTGCCAGACCGAGTTCAACCAGCTTGGCTCGGATTGTGTTTCTGTCTGTTTGAATAGTGCTTATTCGTTGTGCAATGCTCATGATTCACACTCCTATCATATTGTCTGAAGCAGGGCTTCGATGTTGCCGAGCTGTGTATGAACAGCAGCTGATGTGATGGGTTTTGTGTTGTCTTCTTCAGCAGAATTAGCCGTGTTGACAGAGAGCACCCCATCGACCAAAGAGAGAGTTTCATCTGTTTTGAAACTAACTCCTCCTGAATTATTTGCAGAACTGGGCAGGTCTGCAGCACAATATTTTTCGACAATTCCTTTTGTGTTCAGGCCGAAAGTAATTGCATATTTCTGCGCCAATTCTTCTACAAGAAGCATAATTCGCGCAGCAGATGATCCGCAAGTGCCGCTGGATATTGTTACATTCTCCAAATAGGATTTTGTAGCAGTATCCGCCTTGTAGAGATTCAAGTAAGTGACATTGTTCTCAAATGTCAAAAATCTCATGTATTGGCCAGGAAGCTCTGCACTTTCTCCTAATATGCAGTTCTGAATATAATGGCCGAAAGTGCTGTAGTACAGATAACTACAAAGGACATTGTTTTTGAAATAGTTGCCGAACGAGCAATAGTAAATGTTGTTAGCAAAAACATTGTTGGTTGCTCCTTGCCCAACTTGGATTGACTGTGTTTCTCCGCCGACAGTATTATTTCTGAACTTTGTATCGAACGTGCTCAGATGATTGTGCCCCAGAAAGTTATTTCCGTAGCATTCACGAGCAAAGCTCAACCGCCTTGTTGCTCTGCGGAAAACATTGTTGTAGCATTGGGTGTCAAAGGAGTTCCCACTGACCTCCAACCCGGCAGCGATGAAAATATTCCTGTTGATCTTCTGAGCACCATCTATATATTTGTCAATGTGGTTTGAGAAACACAGTTCACCAATGAGGGAAAGATCTCCTCCTGCGTTGTCGAACGTGTAATAGTACCCAGAATCATCTGCGTCAAGAGGATTTTGCATCATGATGTTTTTGAAATCATATGGGCACTCGTTTCCCCACTCATCTATCAGTCGATAGATGACGCCTTTGCCGTTTTCAGCGTCTGCCCATGCAAACCGATTTGTGTCGTTGTCTATGGTGTACCAAAGCTGCCATCCATTAAGATTGCTGCTTGAGAAGTATTCGTCTCCATCGTGATGGATTGCTTTCGCTTCTTCGGCAAGCGTACTAGCGGTAAGAGCTTGAACCAAGATATCAAATTGATGTCCTGCGCTCTGGGTCGCCTCTTGAGTAGTTGCGGTGACATAGTCGGTTATGCGATATAAACTACCTGCAACAAGGGCGGAATTATTCAGGAGTTCTTTCAGCTCGTCATATTTCTTGGGTATGACAAGCACAACTTCGGACGGGCCGGTTGTCCCTTCAGGAGAAAGAGTCCCGTCTCTCAGGATTGTGTACCATGTGTCTACACCGTCCTGAGAAACAAGGAGCTTCATTCCATAGTGATAAACGGTATTTGTGCTACCGACTTCCTCTGCAGATGCGGCCGCTGCCCTTGCTTCATCCAAGCTTTCAAAATACTGATTTGCGTTGATGGGAAATGCGCCGGTAGGTTTGAATGCAACAGAAAAATTAAGCGTTCCGAAATCAGCCATGTCCCCACCTCCTTAGATTGTTACAGCAAGGGTGTTTGCCGTGTCATTTGCGGATGCAAAGTCCATGATATACACTTTGTACGGAATGGCTTTGTATCCATCAACTCCATAAACATCAAGTGTAATCATCGAGAAACCTGAAGCAATTTCAGCATTCATGCCGTTCACGTCTTTTACAGAAGAAATATCCTGAAGGGTGGCCGGATATGCTATAACAACACGCAAGGCTCCAACAGGAACATCAACCACAAATGTGCTTCCATTTGATAGAGCCTTTCCGGATTTTCCAGAGAGAGCGCGGATCTTATCAGATGTGAGATCTGTCTTATCTGTTCTTGTTCCATAGAAGACGTTTCGATATCCTGTCATCGCTCCAGAGGTAGCACTTTTTGTTCCGGATTTAATCTGGCCGGCGGCATAAGGGTTCTTCTGGTTTGTTACAGGAACAGCACCTGCGTTGTGAGTTGCTTTTGCTGTAATCTTATAGCTTATATCATCAACTATTTGGATTTCATCAAAGCTACCGCTGGCTGTTGTTCTTTTAGCGTTTTGGGTGTCAGTGACTTCCCATGCAGATGCTACAACTCCTGTAGCGGGTCCGTATGTGTATGAACCTGCGCTGAGGGTGGCTTTATAGGTAGGAGTGACTTTTGTTCCAACTTCATAAGCCTTTGCCTGATCGAACGTAAGCGTTACTTTCGGCTGAGTTGTAGAGGGGTTCTTTTCTTCAACCAATTTGTCGAAGAAGTCCTGCAGTGTTCCTCCTACAGGAATAAGCTCTGCGCTACCATTCGACAGTTTTACCTTGCCGATGGCAAAGTTCGTTGTCTGTCCTTCGGGGAAAACGACTTGTGTGGGGAGAACTTGATCGATGGTTACAAGCTTTGATGCTTCTTCGGCAATCTCTTGCTTTTCTGTATCGGTAAAGTAGTCTTCGCCTTTAACCGGAGTTCTGCCCGGTGTTCCTGCAGAGCCGTTCTTTATTGATATTTCAGTTTCAGACCCATCGGACAGTCTCAGTACAATTTTGTTTGTGCCACCGTCTTCATCAGAGGTAGTAGTCTGCTCTACACTTTCGATGCCTACACCATCGTCTCCGGATATTTCAGACAATGCGACAATGTTTTCCCAAGTGGTATCACCAACATATTGCCATTGGATATAACCACCGTAAGCACGAAGGACAACTTCTCTTCCGTCATCCCCTTCGGAAGAAGATCCAGCGGGACCAGAAGGAAGCCATAGGTTGAGAACCGGCTTATCTGCCGTTCCCGTTATTGTTGCTTTTGCCTCACCCCCGTAGGATACAGTCGTAACGGTGCCAATTTTGAGTTCTGGCGTTGCGCCATTATCACCATCTCGCCCGTCAGAACCGTTCTTGATGACAAACTCTTTTCTTTCGAAAGCATCTTCAATGGTGATTCTATGTCCGCCATCGATCTGTTCGAGGTAGATGTGCGGTGATATTCCGTCATCCCCTTTGGGGCCTTGAAGATCTACCTTCGATGTGCCGCTTGCACTTGTCATGGTCAGGACAGTACCTTCCCAACTATGCGTTGCAGAAATACCATCCTGACCATCTTCGGGCGGATTATTTTCTAAATAATCCTCGACAATTCTTTCGATCTGTTCCGGATCAACAGTTCCTCCGACTCCTGTTCCAACAAGTCTGAGAATTTCGTTTATGGCTTCGACCAAATCGTTCTTTGACGAAGTGTTGAGTTTTTTAAGATCGCCGACGATTGCCTTGGAAGCTGAGCCAATATTGTCTCTTGCAACGCTCTTTGCTTCTTCGCTAAGAGTTTGAGGTCTGTTGTACAGGACAGCCCCTTTGGCGTTACCACCTACAAGCAGCCACTCCTGAGGATTGTCGGGATTTCGAACGTAATATCTTGCCATTTTCACACCTCAACTCTTCGCTTCTCTTAGACTGCAATAGTATGAGAAACGTTTGCTATTTCTTCACCAGTATTGCCGTTAAGACCGATGAAAACAATCTTGTTTGTGTAAACTTCGCAGTACCAGCATTCCGGGTCCATACTAAAATCCGCCGAGGGTTCGCCGCTGCCTCCAATAAACTTACCTGCGGTAACAGCAGGGACGTGAATCTGATTGCATCCGGCATCCGCAGGAAGTGCATGGGCAACGAGTCCTTCGGAAACATCTTCAAGCCTAATATGCGTATGTCCGTGGAGGAAGATAAGCTTGGGATGTGCTTCCAAAATGGATTTCAGGCGGATATGGCTATCAAAGGAAAGGGACAAGGCTCTTGGGTATCTAGGGGCGGAAATAATATCACCAGCACCCCAACCATAGAAAAGAGAGTGTTCAATGATCCACACATTCTTCCCTTTGCCGTAGTGCTCCTGAAGCTCTTCTTCAAGCCAATCAAGCTGTGCTGTTGAGAAGCAGTTTCCACCGCTGGGAGACGTTCCAACATCGAAAGCCAAGAAAATGAAACGATCTCCAAACAGGTCGATCGCAAAGTACGGATCTTTTCCCACCAAAGCTCCATTGTTTGAATACTGCTTAAACGTGGTCAGATCGGGGGCGGCACCATCGTGGTTGCCATTGCACTCATGAACTTGAGTTCTCTTGTACGGGGACGATTCGATTGTGCTGATATACTGCTCCCATTCTGCCTGAGTACCATTTACAGCACTATCTCCGCAAGTGACGATTTCTTGCGCCCCACGATTATGAAGCGTATTCAAGGTTGCCGTTAAATGCGGAACTGCATTTGTGTATCCAGAGTGAGAGTCCGATATAATTCCGAGCTTGTACCGAAGAACAGGCGCAACTGCACTACCTGACGATAGTTGAGCAATTGCAGCAAATCGTCTCATCGTAAGACTCATCACGCCACCACCAGTCTGGGATAACCGTCAGAACCAGCCTCCCAAGCACACAGCTTGGCAACATCGATTCCGGCCGCAGCAGCAACAGCGGAAAGATTATTATTGAGGGTTGTATGAGCTGTTGCAAACTCTGCGGTTGTAATACCGTTATTGTTGGAATCAGAAGAAGAAGTCCCGGCAATACCCTTTTCTGTCAATGTGCTATCCCACAGGCAATACTTAATTGTTCCGGTTGTTGTAGTAGCAGACTTGATCGCATAGCCATTTCCGTTGTTGATAGCTGCAGCTTGGTAACAGCCAAGGACCATGCCGCCAGCTTCGATCTCATCAATGATACCGGACGAACGAGTAACAGCTTGACCGGGAACTCGTGCGTAGCAATTTACGATCTTGCCGGAACCCTTGCGTGCAATGGCACCGCAAGTGGAACTTGCATAAGTCGTGCTGATGGAGCCACCTTCAAGTCCAAGGTTCATTACTGTACCGGCAAAGTTCGAGCCAAACAGACCTGCATACTGCATGCCGTTTATGCTGATATTGCGGATGACGTGACCACGACCATCAATCGTACCGGCAAAGCTACCGCTATTGTCGGTGTCACTGTTGGTATTCTTATAGTTTGCGCCAATGGGGTTCCATTCGATGCCATCCAAATCGAGGTCGTTTGCAACGGCGTAATAAACTCCACTCTTCGTATCGCCGGCATCAACTTCTTCTCCAAGTGCAACGAACTGTGCTGCAGTTGCAATCATGTACGGATCAGACTCCGTTCCGCTACCAGTCATCTCGGTGTTATCATCTTCGCCGCCAGATCCAGAACCTCCGGTATTTCCAGTATCGCCGGTGTCATCTCCGGTATTATCTCCGCTGCCGCCTTCGTCAGGATTGTCTTCTGCTCCTTCCAGAGCTGCGGCACAAATGACACACCACACGATTTCGCCGTCGTACCAGAACATGAGACCATATCGATAATGGGCCTTGGGTGTGAAAACTCCATTGGACACAGATTCGCCTTGCATTACGACATCTGTGGGCATTGTAATGCTAGTTGCGTTTTCACCACTTGTAAATGCAACTTGACAGCTAAAAGCTGTGGGGAGTTCCTCGGGGATTGTAAGAACAAGTTCCGCTACCTCTCCCCGTCTGAATTCGGTGCCATTTGCAAGTTCAAATGTTGTGCTTGCTTCTGTGTTAATCGTCATTGCTTCACCCTCCGTCGGAATATTTACGACCACGCTGGCATATCCCGTGATATCGTATGTGCCGTTTGCTGTGATTTCCTTTTCACCGCTCGGTGTGACGATCTCGTCAACATCTTTGAACGTGGCGGCTTGACCAGTTGTGGTTTTAAGCTGCACGTCTGTTATTCCTGAATACGTCTGTTCGCCGATCAATACGTCTTTGCTCATAAATTCACTCCTCTCAAGATATTACCAGTGTGTTTCCATCTTGTACTGCGTCGACATTGTCAGTGATAACCAGCGTCTCGTCGACCTTTTCTACGCCATTTTCTTCAGGAAGCTCAGGTGAAAAAACAACACCCAACGCCTCTGCCAGAGCAGAAATGTTGGATGTTTGGTCTGATTCAAATTTTGCGCTTCCAAGAATATCCACCAACAGTATCTTTGCTTCTTCTCCAAAATCACATTGAGGAAGTGCGATAGTCTCAAACTCTGTTGGATGTCCTTCTGAGTCGACCGATTTTACGACAAGTATCTGTCCAACCGCTGCCTTGGTTGGTGCATTTGCCTTTTTTGAATTAAGTTCATTGATCGCCGAAACAGTGGATGATTTGGAGTCTGTGGAAAGGTCAGCCAAGTTGCCATTGTTGGATTCGTTCTGGGCGATCTGATCTTCCATGGCATTGAGATGTTCGGCTTTTAGTATATGCCCGTCTGCAAAAATATGTTTTTTGTAGCTCATGTAAATCCTCCTTCCTAAAGGATCATTTCTCCGAGCTTCGCTGTGCCCAGTATGGCTGTTGTTGTAGCGAGCGTTGCAAGAGTAAGCTTTCCTCCTACTATCGCAAGCCCTGCTCCAATGGCTAGTACAGAGACAATGCCGTTCTTGTCTACAAACAGGAGTTTTTCGGCGTTTTCTTCGCCTTGGCTTGAGGCAAAAGCTCCGATATTCTCTCTGGCTTGTCTTTTCTGATCTTCGGATAGATTTTGAGGGTTGTCGTATCTGACGCTTCCACCAGAAGCGACAGGGACACCTTCTTCTTCCTCATAATCCTCTCTCGGGTCGATGTATGCCCCGACATTAAGATCGTCCGGAGGCTCTTCAGAAATGACGGGAGACACATAAGCCGGAACCAATCGCCCGTCTGGTCCGACCACCATGGCTTTCCCGAAATTTTCTACGCCTTGATCTACATCCAGTTTATCTGCATCGTTGTATCCGCCGGCAGAAATTCCTGTGTCCTTGTATGCGCTTTCCTCGGATGACCAAACCAACCAGTTCCCGTTGTCTCCAATCATCGGAGGGTGCATTTGCGCCTCAAGGACAGCTGCACCTGCCTGCAATACTTTTGTCACCCAGCTGTCTTGGGGGTTATCGCAGCTGTTTCCGCAGTGTGTGAGGGATTTATTTACTTTTGTGACCCAGACCTCAGATTTGACGACCGTTTCGCCTTTAAGATACTGGAGTTCGCATTGACCTTGTCCAACTTTGGCAAGGTCAGATTCCATGATCGTCCAGACAACAAAGTTTCCGTCAATTTCGATGAGACAAGGATATGCTTCGATGTCTCCACATCTCCTGTGCAAAAGAGCTACGGTTCCAGACCCGTAGAGCTTTTTCCAGCGCGAGATATCGAACAGAATCTGCCTTGCTTTGTTTTCGCCATGCCTTCCGATTGTAACGGGAGATCTTTTTCTCGCATACTGTTTATCCATGTTCCGTACTCCTTTATTTGGGATTCTCTAATCCTTGCAAATCATGCTTCGGGATCATAGTACAGCCATACGGGATGGTGAGGATCTGTCGGTTCGTCCTTGCCGATATAAATTCCTGCAGCACCGGGCGTTCCGTTGAATTCCCCGTTATCCAGCGATGTTCTAATTCTATCAGCAAGCTCTGTCGCTTCATTGACGGCAGAAGTAACATCAGCGTTGATTTTGACTATATGCCCTTCCACCAAAATATCCGCCAGTGTTTCAACAGTAGCCCTTCGGAGCTTTCCGTCTATGACGATCAAAATATGATCTGCCAATTCAGCCGATGCAGCCACCGGCTTATCTGTGATTTTTTCAATAGCCATAGAATACCTCCTACAGTTCTGTCACAATGGCAGGGGGCAAAAGAGCGGAATCTTTTTGTTCCTGTGTGTAGGAATTTACTTTATCGATGACTTGTCTGGAGAAACTTATGTCCTTTGCTACGAGGTTGTAGTGCGTAATTGTTCTCAGCGCAAGCTGATATACGCCACACTTAATTCTCTCGTTGGGACAGGTTTCATTTTTTTGGAACATCTTCTGGATGATCTCGAACATGTGGTCCATATCTATTTCATCTGAGCTTTTTCTATAATAAAGCATCTCAAGAGGACCTTCCATGCAATCGAAAGGAACAATTTCTCCAAAACCAATTGCTTTGTATTCTGCTTTAATGGACTTAAAAGCCTTCTCCGCAGAAAGCGTTCCAGAGTACACTCTAGCATTGTGTCCGACGATCAACGCATTAAGGGCCTCGACCATAAGGTCAAGATCGCCAGCAACGCTTTCGAAAATTTCCATTCTATGTTCCGTAGAAACAGTTCCCTCACTTGCTGCCACGAAAAGGTTCAAGGCAGCTATATCAAACTTTGATGCAATATTCATGTTGTCACCTCTTAATGACTGCTTTGCGTTCCTACTAGACTAACGCCCGAACAGTTGCTGCCACAAGTTGAGCAGCCTCCACCGCAAGAAGAAACGCAACCATTGTAGCAATGATTTCTACAGCTTCCGGAGCAACCCCTAAATCCACAAGAAACAGTGCAGGTCTCCTTGCAGGAACCGCTGCATCCTCCAGTACAGTGCGTTTTGCATGTACTTGTGCATCCAGAACATACGTTGGTGCAGCTGCCACTACATCCGTCGCACCCATTGCAGCTTGTAAGACAACCACCGGAACAGTTTCCACCACAACTTCCGGTACATGATGCGGAGCATTCTGTATAACAGGTTCCGGTGCAGGACGATTTGCATTCACCCGGAGTTGTCCTTGCTTTCGACTCTGCCTCAAATGTAGTTACTGCCGCCTCCAACATAGCGAGTTCTTCTTCGGAGACAATTCGTTTGGGATCTAAATCTGGAACTAGGTCAGAATTGATCGCAGCGAGGGGGGTTGCAATTTTCTCATAATGCTCCCCAAGAATCAGATTTCCTTCCGCAGGTTGGTTTTCAAAGTCAAAGTCTTGACTTCCATACATCAGCACCGATCCAGTGTAGCACCTTTTGAGGCATTCTTCTCGTACTCGCTTTTTGAGATCAAGAAATCTTTCATGGTCGATATATGCCACCTACTACACCTCCTCCGCCAAAGATTTGAGCATAGCGTATTCGTTCTCGCCAACTATTTCGACAGCCCAATCAGCAGGAATATCTAACAAGTACCGTGTTCCTATGTTTTCTTTTTTGTATATCAGGTTCCAGTAGTATGCGTTTGCTAAGACTCTAGCCTGGTGCATTTTGCAAATAAAGGTCGCTCTTTTATTCGGTGTTCCATATACCTGATAGTTATATGCCGAACACCATGCACATCCAGATGCGATGGGGCAGCTCCAGCACTCCTCTGTGCTTTGAGACTTCCGGTCGATGACAGAGAGTTCCTGTACCCTGTCGCGGTGTTCCTGCAAATTCATAATCCCATTCTCAAGGTCTCCGATTATGAACGGCTCTTGTGCTCCGTTCAGGCTAGATCCCATGTATCTGAGGCAAGGAAAGAATTCTCCTTTCCAATTGACCGCAAGCATGCTTCCGCACCCACCGCACCAGTTTTGGTTATCTGATTCCTTCATGGGGTGTCCGATGTGTTCGTCAAATATGGACAGATAGGGTTGATTTTCCATAGCCAACAAATCGTCAGCCAGTCCTCTGAGCTGTCTGTACAGAATTTGGGCATGAGAAAGCTCCCACCCTTCTTCGAAAACGCAGTTCAGATAAATCTCGTCATACCCTTCCTGAAGCAGGCTGTTTACAGCACTTCTTACATGCATGACATTTCCGGGAGCTATCGTCATTTTACTTCCTATGAAGCCATGTTTGTTCATGTAGTCTTTGGCTGCAGCAATTGCAAGGTCATAACTTCCAGTCCCATCAGGAAAGACTCTGCAGGAATCATGGAGTTCCTTGTTCCCATCAACGCTAACAGAAAAAGAGATTCGACCTTCCCATTTTTCCAGAAATCTCTGTACGCTTTCTGTGAAATACAAGGTGCCATTCGAAGATATACAGATCATATATCTGGTCGCCAGAGGGTGATTGAGCAAAAACGCCTGTTCCAGAAAATAGTCCATGATTTGATCGATCAAATCTACTTCGAGCAGTGGCTCTCCACCTATGAAATCCAAGATAACACCGCTGATTTTGTCCGATGTGATATATTGATTCGTCCTGCTGTCTGCAGCCAAAAGGGTGTCTACAATTTCTTTGGCTGTCTCAAAACTCATTCTGTTTCGAGATTTCGCTCCCTGATAACAATAGGAGCAATTCAGGTTGCATTCCTCTGTGATCTGAAATGTGATTGTTTTTGCTCTCCAATCGTTTACCTTGAAGGTATCATCGGCATCAATCGGGTGATAAATCCGTCCAAGCTTATCAGAGAACGACTCGTGCTTCTTCATTCTGCTCCCCCTCGCATTGACAGACTTGTACTTCGATCGAGTTGGTTGAGTAAGTCAGCTCCCAGTTCAAAACGGTTCCTTCGACGACACGGGGCAGATAATCATTCTGCAGAGTTTGTTTTGCAATCTGGAATTCTTTGTAGGTGGCGTGGTAGTCCTGTTCCCACTTTTGATATGCAGTAGTGTTCTCTAACCCTTTGGAGGCTGCATACGCAAGGAGTTCTCTCAATGCTCCCGTTTCATAATCGAGCATTTCTATCAAACTGGAAAGATCATACGGAATATCAAATACAAGCGTTTTCATATTCTCTCCTTACTGCACATATGCAACAGGCACATGTGTCCATTCTGTCCCGTTGTGGTATTTAAGTCCGCCGGTAGTAGGAGTTGTATCAATCCACAAGATATTCGTACTATCAGGGGCTTCTTTTCCTGTAGAGAAAAAGGCGAACTCGGAAATGGCTTCAAAATATGGTGCTCCACTAGATCCTTGGACGAGGAAAGACTTTTTGTCAGGATTCTTGATTTGGCCGAGTTCATCGCTTGCAGCAGCGAAAAGAATTCTGTTGGCTATCCAGTTGTTCTTCCCTGTGCCACCTCTCAAAACAGTAAGCACGCCGGTTTTAATGTCGGAAGTTGCGTGTGAGTGTCCTTCTCCAGCAGCACCAATAGACATGGGCGTAATCTGATGCGGGTTGTTTTTGTTTGCGATGTGGGCAATCAAAGCTCTGATTGCAGCCGCAATTTTTCCGAAGACAGTTCCGATCGTATCTCCTGACATTATATTTCCGATTTCCTGTGCTTCTGTAAATTTAATCTCTGTGTCTTTGGGATGCGTATTCGGAACTTCACCAAGCCCAATTTGTGCTTTTGTGACCTTGTGCGGATTGTCGTAGTCTTTCAAGTGGTCATCAAAGTCCTTTTGATATGCATACATGGTGGATGCAACCGAAGCAGTAACGTTTATGGCTTTGTCGATAATGATACGAACGACAATCTCATTCTCAACCAGTTTATTTGCCGCAGTGCTAAGAACAGGTTCGCCTTGGTCGCCGAGATGAATGTAAGCAAACATCACCTCTTCCTGAGTGCCCACATCGATAGCAAATACTCCAATTTCCGTGAGAGTGAAATCGTGCGATACATTTCTGTTGTCGAATTTCGTTGCTACATCGACATAGTTTTCGCCTTTAACAATTTCACCAACAACGGGGCTTTCAAAGATTTTGTTGCCCAGTTCGGTCATCTTTTCGGGTTCAGAGGGGACGTCCCCATTCCCGAATTCAAACCTTGTAAACTCTATAGTGGCGTCTCCAAACAGGGCCTGAACCATCAAGCCGATGCCACTGTCGGTAGTTTCAACGAATATGGACATATTTCATTACCTCCCTGTCAGCCTTCGGTTAGGATATTACCATTTTCATCAAGAAGAAGGTTTTGGTCTTCGTCTACGAGGATGTCAGGGATAGAGAAGTCGTATTCTTCTTGGGTGTAGGTTATTCTTTTGCTATGTGTGATTGTTCCTGCAGTATAGAAAGAATGATCCTTTCGACCAGTGGCTCGGAAAAGAATTCTAACGCCTGCAGGTTTGACAATGGGCACCTTTAGAAGTCTCTGAATATCAAGCCCATTAAACCGCTCAAAATTCAGGATAATGGTCGCAGGAACTGTTGCATCCTCCTCATATGTCAGTGTTCCTTCCCATAACATGTGGATGGATCTTAGAACATCGGCATATGTCCCCTTTGCCGTGTTGACGAAGATTTTGTAGAGTAGGAATACTCGATACATCTCATCTTCATCGGTATAGGGGTAATTGGCGTCTCTTGCAAGAGCAATCGCCTCGCTGCGGGTCATGTCTGCAATGCTGCCTATTCCGTCCAGCTGTTTTCCGACTGCGACCTTGATGTCTCGCTCGATCAGGAGTTGAGAGAAAAAATCATACACTTCTTGGAGTTCAACGCCAATTACCTCAACAAGAGCCTCGATATTCGGCTTTCCTCGAAATTGCTCAAGCAGATCACTTTGGAGATTTACAACATATCTATTACTCATAGAAATCCACCGTTATCATGTCTTCGCTGGTGAAGGCTCTCTGTCTAGCTGTAATTGCTTGGCTTCGAGCTGTGTACACGCTCGGTTTTTCTTTGTTCGAGGTTGCTGTCAATGTAATGTCGATGTAGTTGATGCCTGAGAAAGCATCGTAAAGTTCGGTCATGAAGCGCATGGGAACCACATCGGTTCCTGCGTCCAAATTCTCCATATTTTTTGTTACAACCGATCGCAGTAGTTCTTCGTAATTGTCCGGAATGCTCTGAGAAGAATTTCGCTCCAATTTCAGATGGAACCACACATAGACAATCTCGGGGCGGCTGAACTTGATAGTGAAATTTTCATCATAGGAACCTACTATAGTCACTTCTTCATTTCCATGTGTGGAAATGCCTGCGGCTTTGTTTGCGAATATTTGCTGTGCAATTTCGTAGTTGTCTCCTCCATCAACAACGATTTCGATGCTGTGAGGGGGACGGCCATATTCGTCGGTAATGTCGCTATCGTTCTCGTATGTAGCAACACTAGCGACGCCTTGTACGTTGTTCAAAATCGCACTGCGTATGGTGTCAAGCATTGTCTTGGATCGGTTGAAAATCTTATCTGCATATGACATCCGGAACTCTGCGTCACTTTCTTCATCTCGTCCCGCAATGTAGCCGCTGACATTTACAACGCTTTGGAGGCCGGCATCTGCCTTTACGATATTCGTAATGACTCCGTCCGGAAGCAGAATGTTTCCTGTTTCGACAGTGCCGAACGTGATGATTGATGTGACGGTTTCTGTGGTCAGATTCTCTGAAAGAGTCAAGTCGTTTGTTGTTCCTGCGTCAGCTTCGATATTCAGCAGCTCGTTCTCGGTATCTACGCTGACGGTGAAGTCATTGCCCATTTCTTCGGCCAACCCATTCAGAATTTCAAGAGCACTGAGGGTTCCAGCTGTATGCCGGTAGTCTTTGTTGTTGATGATTACTATGTACGGATTTCCCGTTTGCAGGGATGCCACTTTTATCGCAGCTTTATTGAAAGCAGATCTCGATATGGTCCGGCTCTCGGCAAGAGACAGCTGTGTTGTCGGATTCGTGGTAGAGGCAATGATCGTTCCTGCTGCAAGGACCGTTCCATCTTTGCCTGTGCAGTGGATGGGGTAATAGGATTTCGCCGCCGGCTCTCTCGTGGAGCCGCCGTACTGAGCAGCATTATCCAGATTGATGCCTTCCGCTGTGGCAGGATACTGAGAATAATAAACACTCTCTCCAAACTCCCACAATTCTGCGATCTGATCGGCAACATTTGTCAAAACATGATTTATCAGAGACTCGGGGTTCTGACGGGTATTGACACCCCACCGCTCTGAGAGGTTCTTATGCAAGGACTCAATGATCTCATCAAGTCTTTTGATATTCGGCCCTTTCGGTGTAAGCCCATATTCACTCATAAAGCGTCACCTCTTCCTTGAACACTTCCTCCCCTACCGTTACGGTGTAGCGGAAGGTTGCAGATCTTTTTTCACGGCTATATTCGACCTCTGTTACAATCGCCGCATCTACTCCTTCTACCTGAAGGATCTTTTCTCGAAGTAAACCCTTGATCGCATCTGTGTTCGGGTTCTTAATGAAGACCTGTTCAAACCAAGGGAAACCTAATTCTGGACCGAGCCGCCATTCGCCATAAATCCATCTCAATTTAATCAGGATCGCCTGTCGAACGCTGTTTGTGAGGTAGATGTCACCTGTCTTCGACACGTCGATATCGCCATCTTTGTTCAACCTAATATCGGCCATCATTGTCCTCCCTTTGTTTATAAGCTGAGAACCCACTGTGTCTTGTGAGGTCGGAGTTTCTTTGCTTTGTTTGTAAGTTGATGTCTGCCAAAAAGTCCCGTTAGAGGCAATTTGGGCGGCTGTGAAGCGAATTGTAGGGCGATCACTTCAAGGTTTCTTCAATGCCTCCCTCTACAGACAACCCACCACTGACAGTCATTCCGCTCCCTACCTCCAGAGAACCTTCTATTTTCACCTGTGGCGATTTCATGTTGACGGAAGGAGCTTCGATCTCAACTTCGTCCCCTTTTACTTTGACGGTTGTTGCTCCTCCGGCCGTTATCACAATGCAGTTTTCAGCACATGCTTTCTGCATGGCAGCATTCGCAGCAGGAGCAAGACCCGGAATACACATGGCGTTGCTCATGTCGAAGGGCAGATCAGTGGGGGTTTCCTGTCCATACATCCAATAATCGAGAGATTGCTCGGAAACTACGATCATGCATCCGTCTCCGCCTTTGATGGGGATAGCAACTGTTGCCTGACCACCAGATCCCTGAGAAATGGAAACAGGGACACCAGAGATCTGCGGATAGTCGATAGTTGTTCCATCTGGCTTCCTGAACTTCATCGCCGGCTTCACTGTTGCCGTTCCGCTTCCGGGATCGTATGAGACGATAGTACCAGGCATTGCTGTATGGACGCCCTTCAAAGACTGATTGACAGTGTTGGTAATCTCTTGGACAAACTCCTGCATCATGATTCCTTCACCTCTTTCAGTCGGGCCTTGCATATCCAGTCGCCAGAAACATTATCGCCAGAAATGCTTAACGAATAGACGCGGAAATACCCAGTCACCATTTTGCTCTCAAGCTTAACATAGTCATCTATGTTGATTGCGCCGTTCATAAAATACTCGACATCCCAGCCGATTGTATTTTTTTCGTCAGACTTGTCGGACGCTTCCGTGATTCGGGCGGGAATACCAAGCAGTCCAGTTTCCGGGGACAGAACATAGACTTCCTTGGACATTACATCCCCGGGCTTTTTCACTTGCATGACCCCATTCTGGAGACTCCAAACAAGACCGCAGCAAGCGCAGCCCTTGGTCATTATGTCTCTAGCCATACCAACAAAGCTAAATCCATTCGGAATATCGACAAACTCGGCATTGTAGGAGTAGGAGATGGCGACACCCATCTGGGAAGAAACATCATCAAAAATTGTTTTCCAATTGACAGTCCCGTTGTACGAGAGGCTTACATAGGTGTCTCGGATCTCCACAAGGTTGTCTACTATGTCAAGCTCAGTTTTTCTGTCTGCGCCATCATTCGAAGTTACTGCTTGAGTTACGATTCCGGAAAAAATTAGAGGCATACGGTTCCCGTATCCTGCTCTAAGTGCCACAACACAGTCTTTTTCTTCAAGAGCTGCCAAATGGGCATCATTGAGGTTCCAAATGCTGAGAGTGGCGGTGTTCTGTGTTTCTTGGTCGGTTCTTTCCACAGAGAAATCTATGTGCAGCGGAACAGGCTTTTCTCCGCCGATCTCAAATCCTGTGCCCCCGGCCTTGCCGGCAGACAGACGATATTGCCGATCAAAATTCTCAAGACCTGCCATTCTCTCACCTCTTATCTATCACAAACCATTGCAATGGTCATTCTGCAATTTCATAAAAAACACGCATTAGCGCAGAATCTATATATAGTTACGGTATATTGGTTACGGTTACGGTTACGGTTACGGTTGCGCCGGAATTTCCGTGGAAAGTCGCGGGAAATTCCACGGAAATTCCACGGAAATTCCGAAGCAGAGGTTTTACCCAATGTCGATAGGGCAAAATATGAAGCTTGCGTTTCCGTTTTTGAAGTCATTGCGACCAATGCGTTCGAGTTTTGTTCTGACACCAAATATTCCGGCTGGAATCTTGGCAACGGTGTAAAAAATATTTAGCGGGAATCTCGGGACGATTTTCATTCCTTGAATAATCGGCTCTCCGAGAGTGTTGAGCAACCCAAATTTCCAGTAGTCTCCGGTATCGTTGTAGGTAAACCGGATCTGGTATGGTGTCCCAGAAAGGACGATGCGGGAAATGCTATCATTCATATCAGGAACTTCGATGAAACTATAATCCATTCCGTTTCTCCCACAGCACATCCTGTGCATTATGATATTTTGTTTCAGTAACGGTCATCTGTGTGATATTTCTTGCTATAGATTGACCGTTTTCTGAAACGGTTGTTTCTGTGTCTCTTGCGGATGTACTTGCCCCGGTCGAGGGCGAAGTTGACTCAGTAGTAACGCTTGCTGTTCCGGCTTGCGCTCCTGTTGTTCCGCTTTTTCCATAGGAGTCAGGGATTGTCGTCGTTGAAGCGGTAGTTATTCGAATTTTTTGAAATTCAATCGGAATCTCTCTTGCGTAGCCAATCTCTGTGCTTTTGTTTAGTCCAAGGCTTGTAATTGCCATGTTCGTATATGTCTTATCCGAAGTAACGATGGTTACAGGATAAGCAGAATAATACAGTTCTTCGAGTTGGCTAACAATCCTCTCCGTCTTTCCACGCCCACCGTTTCTTCTCCAAGTCACTGGGGTATCGGTGAGAAATAGCACCATAGACAATGTCTCAGGCTCTAGAATGATGGCGTCGCTTACACAAAACCCAGACTCGACAGAATATGTTGGTACAGTTGCTGTCAACGATCTTTCTTCACTAATAAGTGCATCGAATTGTATTCCGGCTACTGTTACTGGTCTTTTTGCTTTTGCCATTTTATCACCTATCTTGCATACGCCAATCCACGAGCCAGCTCTCTTGTTATGTCATTTGCAGATTTTCCCATGGTGTTAGCTGCCTGACGCTGGATTGCCTTGTCTCCATTAAACTGATTGCTAATTGATACATTTTGGAATACATTTCTGGTGGATTGAGAACTTGTAACGTTTGCAGCCGTTGCTGGCCGAGCTGTTCTAATATTTGACAGAGCGATCGCCGCAGATATTACTTCCTTGGCTGTAGCAAATATACTTCCTGTTTGGAGGGCGGTAAAAACTTTTTTGCCTCTTTGTCCTGTTATGAGTTCCGGCCCATTTTCGCCTGCGACAAATGTATCCTCTGAATAATCTGTACCAACAGCATATCCGGGGACTGTGCTGGAAGCGTCTGTGTCACTTCCACCGCCAGTCACAGCATCAACAAGCCATTGAATCCCTGTTGCTATACCTCCAGCAACCTTTCCGAGAGCATCAATTATTACAGCCAGTACATCTGCAATTGGCTGAAGTATGCCGAGAATCGGTTCGAGAATCGGCAAAATTGACTCAAGCAAGGTGATGATGACAGGCAGAATAGAAGATGCTAGATTTGCAATTATCTCAATCAGTGGACTGACAAGAGGAAGAAGTTCCTCGATGAACGACATGATTGCCGGCAATATTGCCTCAATGACCTGAACCAGCAGTGGCAGAATCATCATTATGACTTCCAATATAATCGGAAGTAGTTCTTGAACAAGCTGAAGAATGATAGGAAGAAGCTGCTCTATACAGGATAACAACACAGGAAGAACCGCCTCTATGATCTGAAGAAGAACCGGAAGAAGCTGGTTTATAAGGTCTATGATTATGGGCAGTGCAGCTTGTGCGAACTCAAGAATCACAGGCAGAATAGCGTTTACACACGAAAGAATCACCGGAAGAATACTCATCGCAAACTCAACCAGTGGAGGCAGCAATGTCTGTATTGCTTCTAATAAAAATCCGCCCAGACTGGAAGCAAGATTTCCTATGAACGGAATAAGTGTCGAAATTGCGTTTACGAGATGTCCGCTAAGGGTCTTTGCTACGTTTGCAACAACGGGCAACAATTTTTTTGCAACACTAAAAAGCATCGAGAGCTTGCCACTTGCAAGATTTCCGATAAGCGGCGCAACTTTCTTTATGATGTCAATGATTCCGGGACCTTTTGCAACAACGAAATCTACAATGATCGGCAGAATTTGTTGGAGCGCATTAAATAGACCCGTTCCTATTTCACCAGCAAAATCCTTGATTCCTCCAAATGCATCTTTAAGGCGATTTTTCAACAGTAAAATAGATGTGCGGAATTGGGCGAGATCAATTCCTGCTTTCTTCAAGGAATCACCAAACAAGCTGTCTTTACCCTGAACAAATGCAAAGAAATCCTCTACGACTAGAGCCACAAGAGTAAATGCTGCAGCAATGGCAGCGATAAGAAGCTTGGCGGGAGAAAGAAGCCCGACAACAACTTTCACTAAAGCTGCTACTTTGCCGAGGTTTCGTACCAACAACATTCCCGCTAGAGCACCGCCGATAATCGTGATTATTCTGTGCGCTCCTCCTAGTTCTTCCGCAAAATCACTTATATTCTGAACCCAATTGCGAACGACGGTAAGTCCTTTCGTGCCAATTTGGAGTATTTTCTGTGCAGTTGGCATGAAAAATTGACCAACTATAGTTTTAATCTCTTTGAGTTTGGATTGAAATGCAATTAAGGTGCTTCTGTATGAACCAAGACTTCGTTCACAATCTCCAACGGCATCAGTGCTTTGAAGTAGAATTGCTTGGTAATTGACCATCATCTTGGTCGCTTGATCCAAGGCGTCGTACTTTCCTTTAAGCCCAAGCTGATGCATAGCTTCGGCTCGTGTAACATCATTGAGGACAGCACCGATTGTTTTCGCTGCTTCCGATTCGCCCATAACCGCCTTTTGCATTGCGTTTACAGCAATACCCTCGTCTATGTTGTTGAAGGATGCCAGATCTAAAGCCAGGGTTGTCATAGACTGAGTAAGCTCATAGGCTTCTTGTCTCATATCAGTTCCCATGAAACCTACAACCAGATTTTGCATATCTGCCATGTAGGTTTTTATGTCATTTGCATTTCGACCTATTGCATCTGAGTAGTTTTTCGCCCATTCCTCTACGGTTTCGTTCATGCCTTGGAACACGACATCAAACTTGTTTTGCATTTCCTCGGCTTCAGACGCGAGGGAAACACAATCCTTTATAACGCTCGTAATCCCTGCAATCGAAAGGGATATTCCTATAGCACCTAAAGCCTTTTGCGCTGTGTTTTTTATAGTATTGATCGAGTTGTTTACTTTACTTATATCGCCGTCTTTGACTTTGAAGCCAACAACGTTAATAAATTCTGCTAGGGTCATAAGAACACCACCGTTCGTACCATATGAGGATTGACGCACAGAAGAAAGACTGTTAAAATGAAATCGCTTCCACTAATTACAAAGGAGTGTGTCGGATTTGAATCAAGTAATTGCTGGCGATTATAAGGGCGGCGTTATAACATGGAAGAACGCCAGAAAGGGCCTGTTGATTTCTGTGCCAAGATTTCTTATCGGCCCAAAAAAGATTTTTGTGAACAAAAACACTGTTTCTGAATGGGAGGTCGTAGATCAGTCGTCTAGAAAAAGCCTTATCAGTGGAGCCGCAAGAGGGGCTGCTGGAGCATTATTGTTCGGTGGGGTCGGTGCTATTGCCGGAGCAGCATCAGGCAAAAGCAAAACAACCTATCAAGTATCTATAGTTTTCAATGACGGTAAGAAGGCTCTCTGCGAAATTGATGAAAAAACTCATAAATTTTTGCTTTCTGTTCTATACTGACCCGTAACAAAAGACCTCCCACACCAATGGGAGGTCTTTTGAATACGCATATGCGGAAGGAGAGAATCTTTTAATCAGACTGTCGCTTCATTTCTTCTGAAACGGCACGTTCTATGTCACAGTCCATGCTATAAAGTGCGTATAACTTCAACGCTTCATCAAGGGTGTATGCTTCATCAAGCTCTGATTTTGAGGCGATCTTCGCCTTGATTAGCGTGTACATTCTCATTTCTAGTTCGCAGAACTGGCTTGCATCGAGGTATCCGTATTTGCTGTACTCGGAGTCAACCGCTGAATAATTCCTTGCAGCTTTCCAAATCGGCCTCCGAGCTTCTTGAAAAAACCCTTGAAGTTAATTCTGATAACCTCAAAACAGAGAATATACATATCCTGAATGTCGGTACAGAAAATTTCATCAGCAAGATCTTTGGTGAGAAGTTGAGGTCTATCTTCCGTTGCATAGCAATTGACGGATATATTCTGGTTGTTGATGAGCAACTGCATCATGAGTTGTTCGATTTTATCGCCAGAGAGAGTAGAAAAAGCATCTGTAAATGCACCGATAGCATCGTCCAGTTGCATGTCCATAATATCGCCAGTATTTTCGGTTGTTGTTGCTTGTGTTTTTTCAACATCAAGATCAAGTTTGCCAAATACGGCAGATACAGCAGGCAGAATTCCACCGATAAACGGGGAAATGATCTTTGCAAGTTCTCCGCTCAGATTTGCGGACGTGAATGCGCCAAAAGGCTTGATGTAGAAAGTTGCGTCACCAATGGTTTTCGTGACGACCTCCATTCGTTTTAATGCCATTATGTTACCCCCTATAGACATTCTTCTTGGTGAAACAGGGTCGCTCATGCGGAGCGACCCTGCTATTTTTATTCAGTAAGTTCACCAGAACCAGTGTGAAGCTCCCACTCTCTGTTGGACGACTCTTTGCCAAAGCTGCGGGAAGTGGCTTTGATCGGCCAAGCGGCATCAGTGCTGAACACCATACCGCCTTTCAGATCCTTAATAAGCACAGGGAACATGCCGTCTCCGCTCTTTCTGTCCTGAGCAAGTTTCTGCTGGAGGAAAGAATTTGTATCAGAAGTCTGCAGAAGAGTCAACTTAACGACAAACGTATCATCAGGGTTTACGCTTCTTACAATTTCGCCATCGCATCCAACTTTCTTTGTCATGCCATCACCTGCGGGATCAATGGACAAAAAGCTGTCATCAGCGTAACCAGTGACGATATGATTACCGAATGCAACAGTAACTTCCTTGGGATTGTAAGTCTTAATCTTACCCATTTATTGCGCCTCCTTCCTTACATTTCGTAGGTCAAGCTGCCGTTGAGTTCCGCAAAGTGAATTGCGCCGGCGAGTCTTGCCTTGAATTTACAGCCAGTCAGGACACGGGATGCCTTGTCGGAAGCAGGAATGCTTGCTGCCAGAGGCACAGACGTAGAGTAACCGGGGATGCGGTTGCCGTCTACGTCAAACTCATCGGGAGCGATGCCGCCAATATCTTGACCATTCTTGAGAGAGGCGATCATCTGGTTCTGCACCAGACTGATACCATTATCCGTGTAGGGGATCTTCGGAGTCGTGACAAACAGGTTCACAACACGGACCTGCATGTCGTTCTTGAGCCAGTCACGGAAACGGATGATGTCAACCCATTCGCCGGCTCGTACCTTGCCGTTCATGGAGACCTTCTTATTGCCGACAGTAATGAAATAGTTGACATTGCCAGCCTTCATTGCTGCCATTTCTGTAGAGGTGAGCTGACTGGGATAGATTGCAGAAAGAGACTTGAAAGCAGATGTCTCAGTACCAGACTCGTAGTTGAGCCACTTTGCAACCCAAGCGCAGTTGATGTACTTGTTTGCATCAGGAATTTCTTCTGTGGGCTGACCAGCGTACTGTCTTCCGTAGATAGACATGGTGCGGTAATACACGTCACCGACTGCAGGCTTAAATTCTACAACCTCATCTTCGAAACAGTCCAGTTCTGTGTAGCAGAACATTCTGTCCTGAGTTTCGATATAAGCCGCAATTTCTTCGTACTCAGATGCATCAACGCCAGCGGTGCAAAGGACGTACCAGCCAGTGACATCGCAGGCTCTCTGGACAGCATTAACGGCAGGTTCTGAGACATAGATGTTGTTTCCATCTGTGTCGAGTTCTGCAGTTTCAACCGTCTGCAGAGGTGCAATGTAGATGCTAGACGGAGTGGGAGATTGACTGAAAGCGGCGAGTGCTGCGAGACCGACAGGATCAGCCTCTTCGCCTACGACAACCCAGCCAGCAGAAACAACTTCCTCCAAAGAGGCATAAACGCCGATCTTGGGAGGTGCATTATCGGGTTCGGTCTTGGGCAGAGGACCTACGATACAGAGATTGTCGAAACTGGTGTCATCAACCAGCGGGGTGGCGAGGTCGATGCTGACAGTTGCAATCTGGTCGTAATTTTTACTCATTGCCTGTTTCCTCCTTGATTACAACATTTGTGAAGTAGCCGGCTTCTTTATCGGCCAGCTCAACAGACCCGCCTCCGCTAGGCGTCTGTTCTTGAACAGGAATTATTACCGCATCTCGCTCTTTTTCTGTTGCTTCATCAACGTAATCCCCAGTCGGGCTTGTCGTAGTAACAGGTTCTTGATCTGTATATTGCGGTTCTCCTGTTATCGGATCGTCTATGCGTGTGGGATAGTGGATACTGCCTTCAGACAGAACAGCGGAGTATCCCACAGCTGCTTGAGTGAAGTAAAACTGGACGACCATTCTTGAGCGGTATGCATAGTTTGAATCATTAACGATCGATGTCAGATCCTGCACATCTCCGTCTATAACCATACTGACGTCATGCTGATGAGACCACTCAACAGAATCTTGAGAGTTGATATAGTCTGCAAGACTAAGCATATCGTCCACTGCAGAATTGGCGTATGCAACAACCTGCCCTGTATCGTCATCCTTTATTGGATCGCCGGGAGAAAACAGATCAATAGTCATCGGGATCTTCGAATGATAGAACCCGACATTGACGCCGTTTACAATTGAGTAATTGGGAGTTTGGTTCCGTCTTACTGCTCCGGGCGTTATAACAACAAGAGGAATCGGCGGCTTTGCTACTCGGCTTTGGTTCGCAAAAATAACAACAGCTCCGGGAAAATACCTCTTCACAAGAGTCCGGAAGAGTTCTTTAGCAGCAGATACTCTCATGGCAATGACACTCCTTTTGAGATCCGGGTATTCCTACTGGATCGTGTTCGATATCCGTCGAAAGTGCTGCATCTCTGGGAACAAGCACAAACTGATAGTTATAGTGAGATAAGACCGTATGATCCCACATCTGTGATGAGATGCACTCAAACCATTCTCCGTGATAGAATAGAAGATCGCCTTTTCTGTTGCTGTCTTGATCTGCGACGACGAGTTGAATCTCGCCGTGAGCTTCGAGCCGTTTGATTTTTCGCTGACCTTCAGGAAGGGTCATGACCTGATCTGTCCCCAGAGGGTGGACATTCAAATCTGCAACAAAGTCCGAGTAACCGGATGCGAGATAACCACGAACTTCTCGTTGCTCCTCGAAACGTCTGACCCAGTATTTCTTGTTGAATAACCTAATATTCATCGGTCTACTATCCTTTCTTTATGACGAAGTTGACCGATTGCCGCATGTGGCCAGTGTCGATCAGAGGTTGTCCCGATCCTTTGCTCCGGACAGTAGAGGGAGCGTTTGGAGCAAAGTCGCCTTCAACAATTTCCTGCTGAACAATGCCTTTCACCACAACTCCCATCTCTTTTAAGATGCTTTCTGCGGAAGCTCCGTTGGCGAGATCTCTGTTTGCCTTCGCCCCTTGAGCCTTCAGCTTGTCTTCGTTGTTATCGAAGCTCTGTTTCATAAAAGGTCTGGCCGGAGTTGACGAGGAACCGAATTCGTTATAGGCAGCGACACTTACCAGATCCGTTCCGTCTTCATAAGGATCATCTCCCGATTGAAATCCAACGTGGACTTGAAGTTCGGTTAGCCGTTTAAGCTGCTCCATATACCTCTTGCCTTCAGGAGTAAGGTCTTTCAGATCAAACATTCAAATCATTCTCCCCACCACAATGAATGGGCACAATAACGGATCTTCGAATCTGCAAAAACTGCACCCCATAGGCTGTGAGACCCAGCTCGGCATCCGTTGCTAGATTCGACGATTGGTTCGCGCCGTAGCTTACACTGCTGCCGCCTTCTGAAACACTTCCTACGGAGAAGCCGACGCCGATAGTTCCCATATCTCCCAAAGGATTGACTCCATAGCCAGCCATCTTCATTTTGTGACAGACCAAATAGGCAAGTCCTTGTTCATAGAGACTGCCGAATTGTTTACGGCTTACCATAGGTCTTACCATTTCGATCCAATCGTTGAGCGTATCTTCATCGACGTCGACAAACTCAGCTCCGATCAACCGGATCATGTCTATGGCTGACATTTTCATGGACGGTCACTCCTTATTCGGCGTTATTTTCGGTCTCCTCTTCCTTCTTCTTCCGGCCTCTGGGCTTCGGTGTTTTTGTGCCCTGAGTGTCGTCGGTTTCGGGATCGGCGGTGTCGTCGGTTTCGTTGGGATCAGGCTGCTCCTGTTCCGGAACTTCTTCAGGAACGACAGCAATCACGTTGGTTCGGATAAAAGCCTTGATTGCGGGAGTATTTGCAACAACAGGGGTGATGGTCATGGTCTTGTCGGGCAGCAGCATTGTGGTGCCGATGTTTACGATCTTGGGGCTGGTGTTTTTGATAATCATGTTTTACCTCCTAAAGTTAAGGAGGCTACCAAGCGGTAGCCTCCCTTTCATTTCTCTTACCGATCGGTAAGTGTTGCCGAAAAAAATCAGGACACGCCAACGGCAATCAGAGCGGACATGGGATAGTACACAATGACGCCGGCAGTTCGTGCCTCGCAAGGAATGATGGTTTCCAGATTTCTGACCTGCAGAGGATACTGATAGAAGGGCATGGGATTTTCCAGAGACAGCTTGCGCTTGTCGTTCTTGAACAGGAATGCAACGCCCTGACCGTCTTCTTCAGCAGCATAGGGATTGGTGAAGGTGCTGTCGCTGTCCAGCTCGGCGGCAGAAACGATGTTCTTGATATAGGGAGCATGTTCCTTGATGAAGGACAGCACGGTGGTGGTAGTGTCGGGGATTCTGGTAGTGCTCAGATGCAGATAGACATCGGAGGGCAGGCAAAGGGTATCAGGACGCTCAACGTTCTTTGTCATCTTTGCGACCTGCTTCTGCATACCGGCAACATCGGCCAGAATTTCATCTGCGGTCTTTTCCAGCCAAGAGGTAGCACCGCTTGCACCAGCGCCGATGGCGAACAGAGGAATATTCTGACCTTCGGACAGAACGCCCATCAGGCCGGACTCTGCATCGCCGGCCCATGCGATCTTGTTCAGAATGTTGTCGATCTGGAAACGTGCAGATTCGGCCTTTCTGGAGTCCAGGGACTTGCCAGCCAGTCTGGATGCTCTCATTTCCTGTGCGGAGTAACCATAGGAGTCGCCGACGGACTTGATGATTGCATGGACGGGCTTGCCGTTCACGTCTGCACGGGGCAGATCGGTGGAATAGTTGTCGATGACCTTTGCGAGGCCGGTCTTATCGTAGGTATGATAAGTAACGGTCTCAGCGCCGGGGTCAACTTCAGAGCTGACGGGGAACAGGCTCAGAGCTGTCAGTTCAGGATATTCCACGTCGTAGGACTGAGCCTTGACGTGATCCAGTTCCTGTGCAAAGAAAACAGATGCCTGTTCTGCGCTGTCAAATCTTGTGCCGGGAGAAGCCATGATGGCGGTGGGGATAGCAGAATTCTGCAGAGCCTTCATTTCAGAAGGGTTGTAGTTGGTATGAGTGCTCATATTCATTTACCTCCTTGCTTACGCCTGTGCTTGATTGAACAGTTCAATCAGTGCGACCTTATGGATGGGATCAACACTGCCGCCGAAACGTGCCTTGATCGCAACATTGCCGGAAGCAACATTGGTGAAGAAACCTGCTTCTTCGCCGGATGCAACCATGTAAACGGCTTCGCCGTATTCAGGTTCAACATCAGCTGCGACACGGCCGTAAATACGACCATAGCGCATGACGCCCATAGAGGCACCCTTGCGAACACGGACCTTGTCGTCCAGTCCGTACTCGGTTGTGCGGTTGTTGACGGTAATGCCTTCGAAATCAGCAGCAGTTGCACCTTCCGCAGGCAGCTTGACGTTTGCACCGGGAGCGGTGCCCTTCACAACGCCAACGCCAAAGCTCATAACGCCGGTTTCTTCTTCGTTCAGGAATGTGTTGATTTCGTAGGGGGCGAGATCATAAATGCCACCTGCGACGCCAATGGGAGTAGTGAATCCGTATCTGGTTTGTGCGCTCATAATGGAATTCCTCCTTAAATCTTATTGGTCTGACGGTCGATCATTCTCTGACGAGCGTCAGCAGCAGAGGTGCCGGCTTCTTCTGCGGCACCAGAGTCCTTGTTGAACATCTGTCGCTTTTGATAAGCGGTGTCCTTTTCACTTTGAGCTTCGATTTCAGCAGCTGCAAGGTCAAACGCCGCAGCAATGTAATCTTCACTCTTGCCATCGAGCCGCATGCCGGGACGGACAGCGGAGATAATAGCCTTCTTTGCATCCAGAACAGGCATGTGCTCAAGGCCGTCCAAATTCAGCTGGCGGCCCATAATGCCAAGGGTCACTCGCTGAGTAACGATTGCATCGATGGAATCTTCGTTCAGGGTGGTCTTATCATCTTCGGCTGCAGGTTCTGTAGTCGGCTCACTTTCGGCAGAGTCTTCATTGCACCCAGCACCATCCTTCTTATCATCCTGATCGTCAGGATCTTCTACATCAGTTTGATCCTCGTGCGTTTCAGTTTCTTCGGGAGTGGCAGGCTCTTGTTCATCATTTTTGACGTCGTCCTCGGGCAGGACTTCTTCGTCCTTTTGATCGTCCTCGGCATCATTCTTTGCGTTCTTGTAGTCTTCAGCAGCCTTCATCTGATCGATGATACCAACCAGAGTTGCCAGATCCTCATCCTGCTGAAGAATAACGCTCTTTGCGGCATCAAGATCAGAAGGACCTTCTCCGCCGGCTCGTGCCACCTGTCGTTCCTTAATCGCAGAGATCTTTTCATCTGTGGTGAGAACGTTTTGTTCGACATCGCTAACAGCGTTTTCGTCCACAACAGTTTCCTCGGCGGTTTCAACGACAGTTTCTTCTGCAGGCACGGGGTCTTCGTCCTGCACAGGCTGTTGACTGCGTCGAGCCTTGTACTCAGAAATTGCCTGAGCCAGCTGCTCTGAAGTCAAGAGACCGTCGGCATGCTGAGTGGGCTTGGTCTCAGTTTGCTTGGGATTAGCCATTGCTTTTCCTCCTTGTAGTTTTCTGACAGGATCACGGCTGTCAATGTTCAGACGTGCCTGCTCACCTGCTCTGGCGTTTCTTACCAAAGCGAGGTGATTGATTCTAATGTTTCTTTGAATGGCATCATATCGCTGTCCATTCCATTCTCCGGGCGTTTCGTCTAGGTCGACATGATAGCCAAGAGAAAGTTCTTTGAGTCCTGCTGCTTTCATCTTATCCGTATCATGGATGATGATCTCAGCTCTGACATCGTCTCCACTGCGATATCCTTCTGTAAGGATGGTTCCGATCTGGTGGGAGGTGACATTGTTTTTGTCAACTTCACCTGCATCATGGGTTATGATAATCGGATGACCCTTGTACGACTTCAGGCTTTCAGCAGAAAAGACTTCATCTGGGAGTCGAAGCTCCCTTCTGACGCTTCCGTCAGCATTGTGATACTCGAATATACCCGTTGTTGTAAGAATAGGACGGTCTACGAGATATCCTTCAGAGGTGAAATAAGTCTGGTTCAATGGCAAATTGTCCAGACGAATCACCTTTGCTAAGCTAGGGGGCATGCGCTCCCCTCCTTTCGGAGAATGGTGATTATTCTGCAGCTGTCGCAGCTTTAACGGAAGTGGGATCTCTGTCATCAGCCGCTTCATCTCTCTTGACATCGTCTAGTTCGCCGGCAAAGAAAGCACCGCCGCCTTCGTCCAAGTTCTCCTGACTGTCAGATCTCTCCTCTGCCGAAGTAATCAGTTCGGTCAGTTTCAAGGTGAGCATCTGCAGATGTTCAAGCTTGTCGAGCATGAGAGTTTCATAAGTTGCTTCCAGATCACCATCCATGTGCTGGTACATCTCAATGGAGCAAGCCAAATTCTGAATGCTTTCGCAAATCTTCGAAAGATGTCTGCTGACATCTTCGACTGCTCTGTAGTTTCTCATGGGTCTTTTCTCCTTTCAAAGTATTCTGCCGGGAGGTCCTGTCGCAAGATTGGGGGGATCTCGGCTCCTTATAATGCCGGATACTACCATGTGTGTTACCGCCTTCCTTGAATACGGAACTCAACGACCAAAGCGGTCTCTTTTGAACGAGTCTTCCCATCCAGCAAATTTGTCTCGTTCAACAACATCCGGTGTGCAGTTTCTACCACATTTTTTATTCGACCGTTTGCATATGCAAATCGTTTTACCATCTTTGAAATAGATGTAAACGTTGATCTTTTCTTTGTTCTGCATGGTGGTTTACCCCTTGGGACTTACTGTTTCTTTTATAGGGACATCAAGTGTCTCATAATCGAATACTGGAATAGCAATGCATCTGCAGCAGTAATCTTCGCCGGGATGACAACGTCTTCCGGTGCGAACAACTCCTCGTTTCTTGGTCGTGTACCACATCTCCGGAGGATCGTCCCAGCTGAAGATCTTGCCGTTCAAAGCGTGGTGGCATTCTCGGACACGAGAATCACGGGAATCGGACCATCTGTATCTGTTGCATCCGGCATCTTGTTGCTGGGCTTTTGTTATCTGCGAATTCAGTGTTGCAATTTGATCTCTGGCAAGAGTTCTTGCCCGTCTTCTGGTTACTCCATATTCACGTTGGATCTCTTTCGTGATGTCTCTGATCGTCGAGCCAGACTTAAAGCCATGCAGTATAATTTGCTGCATCTCATCCAGTGTGTTCTGAGGGAGCGTTTTGATTTTTAGAACGTTTTCATCCACCCACCTGTGAACTATCGACTCGTAGAATTCTCCGCTATAGTAGTCATCCATGAGATCAATTCCCAAGGTGTCTTTAACCGACTTTTTCCATTCCCTCAGGGACATCCGTTGTGTCATTCTGGATACTTTGTCCACAAGTCTCTCTAGCCCGAATACAGAAACCCGTTTTTCAAGTTCTTGCGCCATTTGTCGGAACTTTTGTCTCAGCCAAGATTCCAAGTCACGAAGATCGTCGTTTCTGACACCATCTGTTCGTTGCGCTCTGTACTCGGTCATTATTTCAGGCAGGTTCTCTCTCAACACCTGATTCATCAACCTGACGTAACCAGCTGTGATCCTCATATATTCCCGCTCTGCCGTGTCTGGATATAGTGGGGTTCGCTTGCTGTGCAGGGTCGTGTGACCCCTGAATTTCGCTTTTACCGCCTTTTTTACAGCTTGTTGGTGTTGGTTATGGTTCAAGGATTATCTCCTCCCTGCTGCTTGGGGCGTTTGTAGGACAACAAAAAAGCATAGCGGCATTATTTGCCACTATGCGAATGGATTTTTCACAGCAATAACAAGAATGCAAATAGCCTTCAGAACTACCCAACGCCTCGACACCTAATGGTTGGTCGGCGTTGCCTCTCCTATACGGGCACCTCACCTCATCCTTACCACTATTTGCATTCCTGTTTTTGCCACGGAACTTTTCAGCCCTGCGCTCGTGCAAAAGTCGCATCCGTTTCACTCAATCCGGGTCCAGATGGTATTCTTTATCTTCCTCCGTTATGCACAACAAAAGGAAGAAGCCTCGCGGCCATGAGCAAGCCCAGAGTCTCGACCTCTGGTGATCCTAGTGTTTGGCGGATCTATCCATCGCTTGCATTTATGGTGGGCCTTCACGGATTCGAACCGTGGACGATCCGGTTATGAGCCGGAGGCTCTGACCCGCTGAGCTAAAGGCCCACGAAATGAACAGCCCCGCCTCTGTTCTTTCCCGCTACTTTTCCACCACAAGGGTAAGCGGCCTCACTTTAAGATCAGACTGCGATTTTCTTTGGAAGGAGGACTCCGAGAGTCCGGGTCACAGTCGCCCAACACTATGTCTAGATGAAGCATACCGGCTGGTCTCCGCACCCGGACTCGAACCGGGACGCCGATGGCACTTGTTTTTGAGACAAGTTAGTCTACCATTCCTTCATGCGGAGGTCAAATCTTCATCACTGTTGGTTTTGGCGGGAGCTAAGGGATTCGAACCCATGCGACATTACTGCCCTGTCGGTTTTCAAGACCGATGCCTTCACCGCTTGGCGAAGCTCCCATTTCAATGTTGGCAATTACCGAAAGAACCCGCTTACACTGTTCCCGCGTGGTACGCAGTCGTTGTCGCGCAAGCAGGTTGTTTTCGGCTCTTGGTAAGGACATATATGTCCTTGGCAGGGATGGCAGGGATCGAACCTGCGAATACGGGAGTCAAAGTCCCGTGCCTTTCCTCTTGGCGACACCCCTATATCGGACACGCATCTTTTCTGCTCTCTAAGTCAGCTGGCGGCGTGTCTGCCGGCCTCTCGTTCTGGCCTGTTCGGCGTCGCTGTCCGTCGTGTCACAGTACTATCGGTCTGTATTCCGTCCGGCTGTCGGATGGGAGCGACCCAGCTGTTTTCTCCTATCGTGTAGCGCGGCAACCGGCTTGCGCTGCCTTATGTCGGCAACGGCCCATGTACACCTCGGATTTGGAGCCGCAAACGGGAATCGAACCCGCGCAACCAGCTTGGAAGGCTGGTGTTCTGCCATTGAACTACTGCGGCATATGATGTGCTGGGCGAATAGGAGGATCGTCCAGCACTGCTCGTCTTTCCGAGCTGCCAGAAGAATGAGAAATGAAAGCCTCTGTGGTTCACCACACCACAGTGGAGCTGCTAGTCGGACTCGAACCGACGACCTGCTGATTACAAATCAGCTGCTCTACCGACTGAGCTATAGCAGCGTATGTTTGCCCTGCAGAGGCGAATGAATTCTACAGGGCATTGCCGTCTATTCCGAGCTGTCAAAACAAGAAAAAGAGAGGAAGATCCCACTTTCGTGGGTGGTGGGGCAGGTTGGATTTGAACCAACAAGGTGCAACAGCACTAGAGGAAATCGTCCCCAGCGTTTTCATTTCGCCACTGCCCCATAAGGCGCACTGTGTAGCTCAACCACGCTACACAGCACTTCTCGTCTTTTCCGAGCCGTCAAGTTACAAAGGAGTAGAAAATAGCCCCGCTTCCGGGAGTTGTGCCGTGGGCAGGACTTGAACCTGCGACTGTCGGGCTATGCCTTCCCGGTGATCTACCTTCTGATCTACCACGACTTATTCATTGAAATTGTCCTTATAAAAGCGGGTCGGCAAATGCCAACCCGCTTCATTATCATGCTGCGCCGTAACGCAAACAAAAATCCCTTAAAATCACAGAAAGCCGATCATCGAGATACCGATTTGCTTGAATTTTGATTGCCGAGGGCACACCGTAGTACGCACCGGCTATTGCTCCAGTAATAGACGCTAAAGTGTCGCTGTCACCGCCAACAGAAATCGCAATCCGGATCGCATCCTCGAAGTTTTCGGACTCCAAAAATGCCTTGATCGCTTGGGGGACAGTATCCTGACAGGTTTCATTGAACCGATATGTCGGACGGATCTCATCAATCGTGAAATCCATCGGATAGTAGTTCTCCCGGATATAATGATCGATTTCGCTTTTATCGAAATCATGAAGCGCAAGCCATGTGGCCACCGCTACAGCCTCTGCGCCTTTAATCCCTTCGGGATGATTGTGAGTTACCTCAGTCACAAGCCGAGACATCAGCTTCACATCTTCCAACGACTTCGCTTCGTATGCAACAGGACTAACTCTCATGGCGGCCCCGTTTCCGAAGCTGTTGTACGGGGCTGGATTGTCGCTGTACATCCACTGAAAAAACCGGCCTCCATACCCGCAAGATGGGTACGGCTGACCAACTTCTCGCATGTGCTTGACGGCATTTCTGCCAAGATCACTGTGATCCGGCTTACTGAGCATAACCGCCTTGGCAATCGCCAAAGTCATAATGCTGTCATCTGTTGCGAAGCATCCTTTTCCGAACAAAGGAAACTCCTTGCCTCTGTGATTATCGAATTCATAAATGGAGCCTACAATATCTCCTACAATTGCACCAATCATAGTTCCTTTTCCTTTACTCTGCTTCTGATCTTAGTCTTCATCATTCTCGCTCACATAATACCCACAGGGTTTGTTCTTGAAAAGAATATCGTGCGGCTTCGGATTGCTGTTCGAATAAACTTGACAGATGTCAAGTGTGCATCCGCAGATAACACTCTTGCCAAACTGACGATCTTTTTCTCTAAACACACAATCCTTGCAGATAATCCGGTTTTCATCAGGGCGCTGGAGCGCAAACTCTTCATTGTCCCATCTTGCCATTTTAACCCCTCCTTGCTCGGTAGTATCATCTTGACTTTATCGTAACTTACCTACCGACCTAGTCAAGTGGTTTTTCTATATGCCTAGAAATTATTTCAAGAACCGCTATTAAACGATTTCGAAATCTTCCGCAGGATACAAGAATGCCTCCCCCGTTTCGTCAACCACTTCGAAAAATGTACCGTCGAAACCTTCTCCGATAATTTCGTACTCTTTCCCATGGATAAGCTCCAGAGGATCAGTATCGCCTCTCCAAATTCCTGTCATCGAAATCCCCTACCTTTTTTTAACTTTGAAATTTATCTGGCCTACCGTTTCATGCTCAAACCAGTGGATCTCCGCCCGTTCTTGGCTTCCGTTTGAATTGACAACGGTTGCATAACCACACAAGTGGGACCAGTCTTTCGGTTTGCCTCCATATTGTTTGGACAGTGTGCCGGATACCACAAGATTTGCATTCGACCCCTTCCCAGCAAAAGAATAAATCCCTTCGATTTCCTGTCCCGCTTTTATCGTAACAGATACTTTCCCAGATTTACTCGCTTTGACTTTAAGATCTGAAGTAATCTTCATTCTCCCATTCTGGGTTGTGAACTTTGTGACTTTGGGATGGGAGGACTTTGCTGCAGATCCTCCCCGTTGACCCTTAACACCTCTGTGTCCATGGTTTCCGGAGCCGGAGCCGCCATCGAAGTTATCTTGTGACTTTATCGTAGCTGATTGACCGTAAAAGTCAAGATGTTTTTCGAGATTATCAGGATTCGATGATTTTGAGAAGCCATCTAGGTCATCTCCATCTGATTTGATGGTATTATTCATCTGGGATAGCACTTCAACTTCCAGAATAGCCTTGTTTCCAGACCATTCCGCACCAACAATACGCAGCTCACATCCTCTTTGAAGGATTGTTTCGTTTTCAGAAGAGAAGGAATTCTGCTTGCTGATACCATCCCAGCTTCGCTGATCGCCACGTCCGAATGCAGAGAAGGGTTCGGCGTAAAGTGCCTGTGTTCCGGCAGGACAGTATATCTTCAACTGGACATCTCGGCTGGTGAATCCTTTGCCTTCAGACGTTCCGCAGGACAAAAAGCCGTTGTCGATACCTCGTGTTCCGACCAATGTGCTCAGATCTTCGATCTGACCGCTCCAAGTAGCGAGATCGCCAGATTTTAAGCCGAAAAGTTTCTCTGCCGCGCTGCTGCTAGTGCCACGGAACAGATACATGTCTCTATCCAGAACAGATTGAGAAATTGCATTTGTCAAGAGTTCCGTGTCTTTCCGGATGCTGTCTGATACATTATAGCCATTTCGTAAGCCGCTGTTTATATCAAAGTATGTTTCGCCCGTGTATCCAACGAGGGCATCTTTGGATGCATCATCCAGTCCTCGCCAAATATGTCCACTTTTCTCTCTGAGCAGGTCATCAGCATCACGAGCTTCAGATGCCTTGAATGCGTTGGTTCTCCGTTCGTCAGAGAAAGGATCTCCCTTCGGTTTGAGGTAGTTCTTGTTGGCGCTGTCGGGAATTGCGAGACCATAGGAATCGTTACCGGCAGCAGAAATTACCTGATCGATTTCAAGGAAATCTCCCCAGTCATCGCTGACGAAGCCTTCCTTAAATTCATAGTCGAACGTCTCGTTGTTCCAAACTTCAATCTTGGCTTTTTTGTAGTGACCAGCCATGCCAGCGATGACAGTACCATTGGGACACTTGGAAAGTTCTTCGTGAGAGAGCTTGTGCGGCTTTGCCATCTTCTTTTTTTCCTTGGAGAAGGAAGTATATCCTTCCTCAGAAGATCCCATGCGGTTATGTGCACCGCCACCTCCTGAAGAGCCACCCTTTTTACCGGGTCTACCAGCATGTCCCCAGTTACCGGAGCCGGGGCCACCGTCATCCCGTTTTCCACAGAGTTCCCTTTTCAGGATCTCTAAGCTGTCCTTGAACGGTGGGAACAGGGACGCATCCAGCTGTTCCAATTCTTCCAAGGTGCGGAATTTGGGATTGACCATCTCCATATCAACACAGTCGGGTTCACCGTCATATTCTGTGCAGATGAAAAGATGAGATTGCAGCCCACTTTCGGGTTCAAAAGGGCCTAATCCAATGGGGATCAGTTCTTTTGCGCTGATACCGAATTCTTCCTCGGTTTCACGAAAAGCTGCCTCTTCAGGGCTTTCACCTTCTTCTCCATGACCACCGGGGCCTCCGATGAGTCCATATCCGGAGTCATTGTGCCTCGTTCCAGTAAGAATTTTTCCATCCTTTATTACAAGAACGCCAACGCCAAAAGGATTCCACACTGCATCATCTTCATCGGTGTTCTTTGCTACCTCTCCGATTTCCTGCGCCGTCATATCCTGAGGAAGCTTCGTTGCTGCCGGCGCATTCGTAGGCGTACTACCTTCAGCCGCTGTCTTTGTCTCGTGGACAGCGTCGGGGTTTGCAGCCAACCTAGTTGTAGGTTCAGCCGTTTCTTCCAAAGAAGCAAAGAAATCTTCTTCCAGATCCTCTTCGCTAATTACATCATCGATTTCGAAGTCATTTGCTTGGGCAAGCTTCTTTCTGATCTCGCTTGGATCGTAGACCTGCATGTCGATGTATGCTTGTGCGGTTTGTGCCTTCACCAACTCGGTGTTTGCCCGTTTGTTGTCGAGATCAGCTTGTTCTACATCGCTCAAAGACCACAGCGGATTGAATTCGATCTTGATCTTGGGAACTTCGTTAATTTCACCAGTCGAAACACCAGCTTGGAAGATTACAGAAAGCAAGTAACGAAGGTTGCTTCGGATGTTCTTTGCACGAATTCTGTCAACAAAGTTATACCAATTCTCCAGATCGCTTTCGCCAGTTGCGTTCATTCCTGCAGGTGATCTTCCAAACAAAATAGTTTGAGGAATGTTCGAGAGTGCTGACAAGAAATTACACGTTGCATCTATGACATCAGACACGCCGCTAAACTGGAATGTGCGGAAGTCATAGTCTTCGCCCTCGCTATCAATCGTTATGCTGTTCAGAAGACCACGAGCCATATCTATGGTTTGCAGTCTTCGAAGAACCTTTCCTTCGCCTTCTTCGGTTGCCAATTCAGCAGAAAGGTCTTTCATTTTGTAAACAGCCTGTACGGATCTATCCAGCATCTTGGGGGCTGTTCCATGGGCTATCTCGGCATCCCGTAACGCTCTATGGAGACGAACATATTCGGGAATTCCCCAAAACTGATAGATCGAATTCGTACAGTTTTCCGGGAGGATACCGTTCTGGAATAGCAGGCAGCGACTCTCGTGGACGACGAAGTTTCCGTACTTACTGCTGACAAAGTATCTTTCGGGAGTTCCAAGTCTGCTTCCTCTTGTTCGGAAGGGGTCTTCCCTGTTATATGTGTACATGCTCTGATAATCCGGTTGGATAACAGATCTGTCGTAGATGCGAATGTCATCAATTGACTTGATGTTCTTCCAATTCAGAGGATCTTCAAGTGCTCCTCCGTCATTGATAAGCATAACGCCTATTGCACCGCCGAAGAGTCTTGCCCACTTGATACCAGTCATAAAGACTTCTTCCCAATCAAGCTCGTCCAGAGCTTCTTGGTAGAACGCTTCGGTTTGCTCGTCTGAAATATCTGCCAGCTTGAATCCGTGTTTGACGGCTTCTTCAGCGGGAGCGTCTATGATCTTGGCAAACAGGCCGTTGCCCTCGTAATGCATCGTTAGCATGTCATCGGGTATCATCGGCTCGGCAACAAAACGGTACTGTTCAGCCGAATCTTTGGCAGTCCCATATCGGTTAAGGAGATTTACATACCCATCCTTGCGAAATGGTCTGACAGCTCTTCCTGTCTGTGCCTCAATCAGCTTCGCATATGCTCTGATGCGATCTGATTGGTTATTCGATGCACCCATATCTCCTGCCACCTCTTTCTGGTAATTCTGAGTTCAGCATCCAACGGGTGGCTGCCGAACGGTACATTTATTTACAGTAGATTTCCTACATTGAAGCTGGACGATGTTAAGTCATTGAAAGAATCCGCACTTGCATCAACCATATCGTCGTGTTTCGACTCAGGGAACGATTCAAGCTGAGTGAAGTAAGCGTCGTTCCAAGATGCTGCCAACACCTGAACGTTTCCACTTTGCCAATGAGCTGCAAATGGTGTTGCACGAAGCTGCTTGCTGCCCGAAACGGGGACGGCTTTAGCAGAGAAGCCAGCAAGCATTTTCACATAGGTAGATGCTACGATCTTTCCTGCGGCACCCGGATCTTGAGGAAGCCGAACACGACATTTATTTCCGTATTTTGCTCGATCGGATACGGCTGTGTTGTATATGAGGTTTTTGACATCGGCCGCTTTTATTCTTTGGTTGATAACATCCAGAACAACAACCGTCTTGTCTTTCCTGATACCCATGAGAACACCAGATGTGTAGTCGGGGTCTCCTGTTCCTTTTTCTGCTGTCGCTGCAATATCCCATGCTCTGCAAAGGGCTTGGATGTCTTTCGGTACAACGTCAATGACCTCAACCTGAGACCGTTTGAAAAACAATCCGCTTGCGGCTTTGATCTTCCAGTTACCGTGCAGAAGTCTCTCTCGATCAACCTCAGACATAGCTTTCAGGTTCGCCAGATAACCAGGATTCACCCTAAGGAGTTCCTGATTGTCAGTCAGTTCTGATTTGATGAAGGTACATGACTTAGGTTCATCTTTTTCTTCTGGGGTTGTGAGATCAAATTGCTCCCACAATTCCTCTTTTGTGTCTGCCCAATAGATCTCCTCATTGCGGCGAATAAAATACCGGATAACACCGCTCCGCTCGGGAATGGCATATCCGGTATCCTGATCTATCCACCATGCAATGAATTTCGCAACCCAACTGTCTGCATCCGGATTGCAAGTGGCTCTAACAAATGGTGTGACACCACAGGTAGATCTATTTCGGGACAGCATATAAAAAAACGTCTTCTCCGAAAAGTGGGTCAGCTCGTCAAATCCTATTCCGCACAACTGTGCGCCCTGCCATTTTTTTAGAGAATCCTCTTTCTCTATATGGGCAAAAGTGACCTTGGACATCTGTCGGCCGTCTTTATCGGTAAATATCCACTTGCCTCTCGAAAATTTGGGAATAGCACCTTTTATGCTGCTATACATATTGGATGAGGTATCCCAAAGACCACCGTCAGAAAAGATCTGATTGAAGTTCTGACGGAAGACGGTAAAGCCAAAACCTCGAACATTCTTATAACGAAGGGGAGTAAGTAACAGTCCGTAGGTTTTGCCGCCACCAGCAGCTCCGCCGTAGATTACAATATCTGCAGATGAGGCAAGCTAAAGAAATCGTTCTTGAGGACCCTTCTGGGGTTTCAGGACGATAGCCAATTCGATCACCCCCGATCTTATTCTTCGGGGACATCGTGTTCGACTGCCTCGACTTCAAGCTCAGGAATTCCATCATCATCCAGATCAAAATCATCTTGCATATCTTTCGGGGCGACCTTCTGAAGATCTTTGTCCCGCCCGTTGTCAGGAAGATATATGAAGACGTCTTCGACAGCACCATCTTCGTCTCCATCCAACACGGTAGTGGAGTGCCTTCCGATCACCCCTGCTTCCATCGCCTGAAGACGAGCCAAACTTTCTTGGTTCCTCCGGTTATCTGCGTTAATGCTTTCTCGTTCGGCACGGTTTTCTTCATAATCGTAGCCGGCGATCTTGGTAAGTCTCTCGGACGCCTGAAGGTTTCCTCCGGCGGCCTGAACCATCAAACGAGCCACGAGGACGTCGATGTTCTTAATCCCATCGGGGTCATCTTCCTTATACCCAAGTTCGATGAGATTCTGCTTCATCTTGCCGGTTGCAGCCATGTCGAGAAGCCGTTGAGCAGCCTCTCTTGCCGTCCTTCTCGCCCTTTTTACCTCGCCTGATTTAATGCCCCCACGCCGTCCCATTTCCGCCGCTTGTTCGCCGCTTTGAAACCGTGTTTTCTTTCCTAATTCAACGATATCGTTCGGGGTATTTGTTCCTTCCATTTCATCACCGTTTTCAATGAAACAGCTCCCACACCAAGGGATGTGGAAGCTGTTCTAGTCATATATTTCTGAATGATAATTTATGTTCCGTAAAGGAGTTTCAGGGTAGCCACGCCGGTTGAGACAGCGTGGTCTACATCTACGCCAATTGATTGATAGAAAGCAGGATGAACCAGACATTCATAGCCGCGTTTCAAATTGCCGGCCTGTTCTTTTGTGATGCCCAGGCGAAAGTCTTTGGCAATCCTAAGAGCAGCTTTATACTGACCGGATGCAACCAGCCTTCTCACGGTGTCGCTTTTGCTTTCCATGGTTAAACCCCCAAGTATCTAGACGACAGGAACGCAAAAGTCTCTTTGAAATTCCCGTGGCTGTTGTCCTCTACTCTTCTCTCTTCGATGAACTGAGGTGTGGGGTTTGCATCATGATCTTTTCTGTATTCCAGACTTAGGTCATACTCAAGCTGGGAACACATGTTGTGTTCATGCTTGTAGTCGTATCGAGGTGCCCAACTTCCTTCATCGAAAAATGCAATCTGCAGAGGATTTAGGGCTTCCTGTTCCACCAAGTTCATGCCCCAATCAGTCTTTCCAGCTTTTTTTCCTCTAATCGTGTGGACATCATACACCCATTCGGGAATGATGCCATCAGGAAGCTTGCAGTCAGCGACACTGCCGATCTTGTACTTGCTCCATTCGATTAACTCATAGAGATGCACTGCCTGATATGCCTCTACGGAACCAAAGTCATCGCTCAGATCATAGCAGATGTTCATCAGAGCCTTTGCAATAAAGATTTCATCTCGCTCTTCAGGCTTCTTTCTGCCGTTGACCATATCATCCGTCAACTTCAGACCTACGATCTCGCTTGTAAGGCGACCGGAACAGAAAAGAATATTTGTTGCGAGTAGGGTTCTCCAAAGAATATCCCTATGGAACGATCTCAGCTGACCAGAGGCGTATCCGATGTTTTCCATATCTCGATAGGAAACAGCCTTCACGAGAACAGATGCAACGAGATAAGGGTCAGATCCATCGGGGGTTGTCTCAGCAAACTTCTTCCTGTTTGCAGCAGGTCTTGCTGTTGCGAATAAGCCTGCTTGCTCCTCGACAAGAGGAGAGAAAAGTTCTTCGATCAATCGAGGGGATCGCATAACATCGAGAGAGAACGCCTCTCCCGGGATAACGTCAACTGTGCTTCGGACTCTCTCTACCTCCTCTGCACTACACTCGATTTCGTGTCTGGGGTTTTCTGCAAGAATGAAGTTACAGGCGAAATAACAAGCATCTCTGCTTTTCTTCGCCTTGCACAACAACGCAATTGCCATGGAAACATATTTGGGGTCCTTATGATATCCAGTCTTACCAGCGTTCAGCATTTCGTCCATCTTGCGGAGATGAACGAGTTCCTTCGTGAGGACACCCCAGCAGTCTTCTGCGGAAATGGTAAGAATTCTTTTCCACATCATAGACTGATAGCTTCCATACAGCTCATAAGCTGCCAAGCCGGCTCTTTCGGTGTCGCCTCTTCTTACTGCTTTCTGAAGCATGCTTGCCATATCGAACATATTGAAGCCGCTTCTTGTTGTCGGGTTGTATCTAGCCAACCATTTAGCACCTCCTTGTAATACTTTATCGTATCGTAGCAGATGCCGACCTAAAGTCAAGTAAAATGTTCGGATAACTAGAAATTTTTCCGAAAATCATCACCTTTTTACTCTAATTGCTGGCTTGTTTGTGTCGAAGTTGTAGCTGAAGTATCTGCCCCATTTGGCTCTCATAATATCCGCACATGCTCGTTGCTCAGATCTTTTTTTGCTGGAGTTTCCGCCGGCATTCGTATCTGTGCCTCCGTGAGTGCAAAGGTACTTGGGCTTGAGAATGATTCGATTTACGAGCAATTCGTGAAGGACCACGTCCAAATCACAGTTGTGATAAACCTCTTCAAGGAAGCGAGACTTGTACGCAGCCTTATTAAACCATCTCATACCACCGCTTGTCCCCTTGAACTCAAATTCCGAGTTGTAGTTCCAAGGTGCCATGCTGGCATCAACTGCCCCGTATCCGATTCCAAGATCAAGCATAAGCTGCCCGATCCTCTCGAATTCCGCAGTGACAGTTTCTGGATCGGAGAACTTCTCGTTGGTGTCCATGCGATACACCATATTAGGAACGTCGTCGTCAATCATACAAATGATCTGCTCTGGAGCATTATCAACAATGTAGTTGACAACCTTTACCAGATTGTCGATCAGATGATCTTCGACGGCCCAGATGCTTTTAATTCCCCTAGCCCTGTATTTCTCTTCTTCAGATTTCCGCACCACATAAGTGCAGTATTCCAAAATCTCAAAAGTACAGGTTGTCTCGTACCTTTTGTAGCTAGGAACGTATATCCCGAACAGTGGGTTTCCGTTCATTGGTTACGCCTCCATCCTTCCGGAAGTGTATAGCCATTGTTGAAAATATAGTCGATCACAGAAAGGTTCGGTTCGAAACAACCGTGGATCTGATTATATTCTACCGGCTTGTAATCTGAGTATGTCAGGCATATCCCCCGCCTCTCATACTCTTCTTCTTGATGATAAGCCTTTGCTCCGGTACCGCTGTAGTAGACATCAGCACCGGTCTGCTCACACATCTGGAATATCCGCTCATCCTTATGCCCGGACACTTTCAAATCAGTTGTGGATCGAAGGATCTTTGTGCGGATATCGAACTTGTCCATTACGAAGGAAATCAAATTCACGTTGAGGTCAACCATCTTGAGATTGCTTCGATAAACATGACTAGCCATCCATGCAACAAGTTCCATGCCTTCATCAAAGCAGGGAGCCTTTCTATACTCCTGCTCCAAAGATTTGGCAATCTTGGGAATGGAGTATTTGTGATCGACTACAAATATCTCTGAAAGAGGCATATCATGGTGAGCATGAACCGGAACGGTTAGCTTCCTAACTCCATTCTGCGTGTAGATGCGGTTCCAGTTGTGCATTCCTTTTTTTGAGAACTGCACGTCCTCTGACATAACGACAATGTCGCTTTGCATGAGTTTATAGAAAAAACCCATGTAGGGAACGAAGTTCGGTTGGTGAGAAGATAAAACCATATGTTCCTCACTTAATTTCTCTGACTAGACTGAACGCTTCTGCCGCTGCAGTATAAACCGTCGTTCCTCTGTGAACGGCAAGTGCCCTTATTGCTTCGGGACTCCTTGCGCCAGGATATTTCTCAATCTGTGATTTATACTTTTCCATGGCTTGTATTTTCAAATCCAAAGTGTCTGAGATGTCTTCGAAAACATTTGGAATAAAAGCGTTGTATTCTGCAGGAATATCCCAACCTGTTTCAGAGGGGCACTCATAAGAATAAATCCTGCAAACTTTGTGGCTATGCTTTGGTCTCAGAGCAACCATGGCTGCATCAACGACTGCTTTGTGGTCATTGTGCACATCACCTCGATGCGGAATATAAACTTCATCGGGCTTCAGTTCAAGGATGATGTTTCTAAGTGGCTCGATTACGCTTACAAGGGAAATGGTATCCATGGAGGAAGCAGGTTTTCTCAGGAAATATATTCCGCTCGTTCCAAGCAGCGCATTTGCCAGCCGGCACTCTCTGACTCCTTGAGAGATGTATTTCTGGTCAAACATCGGAGGATATCCACGAGTGACAACACACACATGGACTTCGTGCCCCTGAAGAACTCTTTTTATCATTGTTCCACCGACACCAAGAACTTCATCGTCTGGATGTGGAGCGATTACAAGAACTCTCATTCAGTGCCTCCTTTTGCCGGCTTTACAACCCTTGCCGGTGTCCCGACCACAGTTGTCCCGGCTTCGACATCTCGTATAACAACACTGCCTGAACCAACAATGCAGTTTTCTCCAAGGGTCAATTGACCATTGCACGTTGCACCACTACCAAGAAATACGCAGTCTTCTACGACTACATCTCCATTGACGGTGCATTTCGTGGATAGATTTGTGTGATTGAAAATTCGGCTCTCGTGTTCGATAAGTGCCATTGTGTTTATGAGGTTGTTATCTCCAAGAACGGAGCCTGCGTTCACGACAGCAAGCTTACCGATGAAGTTTCCGCATCCCATTTTTACTGAAGGGGAGACAAGAGCGGATCTGTCAATGATGTTGACAAGTTCTAAGTTCAACCCAGTTAGCGTTTCATACCAACGCTTCCGTACTTGAACATCTCCTATCGCAATAAGATACACGCATTGTGCGAAGTCAGGAACATTGGTAACATCATGTCCGAATATCGGTTTGCCCATATAATTCCCGACCTTAACTTCATCGACAAAGCCGTAAATTTCAAAGAACTCAGGGTCGACAGAGTCAAGGACTGACTTTGCGTGACCTCCTGCCCCAATTATGACGAGTTTCTTCACTCCTCATCAGTTCCTTCCTCTACTGAGCTTGGAGCAGCATCCGGTTCAATGGGAACGATCATTGCATTCATTTGATCGTACCAGATGGCTCTTGCTTTGATCTTTCTTTTTGCTATGCTGACCTCTGCACCTTCGATACCAAGCCGCCGTACTAGATCGTTATAGTCCAACTCGCTCCGGCAGACGATCATAACATAGTCGTATTTCTCGTAGTGGATGAGTTCCATTTCTTTGATGGAACGTTCCTCGGTGGAATCATCTTTTGCTTTAATCCCAAGATCAACAGTAAGGTCTGCTGTCCAATCCGCGAGGGCTTCCAGATCCCATTCGCCAGCGTGTGTGTTGTCTTTGATATTGATTGCTCTCAGCTCTGCCTCGGTATAACCGATCAATCGCTTGCAGTCAAGTTCGTGGTCTGGACCGAAATTCTTCAGCACAACCTTGAGCCGCTGGTTGCCGCCGATAATATTGTTCTTCTCGTCCAGCAGATAGATGCCGAAATCACCGTTTTCGAGCATGCTGCGTTCAAGCTCTTCGAGCTTCTTTTTGTTGATCTTTCTGGGATTTCCAAAGCCAGTTTTGATGTCGCCGGCCTTAACCCTGCAAAGCTCAATTCTTTTCTCCATTCGTAACCCTCCAAAACAGAAAAACGCCGCTCACAAGCGACGCTTCACTGGAATCCCCGCCCCCTGCGGTTCATCCTATTTTCTGTTGTACAAAATACACTATGGAAACGGTGACTATCAATGACATTTGCTGACATCCGATGACATTTGCTGACATTTCAGGGATATTTTCCGTCTGAAATCAGAATGGAGCTGTTATTTCTTTCAGCAATATAGGTTTGTATGGATCGCCCGGTATAAATCGCTGTATCCGGAAAAATGAAAAAGCCCTCCGAAGAGGGCTTTGCATTTCAGAACAAGTCGCTGTGGGTTCCAGTGCGGAACAGAAGAAGAATAAGCTCGTGCTCCCGGATCTGGTAGATTAGCAGCCAATCCGGTTCAATGTGGCACTCTCGAAATCCTGCATAATTGCCGATCAAACGATGATCTCGGTACTTATCACCTAGAACTTCTCCTGAGGCGAGTTTGTCAACCACTTCTTCGAGGAGGTGCATCTTATGCCCACGCTTAACCGCCTGCTTCAAGTCTTTCTTGAACTGGTTAGAAGCGACAATTTCAAGCATCCGCTTCTACCTCCTTGAGAAGTTCCGCAAATGATCTGTACCTCTTATATGCTTCGGGGTTGTTCAGCATAGCATCAGTCTCATTCAGTGCAGCTGCTGTGATGGCGTTGGGAGTATTCAGAGAAACATCGAAGGGGATGCGCTGTTCACGAATTGTCTGCCTGAGAAACATGCCCACTGCGGTCGAGAGATCAAGTCCAAGTTCTCTCAATAAGGAAACGGCCTGATCCTTGATCTCCGTATCTAAAGAAATGCTTGTTGCTACTTTTGCCATGAATATCGCTCCTTTCATACTTATCGTATAATAAGTATGTGAAAAAGTCAATATATTATACTTATTTTATATTGAGTTGTCATTGGATTATACAAGTCTGATCTCGTTCTTAGCGTTATACTCTGCCCATGCCATGTTGAACCGGTTCGGGCTTTGGGAAAGAGGTTTCAGGTAATGCCCGTATCTTCGTTTCAGAGGAACCATCTCTTCCTCATAAACATCTCGATTGATAAACGGCCAGATGTCCATGTAGATGCAGTCGTATCTTCGACCTTTAGGAGGTCGCCAAGTGAAGACGTCTCCATATTCGACTTTTACTTTTTTGTTGAGATGAGGACCTAAATACGGCATAACCAAAGAAATTACTTCCATGTTCTTTTCTATAACGGTGATGGAAGTCACATCCTCTTTATCTTGAATAGCAAGCAAAATCAAGCCGATTCCCAGCCCTCCAACAATAACATCTCCATGAGCCCTTATGATAAACTCTGCGTTTGTGCGCTTTTCCATATCAGTGTCACTCATAACTACTTCACCATTCTTGGTAAGCCGAACGTACCGTCCGGGAGAGATCCCTTGCAATGCATAACGAAAGTTGCCTTTTGTGACTTCGAAATGGTCAATTTTGAAGTCACCGCATTTTCCGTCTTGCAGGATTCCACAAACATCTTTGTACATATGGTCATCTCCCTTCAGCAAGGCGGTTTTCAAACAGAAATACACCGTACTCGTCTGCTATCAGATAATTTGTGGTTGCACCGATTTCCTTTCCGATGCATTCACGGACAATAGAAAGAGTTGCTTCAATCGGAAGAACTAATTCAGTCCGCACATCTTCGGGTTCGTCGTCAATATAGCCGGCGTATTTCAAACAAAGAGAAAATACGGTAGCTTTATCCTCTTCTGTCAGCTCCTTGATATGAATGTAGATATCCCGATCCTCTCTGATTCCTTCTCCATCAACATGCTTCGCTACAGCACTCTTTGCCCAATCGTCAATCATGCGATCGAATTGAGGCCAAGTGATGTAGTATGCTTTTCCTAGATCGGTTGCCATCAGTTTATGTGTATTCATACTTTTTTCCTTTCTTCCGTCTACATGATATCGCCGAAGCAATTGACAAAGCATTTGTGGTGTACTGTTTTCTTTTTATTCCCTCCGCAGAATTCGTCAATCCACTCCGAATAAACTTTATATTGCATCTTAATATAATCCAATATAGTCATAGCTTCGTTGATTGATAATTCACCGATAGACGAGGACCATAAGTAAACACGCCCACCACTCTTTGCTTGAACAATGGCCGACGGAAAGTACAAGGATGTTCTGTTATCCATAAAGCATTCTCCTCTCGTTGATGGTTTTATGCGTTGCCGGAAAATCTATACGGGATAACCGACGCGCCGCTCTTTGCCCTGCACAACGCATCGACCAGAAGATGTTCAACTTCATCCAGAAGGTCGCAATATACGCTTCCATAAACGGAAGCCCCGTTGCAATCTTCTCGCTCAGAATCTTCCGGGCTGGGGATTTTAACGCCGTTTTCATCAAGTAAATCTTCAAATAACTCAACAATCTTAGCCGCCAAGTCGTGTGTATAAATGATGTGGTCCATATTTTCCTCCTATGAGCAGTTTACATTTTGCTGCGTTGTATTCTAATCACGTTAAAGGCGTGAATTCACGTTCCACTTTCACTGTCCCCAGAAATATATTTTGGAGTAGTTCTGATTAGGTTTACAATTTCCTTATATACGCGGTATTTGTCGATGTGCCCAACACACACAGAGAGCCCCAACTCGTCGGAAACAAAGGATGCAAAATAGCTTCCTTTTCTATAAGGCGGATAGTTTTTATCTGCCTTTCTTTTGTATTCCCTATCAATCCTCCCATGCTTAATGATAAACTTCCGCCTTTGCTTTAATTTCTTTCCTCTGTTCATATAAAGCCTTTCAGGTTGTAATTTTGATGATCGCATAGCCCTGCTCAAAAAGCCTCATTGCGTCAGGGAAGCAATGAAATCTAGCAGCTTCTTCTTCGTTTTTTGTATGAGTAAAATTCCCGGATTCGTCAGTTCCAGAAAAATACTTTCCATTCTTGAATGCTACATAGCAATCATTCCAGCTATCGTAGGGTGTGTTTTCCCCTTCAATGGTCATGGTTTTGAAGTTCAGCCAATATCCGTTACCCAGATGCAGACAGCCTGATTTGTTGTTCAACATGATATTGAAGCAGTAAATAAACTTTGTATATTTCGGCATGAGCCAATATATAATTCTGTATTCCATTAGCTTGTACAAAAACTGTTTCATTTCTTCTTTGTCGCCAATTTTCATATCAGACACTCCTTCAATTTATCTTCAGATAAGTTCGGCCAAAAACGAAGCCAGATCGGACCATCTTTCGGCACACGCTTCAATTGTTTCTTTATCCTCAGGATCTGTGGTGCACTCACATTGGTACTGCCTGTCTTCTGCTGCATACGATACAGCATCGATGATGTCTTCCCAGTCAGATCGAGGCAATTGAATAACGATCATGTCGGTTTCTCTCTGGTGTTTATTCATTGATTCTCCTCCATTTGCCCAAATGAGTCGGCAAGAACGGTGCGGTATATCCATCCCTGTCGAATTTTATCCACGAGCACCCAGCATCCTGAGCATAAACCGCGCATTTTTTTAGGTCATATGGAATCCCATCGTAAGCATCCAGATTTTCGTCCGGAATATGAATGAATGCGCCATACTCATTCGGGTAGATCGCAAGATCAGAATCAAGTTCGTGCTTCGAAAGCTTTTCAGCTGTCTCGGGTTTGATGTGCGCCGTGGAAAGAACAAGCAGTTTTTCTGTGCAAAGCTCTGCACGTTTGCCTGCGGGGAATTCTTCCTGAAGCATTGCCTCGATGTAAAGATCGAAGCACTGTTTTTCAGGATAGCATTCAAGGAAGTTATTTACCGCTCCTGCAATGAGATCGGCTGTGCCTGCTTCGCCTTCAACATCACTGGGGAGAGAGATGCATGCTTGCGTGTCCATGCTTCCTGCCCTAATGCCTGCTGTGACAAGAAGGTTGTCTCGCAGTTTTGATTTTCTGTCTTCTCGACTGGCAGGCTGGATAACGACGCAGTGGTTAGGGCTAACTACTGAGTAAGGCTTCGCCGAGCAAGAGTTAGGCAACTTCTTGACTCTAAGCCACTTGGGTGTAAATCCAAGAACTTCGGTGGTAAACATTTCGATGCCGCTGCTTCGTCCTTGTGCATAGACGATTGTGTCTCCAATGTTGATAGGATTTCCTACAAAGTCTCTGAATTCGTTCATAATGTTCACTCCTTTTTGATATGTCGCTCAAGCTGAGCTTCTTCTCTTAATTGGAGGAATTTTTGAAAACAATGTTATTGTTGTAGGAACCCAAGATTTCCAAAATGCACCTCGCATCTTCGAACTGCTGCTCCAGCATTTTTGCGAGCTTTTCTGTATCAACAGTGATCCAGTCTTCTCTGGCTTGAAAAGCCTTCAGCATGCTCTCGGTTTCATGCTCCTCCCAGTCTGTATCGTTTAGGAAGAACCCGTTGTAATATGTATCTGCTTCCTTTCCTGTCATCATAGGAACAGGAATGCCGGAGTGAGCTTGGAAACGAAAGGTCCCGCTAAATTCATCAAAAATATCTTCCAAGGTTAAAGAGACACCGCTATCATGGCTCTGGAAAAACAACCTGCTTGTTCTACCGCAGTTTGTGCAGGTTTGGATAATGCTTCTTTCATCACGGCCGTCCATGGCCCAAGAAAGAAGCTTGTCGGGAACGATATGAATTCTGCCGCACAGGCAAAACAAGAAATGGTACTTCATATTACTTACCTCCCAGTTCGTTCAGATTTGTGATGTGTCCGCCACAATACTTGCAGTAAAACCCGATCTCTTCCTTCTTTTCGCAGAGCTTCGATCCGCAGTTTCTGCAGAAATAAAAACCATCGCGAAATTCAACGTCCGCATGCGTCTGGTCAGCAGAACCACAGACGATCAGGTGATGACGTTGGACGTTGTGTGCTTTCCCGTATTTCCTGTAGAGTTGAATTCGATCGTCAACGGCTTCGCTGACCTTCTCTGCATTCATTTGATATTGCCTAGCTGTGACGATTTCTTCAGGCTGGGTATTTGCATTTTGTACCCAGTGTTCAGCCCTGCGTCTTGTTTCTTCATTGAGAATGAATGGCTCTTGAACTAAGACAAAATCGCCCTCGTCCCCTTCCATAAAGTAAGTGTTGCGCCGGAGAATTTCTCTGGGGACAGGCTGGATTGCATTTGTGAACACCATATCAGGGAAGCTGGGATCTAGCACCACTGGAAACTCTGCGAGTCGATAATAATCAGAGCTATAATCAGGAGGCATGATAAACCCGATGACCGGTTCGCCTCCACATGCATTGCTATTGACTTGCTTCTTGTTCATTTGAATATCCTCCTTAATCGAAAAAGTTTTCTCTTGCGATCGCTTCTTTGATGATCTGCTGGTGGTCAAGAGAGAGAACGATAGTGTGTTTACCAGATCCAACTGAAGGACAGCGAATATCTACAACTGTCGCTGTCATTCCATCCTCGGACAATTGGTACAGATTTGCATGATGGGAAGTGGAGCGAAGACCTTTCGCATTCTTTGTAAGATACGGAAGGTCGCTGCTTCCGCCTCTTACAATGTCGAATTCCACCTCGTCCGTTTTGCCGAAGATTGCATAATAACCTCCTGCGAAATAAACCTGCTCATTCATTGATGAATTCCTCCAAGTCTTCGAGTCTGGCAACTGTCATGCAGTGAGGATCAATCCAATCAGAGACTTTCATCATCCGCACGGTGCAAACCTTTTTGCTGGGCCAGTCTTCCACAACGACAACTGTCTGGCTCTTATGTACGACGACGGCTCGGGCTTCTTCCTGCATCTCGATCACATCGCGATATCCGAAGTCCGCGTGGAGGCAGCCTCCCTCCGAAGAGATGGCGAGTCTTCCGTTTTCGATGTACAGGTTGCCGTGGGTGGTCATTCCGGCGTATCGAGGGTCTTTGTGATCCCAGGCAACTCTGACTCTGCAGCCAACGGCATAGTCTGTGTTGGTAAAACCCTTGTGGTTTTCTCTGTTCAGATACAGGACTGGATGTTTCCCGAAATTGATCGCCTTTGCGATCTCGTGACGATCGGTTAAGTAGATCATAGCATATCCTCCGTTCGAAACTATTTGCATCAAAAAGCGATGGTTTTATTAAAGTTTTGTATTTATTTGCAAACTTATCGTAGCATACCTACCAACCTAGTCAATAGAAAATACGAAATTACAGAGAAAAGTTTTCTTCGGCTTACCGCTCCTTGGCATACACGGTCATCAAATCTTCTCGCACATAAAAAGTCTGGACCGTCATTTCCATTAGCTCAGCAGGTTTAAGGTCTCGAACCTGAGCTTCTGTGAGGTGAATTTCCTCGCCATTTGGCACTACCTGAATTGCAACGCCAACAGCACTGCTCATTCGGAATCTCTTCAGTAAATCTCTTACTTTCATTCTTGTCCCCCTCTTAAAATCAGAACAGAATTGCTCGGTTTCCTCGTTGCCATATAATACATCTCTCGCCATTTCAAGCAGCTCAACCAGATCGAATACATACCGGACGTCTAAACCGGTAAGCTCCAAAGTCTGCTCGATATACCGTGTAACCGTGGATGGACTACAACGCAGACTGATGGCAGTCTTGCTTGCATTCATATTCATCTCGGCATACGCAAAGATGAACTCTGAAAGCTTCTTTGTCAATTTATTATCTTCGTTCATTTCGGATTTCCTCCTTGACTTGCAATTGCAGCAATGAGAATGGCTTTGCCCTCTTTCGTAAGTTTTGTGCGACCACAAAGGAAATTGTGATAATCTGCTACAGGACGTTTGTCACCGCGCATTTCGAACTCGACAGAGTCTCCACAGCACAGTCCGGGATAGTAAAAACTGTCGTTGGCCAGCATTCCTACAAATCCAGGTCCATAAGCGTCGTGATAATAGTCAGCCTTTGTCTTGTTATCTACAATGACCCAAACGCCTTCTCCGTTACCGGATTGATAATCTTCTTCTGTCAGCGGAAGGTTCACCTTAATATATTGTGCTTGCATTCGTTTTTCTCCTTATTTTCGATGCTGAGCATATATGATGCGAAAACTGCAGCTCGTTTTGTATAGCTTTTATCCCATGTGATTCCGAAACGAGCCGCAGAATTAAAGCTGTAGTTATCCGGCGATGTAGAGCGCTTCGTTCATACTCTCGATCACTCTGTTCAGTTCCTGAACGCCGGTGTACTTTTTGACGAATGTCTCCATTTCCTTTCTCGCAGATACAAGCAAAGACTCCATCATCTGCTCACTGCTCATCACGACTTTCATGGGCGTGTAGTCGCTTGTTGCCTCCGTAACCCTTACAAATGCTCTCATCGGCGTCTCTTCATTGACTTCCGGTTTAATTACAATGCACCGGATAATGTGCGCCGCCTGCGATTCTCGGTACGCTTCGGCTGCGATCTCATCATTCCACTCGAACTCATTGTGGAGAGGTGCGTTCACATCACGGTTTGCATCTACCAGCCTTTTGGGGGTAAGGCCACCGGTCTGAGATAGCCTCTCGCACATCTCTCCTGCTACCTGTGCAGGTGCTTTAATCATCGATCTGGGTTTGTATTGATAAACCATAGTTGATTTCTCCTTGTCGTTGTTGGTTTATAATTTCTTGCCTGTTGGGCGGCACCTAGCCTTGCCCCGCCTCGCCTCGCCAAGCCTCACCGCGCCTTGCCACGCCTCACCTCGCCTGTTAAACCTCGCCTTGCCCCATCGCGCCCCGCCTTGCAACGCCTGACCCAGCCCCGCCTGTTAGACCGCGCCGCACCCAGCCTCGACTCAACATAACTCACGTCACCTTGCCTAGCCCAGCCTGTTAAGCCATGTAGGGAAGCTGCTTATGCTGTTAGGCAATATCTACATGGAACATGCCGTACTGGCCGTCTCTCTCGGGACGCCACTCGCCGATGCCACACACATAGCCGCCAGCGTTGATGATATTGACAATGTTCTCCAGGCTGTACTGGCCAGCCTCATTGTAGGTCAAGACAATATCTGCGTACCAATTACGGAATTCGCCCCTGTAGCGAATATCGGCGGTGCCCATGCCGACCTTGACCATGTCTTCCCGCATTTCGGGTGCATCGCCCTTGATCTCAATCATACCGTCCCTGTCTGCTTCGATGAAGAATGCGCCTCTCAGGCCCATCTTGTCTTTGACCCAGCCCATTCTGTAAGCTGCGCTGATAGCAGCCTGCTTGAGACCAGATACAGGGAAGCCGAAGCGGGCACCGTTCTGGATGGACTCTTCAAAAGCCTCCATCGTCATCTCTTCGGGCTTGTTGTCGAGCCAGTACATGGAGTTGATAAAGTCTGCAACAGGGTTCTTGGGGTCCTTTTTCTTGCCCTTCGCCTTCCCCATCTGTGCGTCCAGCATCATTTTCTTGTCCTTTTCACTCCACGCATGAACCAGCAGCGGGGAGTCGCCGACAATTCTCAGCGCAACCTTCTTGACCTTGATGGGGGTGATTTCAACGAGTTCAGTCTTCTTGATAGCCATTTTGCAAAATCCTTTCTTGTCTAAGTATATTTGTATTGATTTACGGTCTAATTACAGCAATTTCATCGCTTCGATTATCCCTTGTACAAAACCACTATGGCACAGTTCGTCAAACTGATATTTAATCACCTCGGAAAACGGTGTATCGTCACTTTGCGCCATCCGATTTGCTTCGGTTACTTTGTCAGCATGGAGCCGAGCAAGCTTCGCGAGTTCCTTTTTGACGTCAGTGAGATCAACGGTCAGCTTGGGTGTTTCTTTCATGTTTCAATCTCCTTTTAGTTCATGTGCAATGCAAGCTCCTTCTCTATAAGTTGCTTTCATAAATGCCTCCTTGTCTGAGGTGTTCTGTAATATCAGGGATGCATCCGCTCTGCCTGCATGTCAAAGGCAAGCCGGCTAAATTCTTCCCAGTAGATCTTCTCAGCTTCTTCCATGTTCTTCGCCTCACAGTGAAACATGAAATTCTCAGCATCCAAATAGTTCATCCCTTCGATTGCAGCAAGATCAACAATATGAGGGGTGTTTGTCCCATAAGTGGAAATCCTGATGTAATACTCGTTCATAACAACCTCCAAAATCTGTTAGTGTCTTGCGTGGAGTGCCCAGATATGAACACCGGACAGCAAGGTGAGTCGATCGAATCGCTCGTCTGAGTATGTTTCGTCGGAGTAAAACCATGCTGCGACGACTTCTCCATAACAATCGATGTCGTAGTGGCAGAACACCCGATGCTCAGCAGGGTTCGATTTTTGGAGATCGATGGCAAGACGATTGAACTTATTTCGAAGACGGACAACCTCTTTCATCGTTTGATATCCTGCCCATTGATCGTCGATAAAGGTCTTGACGAGCTTTGCCTCGTGCCTTTCCTCTTCCTGATCGTGCCGGTTACATGCAATTACTGCATCTACAACCTTTTCGTACATGGTGTGATCGAAGATGCTGCTTGCTTCGGAATAGAAAAAACACTCGCAATTATTCCGGAACTCTTCGTCATCTCCGCAGATCTTGTACATCTCCTTGATTGTCTTCCAGATATATCGAATTCGGTTCTGTGTAGTTCCTCGTCTGATGTTTCTGCTCATTTATATCATCTCCCCTTAACCGTCATAAGGTGGGCGGGTTGCACCGCACGGCAGTTTCTTGTGGTTACTTGACCGGAGGCACATTGCCGGGGTAGGTAAATGCAGAGCGAAGAAGGGTCCACGCTTCGAGGTAGCTTTTCCCAGCCCATTCTTTGCCCCAAACGCTTGCTCTGTTTGTTGCTGCGTGTTTGATGCACTTAGCGGCACCATCTTTATGTGCCATAAGCTTGGTCATCTCGGATCTGAAGAGCTTCTGAAATCTTTTTCTTGTCATTATAGATCAACCAGCCTTTCAAAACTTTCCTTTCGGTAATTTCGCTTACCGATCGGTAATCCTTTTTGTGACTATATCGTAGCACACCTATCAGTAAAGTCAATATGTTTTTGGCTGTTCCTGAAAATTTTTTCTAGAGCTTTCGTTTATGATATAAAAAGGCAGGCATAACTGCCTGCCTAAATCTATTTCTGTGCGGTTTTCGATTCTATTTGTTGGTGGCGTCTATGTATCTGGCCATATCAAGGAGAGCTGCACCGTGGAGCCTAAATACTCTCCGCTTATATGATTCTTCTTTATCAAGGAAATCTTTCTTCCCTCCAAAAATCATATCGTTCACATCATCCCAACTCGATCTGTCCAAATACCTCATCCGAATCACTGCTCTTTCGTCAGGATTGTCGACGTTCATCAATATGGTCTCGATTGCTTCCCATTCGGTTTTTTGGTCCTTGACCATTGTCCTGATTTCCTCATCGAGCAGTGACTTTCTGTGAAGCATATCGGCAAACCGGTCTGTCGAAGCATTGTGGGATCTTGGCATGTCAGATATGACCTGAGCACCTACGCCTTCCATCTTTGTTTCGAGTCGTTCCAGACGCTCTATCTGATTGTCGATCTCTGCCTCCTTGGCTAAATAAGCATCGAGCCTACTTCTGACAGAAGCAACATCGTATCTTTTATTCTCCATATTGTGGCAGACCCGTTCACCTCGCTTTTAAGTTCTTTCAACGGACATTATAAATCGTCAAGGAGACCTGCCCATTCATAACGATCTTCGAACGGGGTGAAGTTCTCATCGCCAACAATCCCTCGTATCTTATCGTCGAATCTTTTTCGATACCAATCGGTGTCATCTCGTTTTTCTAAAGCTGGGTGCCAGAAGCGGAACTTTTTCTGCCATCCATGGATAACACCAAGGATTCTTTCTTGGCCGAATACATCCTTGCCCATGACCTCTGGGTCATTGAGCGTATCTATTAGAGTATCGGTCATAAACTGGATATACGTCTCTTTTTCGGCGCGTCTCCAGCTGGATATCTGGTTCTTTCTTCTTTCTAAGTACCCGTTTCTGCTCATATTGAACCTCGCTATTTGTTTCCCCAAGGGAATTCTGTGATAAGCTCTTCTCCCCAAACAGGTTTCAAGCTATTCTTCATAAAGACTGGCGTTCCCCATTCTTTCGCACCAGAAACCATATCTTCAATCCAACTGCGAGAAGGCTGATGTTCAGCACTTCCGGGTCCCGTCATAGCTCCCATGATGATCCAATCCGTCTTGGGAGGCTTACAGGCTTCGCCAGAAGCCATAAAAGGCTCAAGCATGGGTTCTATAGAAAGGAAGGTGTTATGTCCCTCGCTGTAGAAATATGGGACGTCAGGGCGGGTAACAGTAGATCCATACCAGAAGTTTTTTTCTTCGGGAAGCTTTCTGGCTTCGCCCAACTCCAAGTACCGCTTTGGGAATTTGGTGAGAAACAGATACCTGTGCTTCGGATAATCCAGACAAGTCCGGAATACAGCTTCGATCCATTCGTCCGGAATCCACGGAGCAAATAGATCTCCCATGGAGCATAAAAATCGTCTCTCCGAACTTCAGGCGGTTGAACTGATCTAACCGATATCGATGGAAAGTAGGCGTGAAGCCAAATGGATAAGCCGCGTTTCTAGGCTTATTCCCATCTTTAGATGAAATGATGAGGGGTTCATTTAGATCGACGATTTTCTGAACTGTGTTGCCTTCAGGAGAAGCATCGTACCCTTTGAAGCGAGTTGCGATCCTTCTTGCATAACAGTATTCACATGTATTGTAGCATCCGGTTACGGGGTTGAATGTGCTGTCTGCCCATTCTATGTTTGTCCGTTCCATGTTTCCTCCTATAAGCGATCAGAACGGAAGTTCACCGTCGTCGTCATCCACAACAGGGTACTCTTCCGGACCATAATTTTCAGGCAACGGGGAGTGCGAAGATGGAGTATCGTTCTCATGGAAGCCGCCTGAGGACTTCTTGGGTTCTCCAAAATAGACGCTGTCGGCAACTACTTCTGCACTCCGTCTCTTGTTTCCGTCCTTGTCGTTCCAGTTGCGGATCTGGAGCCGGCCCGAAACGACAGCCATCTGCCCCTTTGCAAAGTATTTGCTGACGAACTCAGCAGTACCTCTCCAAGCAACAATATCGATAAAATCAGTTTCTTTATTGCCGTCTCCTGATTGAAAATCTCGATCAACAGCAATGGTAAAGGATACAACGGCTACCCCACTGCCAGTGCGTCTCAATTCGGGGTCTCTGGTAAGTCTTCCCATGAGTACAATTCTGTTGAGCACTCTTCTTCCTCCTTATGTTTAAGGATATATCTGGCACAAGAACATATCAAGGATGATTCCAGCCGTTATGTGGTATCTCTCTTGGAATGTAATCCATCCCATATTGTGTACTTCCGTGTGGTGTTTTCTGCATAGTGGCAAGACTTCCATCCCTTCGTGGATGATCTCGTCTCTGTTCCGACCTGCACCCACATGGTCAACATGATGAAGGTCGCTTGGCAGTCCACAGATGCAGCACTTCTTGTTGACTAAGCAGTTGTATATGTAATCAGAAACATCGTCAACAAAGTCGATCAAGGAGAAACCACACGGTATGTCCCAGTCCAGAATAAATTTGACCAAGTATCGTTGGTAGGCACACACAAGACTCATTGGAGCGTTCTTGAGTGAAAATGTTTTGTCCGGAGGAAGCCCCAGCTCCTCCTGGACAAACATTTCTTTCAGTCGTTCCTTTGTAGGATTCAGCCCCTGACCCGTGTGTCTGGAGATCTCTCGAATAAGAGCGTAGCATGCTCTACGCTGCTTGTCTGATAGGGGCCGGCTGTCTATGAGCTGGATGTCGCATTCCCTATACCCTCTTTTGACCAAAATAGGCCAGTCAGGATACACAGCTTTAATCGTGAGAACGCCTCGTTCATCGATATCTACGATGCGCCCTCGCACGATATCCACTGGTGTTTTCATGCAAATCTCCTCCAGCCTTAACGATCAGTCCTCAGGATCTTCATAGTCATAGTCGTCTTCGAATTCGTCATCGTCTTCGTCTTCGAGACATTCTGCCAGATCCTCTTCGCCACCGGCGCAATCATCCTCGTCATTTTCGTAGTTCGTGGTTGTTGTAAGAGTAGATGCCACACTAACGGTGAACAGAACCTTTTCGCAATCCAAGCACGTAACCTTGATAGAAGCCGCATAGTCGTCATCTTGTCTGGAGATATACAGCGTGTGTCCCGCATGCCCAACAAGCGTCGTCTTCTTGCAGTAGAAAATAGACGCAGGGGTTGTCGCAGTAGAGAGGACGACCTTATTGTCATTCGTCCTTACTGTGTAGTTGCCCATCGCCTCGGTGACATGCAGCTGCTCACCAACAAAATGGTTCAGCCATTGAAAAGGCGTTCCGTCTTCTGCGGGAATGACGTCAGGTTCTTCAGGAAGATGTTCTGCTTCGGGGAGTGCAGCAATGCCGGAAGGCAAGGCGTTGGCATTGTTCGCGGTGACATCTTCGAATTCAACGTCAACATATCCTTCTTCCTTGTCAAACAGACCGATCTGCCCATTGTCGATCTTCTTCATGACGTAGCGTTCCTCTTCTTCGTCCCAGACAATGGCATACTCGCCAACCTGCTGACCAGTCATCTTGTCCTTGACCTGCATGACGGAATTGATATCGTGCTTGAAGGTAGGCTTTGTAACATCAATGAGACCATCAGGAGTATCGACCTTCGTCTTTTCGAGCTTGATAGAAAGCTTGACGGTCACGGTCGCTTCTTCAGCCCGTCTCATTTCCATGTTTCCGATTGTTCTGTTTACGAGTTTGTCGAAATCTCTCTTCAGCGAGGCAAAAGCCTCACCATCCAAGCTGACAGGCATGACTTTGTTTTTGTTCATTGTAACTCCTCCTAAACTCAAAGCGTATTGCTTCTGATGTACTTGTTTCTGCAGTCTTCGCAGCAGAACTCCTTCCACTGACCGTTGACTTTCGCCATCACCCACCCGTGGTTCTCACGCAGCGTTTTCCTGTGGGTTTTCGAATCTTTCGCTTCTTCTTCGTCATCAAAGCGGAACTTCTGATCGGTCTGGCATTGGTCGCATTCGTACACGGCTTCGCCTTCCCAGTAGCCATCAAAATTTAGATGTTTGCTCATTTTTACCTCCTGACCAGTCGGCCTGCTTCTTGAATCGTCACAACAACTCTTGGGGTTTCACTGTAAAACTTCCTGATCTGGCAGTCTACAACCTGCGTGTCATCGTGGTACGCATAGCCATTGAGCGAGTCGCAGACAACCTTGCAAAGGTTATCTGCATCGACCTTCTTAATCGGTCTAATAACTCCGTCAATCATAGCTTGCCGCTTTTTTCTGCTCACACTCTTTGGGATGCCGTAGTATCCGGTGATTCTTACATCGAGAGGGGTTTCTTTATCGTAGAATACATTTCCGCATTGCCGGCGATACTCAAGCTTTATCAAGTTTTCGTATTCCACCGTTTCACTCGGAGTGTAGGTGTGCCCTGTTTTTGTCATTCTGGGACGCCCCTTGCCTTTCGGCTCTCCAAAAACAGAGAATTTAATCCTCATCGAATAATGCCCCCATTTCCTGAAATCTCTTCGCTGCAGTTACTCTTCGCCAGCTAACACCGGTAAATTGCATCGGATAACATGTTTCGAAAAGCCGATCGTATATTCTCGCATATCGTATATCGGTCTCGTTTTTCATTTCATCCATGGTGAGATTCGTTGTGACAATCATAGGAAGCTGCCGTCTGTATCTGCTGTCTATAATGCTATAGACTTTTTCTAAAACGTAATCAGACCCTCTTTCTACGCCCATATCATCAAATACAACCAGCCTAGCCCTATTTAGTTGATTTATAATCCGTGTCTCTTGGTCTCTGTCCGCCTGTATCATGTTCAATATTTTCAGGAAAGAAGTCATGATGACAGGAACTTTTTTCCCAAGAAGATAGTTGGCAATACACGCTGCCGCAAATGTTTTCCCTGTTCCGACTCCGCCCCAAAGGAGAAGACCCCGATTCTCAGAAACCATCTTATCGAATGCAGTAGCGTAACGCCGGCAGATCTTTAGATTTCTTTGGTTATACTGATTTGTCTGAAAAGAATCGAACGAGCAAAGCCTGAAGTGGTCGTCCATGAGACTAGCAACTCTGAGCTTTTCTATAGACTCCATATCAGCTTTGTCTATGGCTGCTTGCTTTTCCTTTTCTTTTTTCGCACGATCGCATCCGCATTCCAGTGCAACAAGAAGTCTGCTTACTCTTTGCTCATCTCCCTCGACAGGATCAGGAAAGTCTTTGTACATCCTCTTTTTCTCTCCGCAAAGACCGCAGTAAAGAGTTCCATCTTCTCCTGCAACATCAGAAGGATTTATCACCTGTTCTCTAATTCCTTTTTCAGCAAGTCTTCGTGCCATAGGAAACGTGTTGAAAATAGCCAACAGATCATCCTCCCTTTCCTACGCAATCAGCAAACGGGTTGCTTGTGTCGGGAAGTTGTGTTTCGGGCGATTGCGCCTCTCGCTTTGGAAGATAATCAAGGAACGGGAGACTGTCACCAAGGAAGGTCTTTCCGTGTTTGATGTAGTTCTTGTCAGTTTTGTTCCTTTTACAGACATATGCATAGTTCTTCGCAGCACGGAGAAGATCTTCGTCCGAATATCCATCCCGTCGTCTGGCCATATACTTCTTGTATGCTGCTCCTTTATCGATCTTTCTCGGATATTCTTCCCAGAAAGTCTCAAAAGCAGGAACATACCTCGGATGTTCTGGTTCATCGGGTGGATCGCCACCGCCTTCTGGCGGAGCCTCTGCATCAGGTTCTTCAGAAGGAGGAACAGCAGCATCTTTTTTCTTCGATGCATCTGCGTCCCTCTTTCTGATTTTATCCCGTTCTCTCTTCTCCATGGCTTTGTACCATTGTTCTTGCCACTGATCCCAGTCGTGGATTTTGTACCCTTCCACTGTTGCATCTATCCAGTGGGTTCTCAATAATATACCAACAACATTAGGAAGGTGAGATACAAGGCGAGAGCTAAATGCATCAACAATGTCTTCTTTGTCAGCATTGATAATCATTCCGTTTTTGTCGGCGTTGTTAAGTCCCCAAAGCCAGAATTTTACAAGAATGCCCAATGCAAGTTCCTCTATGTATGGGAGGCCTTCTTTCGAGACCTCCTTGGCAAGCTCTCTGAGCTTCCCTCCAACCACATTATCGTGTATGCTAACCCACGCCATTATCTCACCTGCCTCTTTTTCCTGAACACACAGTTGAAACTGCATATCATTCACCGTCTCAATTCTTGTCAGTCTCTCTTGCCATTTCATCTCTTGCGGAAATCATCAGCTGGAAGTTGTTCTGAATACGATTCGCTGCAGACTCAGTACATCCCGGACATCCGTTCCCAACCACCTCGCTCAGCTCACCGATGATGGCTTCATATTGTTCCTCCGGAAGCATTTTGGAAATGTTGCCTACGATCCTGTCATATGCAGCCCGAGAAAGTTCCTTGGTGTTTGCATAACCCTCATTTTCAATCAGAGTTTTCAGCACAGCATTCCCATCTCCTACGCCAAAGCACTTGGAAACAAGAGCGAACAGGATTTCTCGATCTTCTTTGTTGATCGGTTCACTGGACTCCGTTTTTGTGGCGATAATTTCTCCGGTGTTGGGGTCAACATCAAGGCTATATGTTCCGCCGGCGTTTGCGTTATCGTCGATCTCATATGCTTCGTCTGCACTGTAGATTCCCATAATCATATCGGGGCAATTCAGACGACCAAAGAAAGATGCAGCACGATACTGGATCATGACTTCAGGCATTGTCTTCCACTTGCTGCCATTCTTAGTCGTCCAGCCTTCGTCATTTGCCATCTTCATTGTGATCTTCGGTCCAAATACTTTGTGACCAAAGTAATCTTCAGCCCATGCGGTACAGCTAAGACCGCCATCTCTGGAATCGTGACCAAATTCGAACTGCAGTTCAGTCTTGTATCTCTTGCTGGAGTTAATCATCGCAATAATCCACTGGCTGGACCAAGCGGGACGACCGTTGACGATGTACAGGTTCTGCATAACCATCATGGGGCTAGTGTCGATTCGGGATGCCATTTCGAGAGCAATCATGCAGTTACCAACATTGTTGTGATACTCCTTGGGGACGATCGTAGATTTCGCAAGACAGTCAGCCATTTTGAATGCTGCTTCAAAACTTTTTGCATCTGAGAAAACATTCATCCCTGTTGTTTTGGGCATCTGCATAGCACCTTTCGGGGCAGCAGTTGCCAGTTCTCTTTTGTTATCAGCCATTTTGTACTCCTCCTAATTACTAAGTTCTTACTCTATGAGATACGGTCTCCTTGAATTGGACACCGGGTATCACTACCTGTCCCTTCGTGGCTTTGATGAGTGTCATTACTGCCTTTTCGTCAACAGGGCGGATTACAACATCGCCCACATAAGCAGGGACAGCTTTGTGGTCAATGCTGATAATTTCCCACGACTTTACAGTGCTGATGCCATTTACCTTGGGAAGCATCGATCTCGCACCTACGCCATTTGCCGCATCGTCCATCATCTCTGCTTCAGCCAACGCCATCTCTGCAGCGAGAACATCTCCGGCCTTCTCAGCGGCAGCTGCTTCAGCAAGACATTCATCGAGCCGCCTTGCAGCTCGTTCCTTTAACGAAGCGTTTTTCTCTTCCTGAAGTTCCTTCTGGACCTCAATAAATGCGTCTAGTTTTTCCTTGAGTGCAGCTTCTGCATCCTTCAGGGGATCTAACATAGCCTTCTTTCTGGAGAGGACGGCATCATATGCGGCTTTGGAGCTTACTCTCATCGGCTCAAAGAATTCTGTGACAGCTTTTTGCTGTCTTTTAATTGCTTTCAGATATTCTCCGGCGGATTGATAATCTGCTTCATTGGTAACAACCAGACTTTTTGCGACCTCGATAACCGAAACGTTTTCGGTAGCAAGCCTGCTTTCTCCCGGGTAAGTGGTGAGTTCGGTGTTCATCATATTTCCCTCCTAATTTTGGTACGACTTCAAGTAGTCGTAAACTCCCTTTAGATTTCCGAAGACCCGCCACGCAACTGGATCTTTAGCTAGGAACGGCCTGTACTCATATGTTTCATCCTTCTTGAGATGAAGAATGTTCTTTTTCATAACGGGCAAATCATGACTTGCCAAGGCTTGAGAATACGCTTCCAGCTGGACACGGCAGGTCATTTCACTTAGCTGGTATGTGCATTTATAATCTACGAGAGTGGGTTCTGATTGTCCGGTAAGGCAGTACAGATCAACCGTTCCACCGTATTGCAGGATAGGGTGATACACACGGTTCTCAGATCCAATAACAACCGGCTTTTCCTTTTCCCACCAACGGAGAAAAGCATTGAAGTACCCGGCGTGTTCTTTTTCGATATCTACGACACCGTACTTTATCCAAAACTCGATTGCATCGTGTACTGCTGACCCTTTGTTTGCGGCGTTATTCAGCGTCCTGTCACTTATGCCTTTATACTTTGCGGTCGACAAAGGGGTCATTATCTCAGAAACACTCGGTATCACATCCCCGTCCAGCCGATATATGTGGCTTGTTTCATCGAATGTCAGCTCGGGGAAGTCAGGCATTTGGATAATCTTGTTTTCAGTATCCTGCATCGGGTTCCTCCGCAAGCCTCCATTTCCCACCGAAGAGTTCGATCATTTCACTGTACGGCATAATCTCTAAACAGCTTTCGCAATATGCTTTGCCGTTAATCTCGCCGTACTCTTCTCCGCGATAAATGCTCTCATGACAATAGTCGCATGTCGCAACGGCGATTGGCTCCGGTGCGTTTGGGCATCGGCTTACACAAGGGCTGGAATTGCAGAGACTACACATGTTCTTTCGCTTCCTCTCTTATTGATTTCATGTCTCATAACGAGATCTTGCAGCTCATTTCTAAACAAGATGGGAATGTATCCATCGCCTTGTCCGTTTAATTCGATCTTCCGGAGAGTATGTTGCATCACTCGAAAGATTTCAGAAAGGTCGAACGGATACTTCGTTTCGTCTTGCACCGCAAATACAATGTCTGAAAGTTGTTCAAGCATATCCATGTGCTTACTCCTCAACTCTCGTAGGGGGAACCAAGATACCAATCGTACACATCATACCCGCCCGGAACTGTGGTGAAATAATTGTGCCAGCCATCTCCGTGGAAGAACATATACTCGCGGGGAAGCACACGCCCCACATCAGTTGCACCATTTTTTTCTGCATTCCATCTGCTCAGAACATCTCTGGCAAGAGCCATAAGTCTTTCTGAAGGAACTCGATCAGGATTGTAGCCATGATACTGGTAGGGCTGAGCGACGATATCCTTGATGGACTCAAGCCCAGCATAATAGGGATCTCCGCTGTCTAAGCGATTGCAGGCACTCCACATCGTTGCAGCTACCTCCATATCGGAAGGAATTCCGCCGGCTTCTCCTTCTCCCATTTGAGCAAGAGCAAGAACGTCTTCTTCCGTGTAGTAAAGGATCTCATCTTCTGCTTCTGTGTCTATGTCTTCCTGTTCGGATGGTTCAGGTCCGGTCGAGACGTCCTTTTCTTCATAATTCACAGTACAGATCAGTTCAGCAGAAACAGTATGTACGACAACCTCAGGGGTTTCCTGAGCCGCAGCTACAACAGTTGCCTCGGGCCGATTCTGTTCGCTTCCGGACTGCGAAGCTATGCTCATTTCGGTGTTTGTGTCATGGCTTTTTGCTGTGTCTGCAATAACAAGCGAAAATGCAATTGCAACAATTACAAACGCAAGTGCTCTTCTTAAAAACAAGCATCCAGATCTTGCTTTGTTGTTATTTCTTTTCATGGCGAGTTCTCCTTTTTTCAGGTTCTATATCTGCACAAAACAGGCTTACATCGATCGGACCTATTTTGCGGATTGCATTTTGCAATTCTTCTAAAGAGGTGATCCCGTATTCTTCCTCTAGAATCCTTATCGCTGATCTGTATGCCTCCACGGTTCATCCTCCGTTTAATACTTTTCTTGTGATCGATCTAAGTTCGCTGACAGTCGTGACAATTTCTTCTAAAAAACCTACAACCTCTTCCAGCTCCGGTTTTTCGTCCTCACTGATAACCCCGTCTTCTGCGATTTCGAGCAATCTCTCTTTAATGCTGGCTATCTTTTCTAGCTTCAGCTTTTTCAGAAGTTTCACAGTCACACGATCCAAGTCTGGATTTTCGTCGGATATGGGACTATCACATCCGATTGGACAATTTCTGCAGTAGTGATTTAGCAAATGAGGGGCATTGTACAGGTCGGCCATAAGAATCGCTGTCTCCACGGGCATGCACTTGTAAAGATCATTTTCAACTCTAACAAGCACATCAACCGAGCATCCCAGCAACTCGGCAGCACCTTCACGACTAGATAGCTTGTCGTTATATTTTGCTGCGTTTATTCTGGCTTCGTACCAGAGATTGCCGGCTGCTTTCGTGGCTCCACGTCCCATTTTCTTTCCTCCCCAAATAACATATAATTTACCTATCAGCAATACATTTTACCGATCGGTAACTCATATTGCTAAAAAAACTACCAATGGTTTTCTGCATTGATAGGCAGGAGTCCGTCGTACAGGAACCTGTTCATTTGCAGTGGCGTCCAATCTAGGATTTTTGCCAGTTCTACTTTCTGCGTATCTGTGAACGGACTTTCTCCTCTTTCTTTCTTAATGTATGTCGGAAGCGGTATTCCTAGTCTGTTAGCCACTTCCTGTTGTGTAATTCGGAGCCGTTTCCTTGCTCCTCCTATTTCGTTAGGCTTCGTATTCATCTATTACCACCTTCTCCCATTTTTTCCGATCGGTAACGTATTTTACCGTTATATATACTATAATTTACCGATCGGTAAAAGTCAATAATATTTTTATCATTTTTGATAAAATTATTTGCGTTTCTTACCAGACTGTTATATTATGGAGGAAAATCCATTCATTTCGGTAAAAAAGGAGATACGTTATGGATATCAAAAACATGGAGTTTTCCACATTTGGATACAACTTGGGGATTCTGATGGAAAGTCATGGGCACAACATTTCTTCTCTTTCGGCCGCTCTAAAAGTTAGTGCTGCTGCAATTTCAAGATACTTGTCTGAGCCTACCCGTGTGCCGAACCTCAAGTATGTTATTCTGATTTCTGAATTTTTCTCTGTTTCAATCGATTGGCTTCTCGGCCTTTCAGAAAAGAGCGGAGATGTTCTTTCCCGCGAGAGCAGAGAAATCGGAAGCCTTTATGCTGCCGCATCCGATGATGACAAGCTCGTAATAAATGCAGTCTTACAAAAATACCGGAAGGAGTAATATATTATGAAAATCGCTCAACCTACATCAGCAAAAGATCAAAGAGACCCTGCTACATTAACGACCGCCGAGTTAAACAGATTTATGGCAAAATACAAATCGAGAATTTCTACATCATTCGGATCAAAAAGCTTCGTTTGCATTGCCAGAAAAGGAAAAATAGGTCGTTTTGACTTCGATTGCCTTTTTGTTGCCCCCGATGGGAATTTGGTGTTGGTCTTGTCTGCGATTTCAGCTGCGGAAATAGTTTCAGAAGTAAAGATCCTTCGTGCATACGGTTTCAATCTTCTGAATGAGCTTTCTGCAAATTACACATTCTTACACAAAGGGCAAGCAGCAGATGTAATCGATATAATGGCATCTAGAGGACTGCTATCGTATGCTGATGAGACTGATTTTGAGGCAAAAATCGCCTCGGGTATTTCCAGCGGAAAGATTTTGGTTCTTGCTGTCGGTATTTCTCAGGAGGACCGTTCCTCGCTTAAAGAAACTCTCTCGAAATGCCGTACTCCTCTCTTTGATGTGTTCTTCATTGATGGTTAAATAGCAAAAGACGGACGATCGCAAAGAGCCATCCTCCGTCTTTATATATATTATGATTACGGTATATAGGTTACGATTCCGTTTACGGTTACGGTTGCGCCGGAATTTCCGTGGAAATTCCGTGGAAATTCCTGTGATTTTCCATAAGATAAGGTGGTGTCAGAGTGGATGCATCCAGAAGCCTATCGAAAAAGAAGGCGGCAATATACACTCGTGTTTCTACACAATGGCAGATTGACAAGGACTCCCTTCAGGTTCAACGCCGGGAGCTGATCGCATTTGCAGATCTTGTTCTTGGAATAACAGATTACGAAGTCTTCGTAGATCCCGGCTATTCTGCCAAAAATACAGATCGGCCTGACTATCAGAGAATGATGGAAAGGCTGAGAACAGGTGAATTCTCACATTTGCTCGTCTGGAAGATCGATCGTATAAGCAGAAATCTTTTAGACTTTGCAAATATGCATGCCGAACTGAAATCTTTAGGCGTTGCCTTCGTATCTAAAAACGAGCAGTTCGACACGAGTACAGCCATGGGCGAGGCAATGGTGAAAATAATCTTGGTATTTGCTGAGCTGGAACGGCAAGTTACGGCCGAAAGAGTCACAGCAATTATGCTCTCCAGAGCTGACAGTGGAAAATGGAACGGCGGAAGAGTCCCGTATGGATACAATTACGATACGGAAGAAAAATGTTTTACCTTAAACCAATACGAACACAGGATTTATTTATCTATGTGCGACAAATACGAGGAAACAAACTCCCTGCTTGCAACTGCTAAATGGTTGAATAGCAATGGCTATCGTACTCGGCAAGGATTGGAGTGGTCTCCGGTAGCGATAAACAAGATCCTCCGCAACGTTTGGTATATTGGATCTTACAAATACAATGTCCACTCCGACGGAAAGGGAGTTGCAAAAAGAGACGAGGCAGAATGGATCGTCATAGAGAACCACCATTTGCCGGCTCTGAGTGAGGCCAGATTCGAGAGAATCCAACTTTCTCTTACAAGAAACCGACGTGGCGGGATAAAGGTAGGTACAGCTCGAATGAATAAAAACATTCACATCTTCGCTGGCTTAATAACTTGCGGAGAATGCGGACACAATATGTCGGCAACTCTAGATCGCCGCAGAGCGGACGGATGGAGACCGTCGATTTATTCTTGTTACAAGAGAAGACTTGATAAATCCTGCGGCAATAAATACATTTCCGACATCATAATAGGTCCGTTTGTCTTCAACTTTATTGCTAACATTATGCAGTGCAGAGAAAAGATAAATCCCAAGACGCCGCTCCCTGTCTTGGCGAAGAAGGTTTTGAAAGGTTCTCCCTTTTTGGGCGTTGCAATATGCGACGAAGACTTGGTAAAACTCAAGAAGATGATTTTGTCTACCGTTTCTGGAGTAGAATTCAAGCCCGAAGACGTATTCGCTGGAACCGAAAAGCAAGAGAATAAGCTTGATATTCTGGAGGAAAGGCGCAGAAAGACCGAGATCGCACTAAATAGGCTGAAGTCGATATTCTTGTTCGGCGAAGATGCGATGTCGGAGGCAGAATATATTATCGAGCGAAAGAAATTGCTGGATGAGTTAGAGGAAACAAACAAAGGAATTTCCGAACTTAAACAGAACGACGAGGAAGCTGCACTTTCAGAAGATGATTTTCTCCGCAAGGCGAGCTACTTTGTTATGGCGGAAAAGCTTCTGAATGAAAGATTTGTTGACTATGAAAAGTACATCCGAGGAATTGACCCCCAAATACCTCGAATGTTCATCCGATCCGTTATCAAGAACATCGAAGCCACAGGCGGAAAAATTACGTCATTGCAATTCTCGAATGATGTTACTATTCGGTTTGTCTATTCGTAA